ATTTAAGTGGGATAAATCTCACCCAAGTATGGAAGATAGTGAATTCTGTCAAAAACTCGGTACCTATGATTCAAAGGGTGAAATGGTACGAAGAATTGTTACCGAAGTGGTTCGGTATATGGAAACTTCTCTGGTATCACACGGTGCTGATTCATTTGCCCAGAAGATTGGTTCTGATGGTAAAATTATCAATCCTACATTTGCCAAAAGGACTTGGTCATCCTACGAAGAATACCGGGATGATAAATCCAAGCAATACTTCTTCACTGATTACAAATCAGACTTTTCATCCTTCCAGGAAAAGGACGATACTCAAGGTTCTTTTAATGATAACCAAGAAGGTGATGAGAAATCAAAAACCAATAATAAAGAAAATATGAACAAAGAATTACAAGAATTTCTCGAATCTCTGTTTGGTAAGGATATGCTTACCTTGGGAGAAGGTCAAGAGATGTCCCAGGAAGCTGCGGTATCCTTGATTCAGAATTTGGTATCATCCAGAAACGAATTGCAAACTTCTGTTGATAACCTTACTACAGAGAAAAATTCTCTTACGGAACAGGTTACTAATCTGAATGCTCAGGTTGCAAACTTGACAGAAATGGCAACAGTAGGTAAAAATCACATTGCTTCTCTCCGTGAGAATGCCGTAGGAACCTACAAGAAGTTGATGGGTGAAAATGCAGATGAGACAATCGTTACGATGCTCAATGCAGAAACTACTGGCATCACTACTCTTATTTCCTTGACTAAGGATTACCAAGCTCGCTTGGAAGAGAAGTTCCCTCTCACTTGTGCAAAATGCGGTTCTAAGGACGTTAACCGTGCTTCTTCTGTAAGTGAAGATGACACTCAGGGTAAGACTGGAACCGAAGACACTACCCAGAACCAAGAACCTTCTTCAACCGGCAGCGTACTCGACAGTCTGTACAAGAAGAAAATCAAGTAAGTTATCATATAAATATTTAGAGTTATGACTAAAATCGTAAACGATCCTCAGCAAATGACTCTCTTTGGAGAAAGAACTCCGAGAGCGGTGATTTACAAGAGTGAATCACACAAATTGCATCAAGCCTTCAATGTAAAGGCTGACACAAAGATTGTACAGGGCATGGCAGTTGCTTTGGGTACTGACGGTTTGATTGAACCGTTTATCCCGGGTGGTGCTGGTAGCCAGGTATATCTGGGTATAGCAGTAACTGACAATGTCAATCCTGCTTACCAACCTCAACGTAACTTCCCAGTAGAAGTAACCGTAGCAGTTCAAGGTTATATGATTTTGAATTGGGTTGCAAAAGAAGCTCTAGATTGTGGTTATATTAACCCAACTGCAGACCTCTTGCATGACCGTTTCACAATCGCTGAAGCCGCTACAGATGAATCACAGTTCATTGCCATCACTCCCGCAGATGAGGCAAATGATGTAATTCAAGTACTCATCCGTTAAACCAAAAAGAAATTATGGGACAAATTGATATTACAAAAATGAAGGCTCAGGATTTTATGAATGAGCTGCCGGAAATGGTAAGAAGCTTGGAAGCTGTACGTTCCGGTTCACAGGAAAAGAAGCCTGTAGAAATTACCTTGGGAGAGTTGGTTACCGGTAAATGGGGTATTTCCGAAGATGAATTGTTTGAAAAGATGGGAATCAATCCGAAAGTTGATACCATGCAGAATATCTTCACTATGCCTCAGCAGAATGTCCGTTGGATTGTTCCGGAAATCATTCGCTCGGCTATCACTCTGGGTATGCGCCAGGCACCGTTCTATCCGAACATCATTGCATCAGACCAACCTATCAATGGTTTGCAAGCAATCATGCCGATGGTTAACATGTCGGATGCTGCACCTGCAAAGGTTAACGAGGCAGAAACTATCCCATTGGGTGATGTTAGCTTCGGACAGAAATCAGTTAGCCTCTTCAAAATCGGAAAAGGTTTCAAACTTACTGACGAAGTTCGCAACTACGTTTCACTCGATGTCTTGGGAATCTATCTTCGTGACTTTGGTGTTCAGTTGGGTTATGCTCTGGATACTCTGGCTATGGACGTGGCTATCAATGGTAACAACCCTGATGGCTCTGAGTCTGCCCCGGTAATCGGTGTATACGAAACAACCAACGGTATCACTTACAAAGACCTTTTGCATATCTGGGTACGTGCTGCTCGTATGGGACGCAACTTCCAGACAATGATTGGTGGTGAAGACCAAGCAATCGAAATGTTGAACTTGCCGGAATTCAAAGACCGCCACTCTGGTACAACTGAAGCTACACTGAATGTGAAGTCTCCGGTTCCCAAGAATGCCGACTTCTACATCCATCCGGGTACTCCAGACCAACAGTTGCTGTTGATTGATACATCTGCCGCTTTGATTAAGCTGACTGCTCGTCAGTTGATGCTGGAATCAGAGAGAATCGTTTCTAACCAAACTCAGGCTATCTACGCTAGCTTGACTACTGGTTTCTCTAAGATGTACCAGGATGCAACTCTGTTGCTGGCTGCCGACAAGAAATTCAGCGAAAATGGATTCCCCGAATTCATGAACGTTGACCCTTACTTGATGGTAAACCTTGAATAAGGTAGTCCGGTTTTATCTATATAAATTCCCAAGGGAGGGTAGGAACTAAAAAGCCTATCCTCTCTTTATCACTTTTTAAATCTTAGAAAATATGGCTAAAGAAAAATATACCGTAACTGTGGGACCAAGAGCTTACAGTTTTCATGACCAATCAACGGGGATTACCGTATGTAAAGGAGAAGACAAAGAACTCAGCCGCCGTCAATGGAGATCACCGAAAATCCAAAAGGCTATCGCTGCAGGTCATTTGATTATCGTTGCCGACAAAACCGATATCGAAAAGTATTCGGAAGCCGACATCGAAAAGATGGACAAGAGATTGACTGCTCAGTTCAAGAAAGGTATGACTTTGGAAAAAATTGCCAAGGCTTACTCACTTGAGGAACTGAAGTTGGTTGCAAAACTCCACGAAATCGAAGCAGAACCGAACGATACAGTAGAGACTCTGTTGCAGGCTTTGCTGGAAGATTTTGAATCCTCTTCTAAAGGGTAGTCTATGAAAATTACATAAGACAGACTAATATGAAAGACAATCTAGACTTTTTGTACGTTACGTCAGGTCTGGAAGTTTCATTCAGAGTCATATCCAAAGTCCCGGCCAAATCTATTTTTGACTGGGACTTTGGCGATGATAAGGGAGAGGTTTTCAATGGTGGAAGACATGTTTCCTATTCTTATGAAACTCCCGGTTTTTATACAGTTACCCTACACGTAACTAACTCTGCCGGTTTAGACCTTACCGTAGATAAGACTCTGGTAGTTTGTGATTATGGGCATACGGCATTAGCCGATACAATATATAACTTAATCGATTACTACATACCTTCAGAAATATCCGATGGTATGACCAGGGAAGAGAAATCTATATACATCACTAAATGGCAATATTATATTGGACCGCTAGTAAACCATGCAATAGCACCAGATAAATATACTGATGAATTATGGTATGAAGCACTAGAAAACCAATTAATAATGGAATTGGCAGCATGGGATTTTCTCAATGTGAAGATACTTAATCTATTAACGAGTACTTCCGAATACTTAAGTCAATTAACCTCTACCAAAGAACAAACTGGTGATGGTACTTCTAAACCTGAACTTGCTCGTGGTGATAGGATAAAACAAATCACTACTGGGCCCACTGAAGTGCAATATTATGATACCTTGGCAGATGCTACAAGTTCCCTATGGAAAACACTTTCTCAAGCAATGCAACCGGGTGGATTAATAGATGAATTAAGAAAGAACCTTTGTATGTTAGCTTCACGATTGGAAATCTACTTACCGTTCTGTGATGAAGTATTCAGAACCGTAGTTCCCAAAGTAGTTAACAGAAGGCAACCTGGAGTATTAGATGGACCCAACCCAAGTGCTCCAGTAAAAGGTGGTAAGAAATCAATCTTAACTAAGTTATGACAAAAGAACCCTGGAGAATGGTAAAGAACCGCTCTTGGGATAGATACAAGAAAATTATCACTGACTTCTTAGATTGGGATGCTGGTAGACAAACCATAACTTGGGCCAAACATGTTAATCAGCTTCTCAGTCATGCCGAAGACAGTATACCTAAATATTATAACATCCAAATCGAAGCATTGTGTTACTACAATGCTTTCAGAAACTGGCCTATCAACAAGGCAACCGTCTCAGGAGAATTGGATGACGAAAACTTATCAATACTAATTTCTAAATCTTATATAGAACAAATCGGTTATCTTACACCGGAAGGTTATTGGGATTTTAATTGGGAACAAGATAGGTTTGTAATTAATGGTATAACGTATAAGCCTTCTGGAGATACTCAGACTGCTCAGGCAAAGGATGAGGCTTTAGTTTTCATGATTATCCTAAAGAGAGACCGAGATACCAAAGTTGAATTTGTAGAATAAAAATAAAGTATATGGCAAAGATGTTAGTACTGAGGTGGACACCAATTACTACAAACAGTGGAATTTGGTTTGATAGTAATCGGGTTATCCTCAATGGTACCTCTGGAGTTCATATTGAAATGAAAGGTAATGGCAATGATGTAACGGCATTTCAATCGATGACCGGAAACAAATTTGTCACCTGCTTTCAAGATTACTTCGGGGATATCTGGGATAAAATAATACCTCATCCTGGTATAGGCCAGGTAATAAAGTTCCGTGTAAATAGGCTTCCCGATTATGCTTGTATTCGGGGAGATATAGAAGACGGTGGAGATGTAGACCCCGAAAATCCAGATATACCAATGAATGCCTTCTGTGGTTCAGAGGGAGAACCATTCAGAGATATCGATTCGGAATTCTTACTGGGTCGTCAACGTGCAGTAATTAATCCTTAAATTTTATAAAATTTATGTATGTAAGTAAGTATTATACCTGCGAAGAAATTGACCAGCGGTTGTTACAAGGTTACTATGATGACTTTGTTCGTGCTGGCTTTGCCGGAACTATTAATGAGTTCTGGGCCTTCGTACTTTCTATCAAGGATAAGGTAGATAAGAAAGAAGGTTATGGCTTATCTAAAAACGATTTTACCGACGAGCTTAAGGCTAAGTTGGATGGAATCGAGGAGAAAGCAAACTACATCACTAAAGTTTCAGAGCTTGAAAATGATCTCAAGTTCCAAACTGAAGAGGATGTTAAGAAGGCAATCAGTGACCTGGTTGATGGTGCTGATGATGCTCTTGATACTCTTAAGGAATTGGCAGAAGCCTTGGGCAATGACCCCAACTTTGCAACAACTATCACAAATAAACTTACCGAGCTTCGTACTTCTCTTAGCGAGGAAGTAAGTCGTGCTAAGGAAGCAGAAGCTGCATTGGGTGCTGCTATTGCTGCGGTAGATGATAACTTGAAATATGCTGCTGAACAGTTAATCAACAAAATTGATACTGTTAAGGCAGACTTGAAAGCTGATATTGCTCGGGTAGAAGCTAAGGCAGATAAAAATGCCGAAGACATTAAGGACCTCAATGATAAGGTAAACGATAAGAGCGATGAGATTAAGGATGAACTTAAGAGCCTCATCCAACAAGAAAAGGACGAACGTATCGCTGCCGATAACGAAATCAAGGAAAGTGTAAATGAACTCAAAACTCTTCACATCAATGACAAGGCTGCTCTTGAAGCCAAGATTGCTGAAGAGGTATCTAATCGTACGAATGCAGATACTATTCTGGATTCTAAGATTAATGAGGAAATCACTAATCGCCAATCAGATACTCAAGCATTGCAGAGTAAGATTGACCAGGAAGCAGTAGACCGTCATTCTGAGGACCAAGTTCTTCATAATGAAATTTCTAAAGAGGTAGCTGACCGTACTAATGCAGATAATGCTTTGCAAGGTAAAATTGACCAAGAGGCTCAAGCTCGTACCTCTGCAGACCAGGTACTTCAGAATAATATTGATTCCGAAGCTACTGCTCGTGCTGCTCAGGATTTGGTTTTGGACCATAAGATTGAGGATGTAAAACTCCAAGGTCAAGCAGATAAGACTCAACTGTTAGAAGCTATTGCTACTGAAACTCAGGCTCGTAAAGATGCAGATACTGCTCTTGATAATAAGAAGGTAGATAAACGTGAAGGTTATTCATTGACTAAGAATGACTTTACGGATATTCTCAAAGCTAAGCTTGACGGTATTGAAGAGAAAGCCAATTACATTACCAAGCTCTCTGAGTTGGTTAATGATATGGACTTCCAAAATGAAGAGCAAGTTAATGCTGCTATTCAGAAAATTGTAGGTTCTGCTCCCGAGGTACTTGATACCTTGAAGGAAATTGCCGATGCTCTTGGTAATGACCCCAACTTTGCAACAACTATCACCAAGAAGTTAGCTGCCTTAACTGAGGAGATTAACCAAGAGAAGGAAGACCGTATTGCTGGTGATGCTGCAAACAGTGCAGAGGTAGCTACTGAAAAAGCAGACCGCATTGCTGCAGATACTGCTCTTGAAACTAAACTGAAAGAATATATCGACAATAAATCCACTGCTGGTGATACTGCTCTTAATGTAGTTAAGGATAACTTGAACAAGGAAATCCAAGACCGTAAAGATGCAGATGCTGCAATCCAGGCAAGCTTGGATAAGGAAATTGCCGACAGAAAGACTGCTGATGAGGCTTACACTGTAAGTTTGAATAACGTAAACAAACGTGTTTCAGAATTGGCTTTGAGCATTCAGGATTCTATTAACACTCTTCGTAATGAACTTACGGAACAGGTTAATGCGAATACTACTGCTATCGCTACTAATCAGCACGATATCGAAAGAAACTCAGAAGCCATCACTAACTTAACCAAGACAGTAGGTGATAACTACAAGGAGGTTAAGGATATGATTAACGAGGAAATCGTTGACCGTACCAATGCTGACAGTGGTTTGAGTTCTCGTATCGATAATGTAAATATCGACCTTAACACTGAACGTGTTGAGAGAACAGCTGCAGACCAAGTTCTTCAGGTAAATCTTGATAAAGAAGTAGCAGACCGTACTGCTGCTGATAAAGCCTTGTCTACAGAATTCACTGCTAAGTTGGATAATACCAAACAAGCTTTGGAATCAGAGGTAGGTAAATTGAATACCAAGATTGACCAAGAGAAAACGGATAGAGCTGCGGCTGATACTGCATTGGGAGTTCGTATTGATTCTCTAGAGGCAGGCAATACGACTGCTATGAATGACCTTAAAGAACAGGTTAAGAATAATACCACTGCAATTAATACAGAGAAAGACCGAGCAATTGCCAAGGAAACTTCTCTTGAGGCAAAGATTGATACCAATCTTCAGAATCACAAGGATGACATGGCTGCTATCAACCAGGATATCCTTACTGAGAAGAACGAACGTTTGGCAGGTGATACTCTGTTGCAAACCAATATCGATAAGGAGGCCACAGAACGTGCTAATCAAGATACCCTTATTAATAATGCTATTGCTCAGGAAAAGGCAGACCGTACTGCTGCAGACCAGGCAATGGATAATAAGAAGGTAGACAAAGTAGATGGCAAGGGTCTTTCTGCAAATGATTTTACCGACCTTCTGTATGCTAAACTTGATGGCATCGAAGAACATGCTAACTACATTACGAAGGTATCAGAATTACTCAATGATTCTGATTTCCAGAATGCAGAACAAGTAGAGGCAGCTATCCAAAAGATTATTGGTTCTGCACCTGAAGTACTTGATACTCTAGCAGAGATTGCTAAGGCATTAGGGGATGACCCAAATTTCGCTGCAACTATGACTGCTAAGCTTACTGAATTAGAAAATAAGCTTACTGCTGAAAAGAACTTGCGTGAACAAGGAGACGATAACCTGCAACAATCTTTCACTAACCTGAGTACTACTCTTACCACAACTGTAAATGATTTGAGGACTTTCGTTAGTGAAACTCGTACAGAGTTGTTAACTTCTCTGAATGCTACCAATGCTTTGGTAAATCAGAACTCGGCAAATATCCAACGTAACTTGGAACTAATCCAGGGTATTCAAGATAACGTTAATGGTAGTAATTACACTGCCATCAAGGATTTGTTGGAAAGTGAAATTGCTGCTCGTAAATCCGAAGATATCCGATTGGAGGCAAAAATCGACCAGAATACTTCTGACCTCAATACAGAAAGGGAAGAAAGAATTGCTGCTGATAAAGTTCTCCAGGATAATATCGATGCAGAGGAAGCTGCTCGTATTGCAGAAGATAAGAAAATCAATGCTCGTATCGATAAAGAAATCCAAGACAGAACCGATGCCGATACTGCATTGGATAATAAATTCACTGCAATTACCAATGACCATGAGGAAAGATTGGTAGCTGAGGAAGGTACTTCTGATGCTTTGCCTGGTACCATGGTTACAGATGTAAGTGCTGTAACTCGTAACGCTACTCAACTTACATTCAAGGTAAAAACTTCTACTAAAGACCAAGAGAATAATCAGTATGGTGATGAGGTAGAGGCAACTAAGAACCTTTTGCCAGTTACTCAAACTCTTGCCGGAGTTATGTCTGCTGCAGACAAGGTTAAACTTGATGGCTTAGACCCCAATGCTATTACCGAAATCTCAGCAGCTTCTGATGCTGATAAGGTTACAGTTACAGTAACTAAGGATAATGGCTTGAATGATGACACTACAGATACTTTCGATTTACCGGTAGTATCGGCAGATAAGGCTGGTACTATGACTGCGAAAGATAAAGTAGAATTGGACAGAATCAATACCGCTAACTTTGCTTTGGGTGCAGTTACTCCTAATGAAACTACTGTAGGGATTGCTGCTACTAAGACTAATGTTGAAGACGGTACTACGGTTCAGAACCCAATCACTTTGCCTTCATCAACTTCTGAAAAGGCTGGTGTACAATCAGCAGCTGATAAGAAGTTGTTCGATTCTATACCAGATAATGTTATAGTTGGGTTTGATGGAAGGACTCAACAGTCTAATATGGTAGATCTCTACTTAGATTTATATACTGTAGATGAAGAGAGTGGGATATATAAAAGTAACCCAGAAGAATTGAATAGAAGACATATAAACATCCCTTCAGCAACTAATAAGCTTGCGGGTGTAATGACTGCAGCAGATAAGGTAAATCTTGATGAGACATTACCAGATGCTATTGCTCAAGAGGTTCAAGACCGTAAAGATGCAATCGAGGCTTTGACTAATTCCTCTACAGCTGCTCTAAACAAGGAAATCCAAGACCGTAAAGATGCCGATACAGCCCTTGATACTAAGTTCACTAAAGCAGTAGCCGATGAAGCAAAAGCCCGTACGGATGCTGATACTGCATTGGGTGCAAGAATCGACAAAGAGATATCCGATAGAACCGCAGCAGATACCGCACTTGATAATAAATTGCAGGCAAATATTGATGCTCTAGAAGCTAAGCATGATGCCTTTGTTGCTACGAAAGGTAAAGCTAATGGCTTTGCTTCTCTTGATGCTAATGGTACGGTACCGGCTAACCAATTGCCATCATACGTAGATGACATCATTGATGTATATGCTACTTATGATAAATCTGCTACGGGAGAACTTACGAATATCAAATTGTATTCGGATGCTGCTCATCAGAATGCTATCACTGGAGAGGCAGGTAAGATTTATATCAATATTACCAATGGTGAACCTCCTTACCAATTCCGTTGGACAGGTACTATCTTTGCAAGGGCAGATGCTCAGGTACTTATCCTTGGACAAATTACAGGTACTGCTTTCGATGGTGGTAGAGGTAAAGAATTGGAAGACCAGGTAGCTTCTCTGAAAGCTAATGGTGCATCTCATTTTGATAATAACACTTACCAAGCAAGTACAGTACGACTGAATTTCAAATGTTGGTCTGGTAATGGTAATATTAAAGATCATTATTCTCAGATTACTGCTGCTACAGCTTCTCAGGCTGGTGTAATGACTGCTGCTGATAAGGTTAAGCTTGACACTACCCTACCTAATCAGATAGCTACCGAAACTACCAATCGTACTAATGCCGATAATGCAATTACGGCTAAGATTAACAGTTTCCCTGACCATATCCTTGGTAGAGATTTGGAGAACTCAGGTAATTTAATTAATCTGATTACTTCTGCTACTAAATTAACCATAGGTTATTGGTGGACAGAAAGGAAAGAGGATGGTAGTTTCCAGGTAAACGAAACTCAACATACTTTCAATATTCCTGCAGCTACACAAACCGTAGCCGGTGTAATGACTGCAGCCGACAAGAAGAACCTGGATAACACAGTTACTGGGTTGGCAAATGAAATTACTAACAGAACCAATGCTATCAATTCTCTTAGAACAGAATTGAAAACTTACATCGATGAAGCAGTAGGTAATACTGATACCAATTTAACGGCATTGGAAACCAAGGTAAATCAGCATATTGCCAATAAGAGCAATCCTCATGGAGTAACCAAGGCTCAGGTAGGTTTAGGTAATGCCGATAATACCTCGGATGCTAACAAACCAGTATCTACCGCTCAAGCTTCTGCCATTGCCGATGCTAAGGCTGCTGGTACTGCTGCTCAGACTTCTATCAGTAACCATGCAGGTAGAAAGGATAATCCTCATTCAGTAACTAGAACCCAGTTGGGATTGGCAACTACCGACCAGGTAGTATTTGCTAAGACTACTGCTCCTTCTGGTTTCTGGAAAGAGTCTTCCGATGAAAGATTGAAATCTAACATCAAACCGTTAACCCATACTCTGGAACAAATTTGCAGTATACCTACAGAATCCTTTATCATGGATGGTAAGGAAGATGAAGGTACCATTGCACAAGGTTTGGAAGCAGCTGGGTTTAATAACTACGTAGAAGAAGACCCAAGAACTAAGGATTCAGTTCCTAATCCTGAGGAATTCGAAACGGTTGTTATCGACGGTGAAGAATACGTATTGGTAAAACAAGTTAAGTACCATAAGATGTCTACTCTGGCAATCGAAGGTATCAAACTTCTTTACGATGAGATTAAGGCTTTGAAGGCTGAAACCTCAGAACTCAGAAATCTTAAAGATGTAGATTAATATGGGAGAGATAGCAACATGGAGTGCTGTCAAAACTAAAGTAGGCCTTGGTAAGACAGGTAATGACTGCCCTACCAAGGCTGAATTGTTAGCACTCACCCCTACAGGAACGGGGGAAAGTTACGTTGGCTTGGAAATCTCCAATGCTAGTTCCTATGGAAATAACGAGGGTGTTAAACTCGAAGATATTCATAAGGTAACCTATAAGTATACTTTTACCCTTGCTAATACTACTCTAAATTTTACTGCTTTAGGTGGGTCTCCTACCAATGCAGATAAAGGCTTTGGAGGAACCTCTAATCGGGAAAAGTACTTAGATGGTGTAGCTACTGGTATTAAAGAGAATGTAAATTACTCTACTTCTGGATTACCTTCTTGGATATCTTGGTCCGATGCCGGAGGTTGGGTTGCTCAAGAGAACTTAGATTTAACTGCAAGGTCCAAGACTGATGGAGTAATACTCCAACAGGGCTCTGGTAAAACTTTTGCTATCGGTTGGTCTCAGGCAGCAGCATCTCAAAGTTGGACTCAGACTTTCTCAGTGAATCCAACATCAATGTCATTTGGGGCAACTGGAGGAACGAAAACATTTACTGTAACTTCTTACAAACAAGAGTACAGAAATGGGCATACTTATGGTAGTCAGGTTTCTTTAAGTTATACCCGGGCTAATACAGGAGTTACTGGTACTGGTACTTCGGTAACTATGGCCAATAATACTTCTACTTCGGCAAAGTCTGGTAGTGTAGTATTAACTCAAGCAGAAACCAATAAGAAGTTAACCATTAGTTGTTCTCAATCTGCAGGTTATAGAACCTATAGTGAAATCACAGTAAGTGGTGGAGCAGTATCAGATATCCCAGCATCAGGAGGAACAAGGAGTTCATTTACAACAGCTCCAAGTTATTCACAGACTTGGGGATGGAATGGTTCTACTACGGGAGGAGGTACGATTACATCTGGTGCTAGTATTTCTTATGGTACTGCCGTTAGTGCAAGTTCTTTGGGAACTACATCTAAGGCTAGAACAAGAGTAGGCTCCCTTACTTGTACAGTATCTCTGAATGGTAAATCGAAATCTATAACCCTTGATGTATATCAGGCAGCGAATTCAATTACCAGTACTACCGATGGTACACCAGTAATAAGTTTATCGGCAAATTCATACTCTATCTCTAATTCAGGAGGTAGTGTTAATATTTATGCCAGTGTAAGTATACCTACTACCAACCATTGGAGTTCAGGGTCAACAAGTGCAGGTTCTTCGAAGAGTGCTACACCTACGGTTAGTGCAAGTGGTACTGGATTTAGTTTGAATTCAGCTAAGACGGTACTTACTGCTACAGAGAACACGGGTACTTCAAGTAGAAGTTGTACAGTAACTGCATCCTATAGTGGGGCAACTACTAAAACCATCACAGTTACTCAGAGTGCTGCTTCAGTATCTTATAAGTATTACTTGGCATTTACTTCCCCTACTGGTTCTAGAACTATTTCCAGAACCGGATTATCAGCTTTGGGAGGTAATAATTTTACAGTTGATGTAGCTTATTCTTTTAAGACTAAGGTAATAAACGGTTCTGAAATAAGTACAAGATACCCATTAGCTTTAACTGTAACCTCAAAACCAAGTTGGGTTACAAATGTAGCAATTACAACGTTATCAAGTGATAATGGAAACTATGGGTTAATCTTAACCTTAACAGAGAATACCGTAGAATCAACAAGGTCAGGTACCATTAAATTAAGGCAAGCAGAAAACGATGATGACGGTTGGGAGCTTACAGTCAACATAACTCAGAATGCTGCAGTGATTACCTATGAATATTACTTTAGTGTTTAAAATACAACACCATAGTATTTTATAATGTATTAGAGAAATCAAAAACTTATTTATTAACTTTCTAAAACTAAACCGTTATGGGAGTCGAAGTTAAAGGTGGTGGCTTTGGTGCTGCTGCAGTTTCCGTATGGGACAAAATCAATGACACCAAGGCTGACATCCAGAAAGTAGAATCTACTGTTCAGGAAGCAAAGGCAGGTATCTACAAGGATATCTCTGATGCTGCTAGAGGAGTAACTCAGGAAATCAGCGGTGTAGCAAAAGACGTTGCAGGTGTTGGAAGAGAAATCCTCAACAACCGTTTCACTACCGAAAGAGGTCTTTGTGATTTGGGTTACAAAACGAACTCTGATATCAGAGATTCTCGTGACCAAATGGGCGCAGGCTTCAATCGTGTAATGGACCGTCTCTGCAACATGGAACACGAACAGCAAAACTGTTGCTGTGAAACTAAGGGCTTGATTAAGGAAGTGAAATCCGATCTGGCTCTTCAGTTGGAACGTTGCTGCTGTGATCTGAAGAATGGTCAACAGGAAATCAAGTGCCTCATCGAGAACACTGCCAAAGACCAGGAGATTGCTCGCCTTAACCGGGTAGTTGATGCTCAAAGAGACCAGAACATCATTAGCCAGGTAGTTGCTGCATTGAAAGGCACCACTACTACACCGGCTTAAATTTGCCAAAAACTAAGATGATTGAAAAGGAGTGCATCTAACCGGTGTACTCCTTTTTTCGTTTTAACCCAATAACTAAGGAATTATGGAACAAGAACAACTCACCGAATTTAAGATACAATTGGCATTACCCGCTCCTAATATAGAGATTGCACAAGAAGTAGCAAACAAAGCTCAGGTACTCATAAATCAATTTGGATACTATCAATTCTTAAACCTGGTAGACTTCATGCAGAAGAATCCAGGTGCAGTTTCATTTGGTTTAAATTTAATAAATAAGAAGTAACATGGACGATAAGATGATTTTTCAAAAGTTGCAGAAAGGGGATATAATCTTCTCCTTAGAAAGAGACAGACGTGCTCTCTATCCTATCTTTGACCAAGCAAGGATTCTGAAGGTAGGTGAAAGTAAACCCATGGCATCCATGGTTAAGGATGGATTTGTAAATAGCCTTGAACTTGTGATACAGGATTCAGTATCTCAAATCACAATCTATTTGCCATCTCAGGCAGAGGAAGGTATTTACAATGGTATTTATTATACCACTAACCTGGACAACATTGTCAGCGAAGTTTCTAATCAGAAACAGAATGCAGTGAACATCCTTAATAACCGGGAAAGGTATGAGGCGATTGTATCGGAATGTGATAAAATTTTAGGCTCTATCAATTACAAAGAACCCAGTAAACCAGCTCCTGAGTTCGAAGAATTTAAAGCCTACATGGGTAATGTGGATGTCCGATTAAATAGGTCAGAAGCACTCCTGGAAAAAATTGCCGAAGAGCTGGGATTATTTAAAGACAAGTAACATGCCAAGTAAGTCGGTTAATATTAATATATCGACTCCAATTGGTCCACTAGAAATATACGTAGATAAACGAGAACAAGCTCGTGCAGAAAGGTTGATTGCTCAGACTCCAAGTATCTTAACAAAAGGCTATGCGAAAGGTACCGAGAAGTTTGGCAATCAACTTCTTCGTATAGTAAGGCGTAGTTTAAATACTGGTATACCTCCAAAGGGTTCTGGAGTATCTTGGCCAAAACATTCTCCAGGTACCATTAAGAAGTATGGAGAACATACAATGCTAAACCTTACTGGTCAATATGCAAAGTCCGTTACCATAGTAAAAGGTAAGAAGAGGACTTTCGTAGGATTACCAATTGGAATCAGGAAGATTACCTACACAGGTAAGACTTCAAGAAAAACTTTGAATCAGATTGCTATCATGCTCGAGTATGGTAGCAGAGATGGTAACTTACCACCTCGTCCTCTCTGGGGTCCTGCATTTAAGGCTGCAGGTGGAAAGGTACCCTTACAAAAGGAAATACGAAATGAAATCAGAAAAGAAATAAGGAGGGTAAAATAATGGCAGCAGATTTTGAAATATCCGCATTATCCGGAACAGGTACTGCCACTATTCGTGTAAAACCGAAGGCAATAAATGAAGACCGAGATAATATCAAAGAACAGATCCTCAAGGTAGTAGTACAGGGAGTAGAAAGGGAAGTAACCTTGGTTCAGAAAGCTAACACTACCCCTGCAGAATCCTGGAATACATACTGGAGTATTTCTCCAGACGTAACTGCCCATACCTTTGATGGTACTAAAAAGGGTGAGACTTTAGAGATAGAGGTATACAGCTATCAACAAAAGTTCCTCAACAATGTACCTCAGGATGAATATAGAGCTGTAGATTGGAAAATCGAAACTACCGTAGACTGGTTAGAAGTAACCCAAGAGGTAGGCGAAGGTAATAAACCAGGAAAGGCTATTATTAAAACTCTATCAAGAAATGGGGAGTATCAGTCGGGTTATTATAACCCAATTGAAAGGACTGGAGTAGTTAAGATAATTCAGAGTGAAAAATTTGAGAAAGCTATCAATATAACCCAATCTCCAAGTGTTCGAGTAGTTACCTATGAAATTAGACCAGTAGCAGGATTAGGTCACTCTGTAGCAAATAATCCTGCTGTGAAGACTGCTACCTTTAGGGGTTACATAGTGTACACTATCAATGGAGAAGAGGTAGCTACGTTTATTAGACCCTTCAGAGTACCTAAGATTGGGGAAACAGTTAATGGTACTATCCCAATCCCAAGTGGAGACCCTATTCCTTGGAAACTATGGTTTACGAATTACCCCTCAGCAGCAACGACCAGTGTTGATGAATTAACCTGTACTATCCATTATGACTGTAGGTTTTTTGGAATTTTATATACCTTAGTAGTAGAGGCTCAAATACAAGTAGGAGATGGTACAGTAAATTGGGTAAATGCTGATGAAGGACTTAGAGTTATTCCTGATCAAGCTTAATTATGGTAAATTCAGAAGAAGTAGTTGAGAGAACATTCTATATATGTCTCCTCAGCACCATGTTAGAAATGGGTCTTACCTTAAATCCAGAAGACTTCTTGCCCTTGTCTCAAGAAAACGAAAAACGTTTTGCAGAGGCTATCAAGGGTATGCCTAAGTTTATACCCTTGTTTGGTATAGGAAACAATCAGGTAAAAGGACCCAAGACTCTCCCCAGAATAACAATCGAACTGCAAGGTTATTATGCTGGTGATATTGGAGTGAACAAATATATCATTGGTGATAAGTTAGAAGACGGTAATTACCAAGCTTCAGAGTTTCCCTATGAGACTAAAGATATCACAGTTGATATACACCTCGTTTCTCAAACACAAGCCGATATGAGATTATTGCATACAATCTTATATGCTGGCTTACCTGCTAGAGGATATGTAAGACCATACTTTAATGACTTAGAGGAATGGAGCAAGGGCAGGCTTGACCCAACCGGAAACCTATTCATTGAAATTGGTAATTATTATGACCATCCAGATGTAGAACATGGTATACTTGAGAAGGTATATACTTACGTATGTAAAGATGGTATTCTCCCAGAAAAGCTTTTGGAAGAAGGTACACTTACACCTATCAAAGATATTACTGCTCTCATTGGATTGTTCGAACAAAACGAAAATGAAATGCTAGAGTTGAAGATACCTAAGGAATAGGTACAATACTCTAGGGTATAAATTAAACGAGTAATTAACTTTAATCACAATAGAATTATGCCAACTTCACCTCATGTAGATTTTAAGTTTAAGAACAACAATGTTCTTCAAACTACTCCTATGTTAGGAGTTTCTTGTGTATTGGCTAGAACTACTAAGGGCCCATACGATGACCCCTCAGAAATCATCTCTACTTTCTCTCAGTTTCAAAGAATTTATGGTTCTGAGATTGTGCCAGATGGTTCTGTATCAAATATCGAAAAAGCCTTGACAGGTGGTTCTAAGCTTCGTGTTATTCGAGTACTTGGTAAGGGAGCTACCCAGGGTACAGTGGCTGCAACTGCAGCAAGTAAAACAAAGGCTGCTGCTAAATCCGAAGAGGAAGGCATAGTACCGGCTTCTGCTGCCCCAGACCCAGCTACACCTGCAGCACTCATTACCATTACCTCAAGTGGAGTTACTTATAGCTTAGGCTTGGTAACTAAAGGTTATGGGGACCCAATCGGTAGTACTGATAGTTTCCAGGTGGGTTTCTACAAACAAGCTAACACCTTGTATTACAAAATCTATTCTGGCAATGGTCAAGTACTTGAACAAGGTCCAGTAATCACTTACAAAACTGCCGATGAAAATAATGATACTTCGGTAGATTACCTTGCTCTTAGTGCATTTGCTAAGAACTCAGAATATATTAAGCCGGTAGTAGTTGCTGGTTCTTCTTTCGAGAATCTTATCAAATGGCTTACTGATAGTGTAGATGGTACAAAGAATGCCGTTACATTAACTGTAGGTGGTGCTGCTCCTACAGAAGATGAAAAGAAGTTTACCGGTACTATCGGTTCTGCAGGTTCTACTCCTACTGCCGATGAATGGATTGCTTCTTTGGACTTCGTAAAGGATTACACTGACTTCTATCAGTTATTCATTTCTCATATCTCTCAACACCTTACTGCTGATGCAGATGTACTCAAGGTATACAAGGCTGCTGCGGATATGGCAAAGGAACTGATGGAATGGGTACTCTATATCGAAGTTCCGAAACACCTTACTCATTATACTCAGGGTACTCAGGCCAGAGATTACAAAGCTCAGGTAACTTGGGTACAGACTTGCTTGGGTACTGTGGGTAACTCTAAGTATATTGCCTATTTCGGTGGTGGACTTAAGTACTACAATGAAAACGGTAATCTTCAAGATTCCGATGTAGTGGGTACCATTGCAGGTTTGGGTGATGCTTCTGCTACTCAATATGGACCTTGGAAATCTTTTGCAGGTATGAACCGAGGAGTTATTGGGGATGCCGTTGGACCAGTATGCCCGAACTATGGTTCTCCCTCTCGGTATTCAGAATTGAATACTCTGGCCCAAAATTACATCAATGAGATGGTAATCAAGGATACTCCTGATGCAGGCAAACAGACAATGCTTTGGCATTGCTTCTCTTCTCAGGTAAAACAGGATTCAGAACGGTTCCTTTCAATCGTAAGATTGAACTTGTATTTGAAGAAGTTCCTTCGTCCTGTACTTAACAAGTACATCGAAGAGCCTAACGTTTGGAGTACTTGGAAGAGAATTTGGTTGGAGGTTAAACCCACACTAGACTCTTTGGTAGATGAAGATGCCATGACCGAATATACCTGGATGGGTGACCAAGATGCAACCTCTTGGGATGATCTCTCGGTTAACAACGAGGCAGATGCTCGTCAAGGTAAGTACCGTGCTATCCTTAAGTATAAGGACGTAGTTCCTATGCAAGAGGTAACTATGGAAATTGTAATTGATGCAGCTTCCAAGTCTGTATCAATTGTGGAATCAAGTAATAACGCTTAAACAATTATAACGATGGGAGCAAAAGTAAAAAATCCACGGAAGAAGTTCTTGTGGAGTATCATGTTCCCCAAGCACCCTATCAATACTTATCTGTTCCAAACTTGTACTTTGCCAGATGTAGAGATTGACCAGGTTGCTCATGGGGACGTCAATAGAGACGTTAAAACTCCAGGTAGGGTTTCAGTTGGTAATCTTATCGTAGAGAAACTTATGACTACTGCAGGTTCAGATACCTGGCTTCATGATTGGCTATATGCTTGCCAAGATATGATTGCCGGTGGGGGATTACCTCCTGCTCAGATATGGGAAACTGCAATCGTAAATGAACTTGCTGAAGACGGAGTCTCAGTTCTTAACACCCATATCTTCGAAGAGGTTTGGCCCTGTAAAGTTACTGGCTTAGACTTGGACAGAATGGCTTCAGAGAATACCATTGAGTCCATTGAGTTCTCAGTTGGTACTGCAGATAAATACTAATTTCTTAGTCTATTTTCACTAAGATTCGGTGGAGGGGTGGGATTCCTGAGATAGGATGTCTCACCCCTTTCTTGTTGTTATAGGGAATACTATGAACATTTGTAAACATAAAAAGTAATTAATATGGAATTTAGAACATTTGGATTTATCGGACCGTCTGGTTATAAATACCAGATTAGAGAACAGAATGGTGCTGACGAAGATATTCTCAGTAACCTTTCAGACATGAAAACTTTGATGAACCTTACTAAGTTCATTGCAGCAATTGTAGTAACTACAGATGCAACACCCAGTGGGAAGTTAACCATTGAGGATGCACTTAACTTACCAGTTAATGACCGGTACTGTATTATCTTCAATTCTCGAATTTTCTCTTTGGGAGACGAAGTAGAATTCGAATATGATTGGGGAAAAGAAGGAGGGAAGGTTATGTATGGCCAAGATCTTCACGAGTATCTTTTCGATTACAGTCAGGTTCCTTCTGAAGAAGAGCTCAAGGAAAAACCAGATGCCATTCCTTTCTATCCGGAAGGTAAGAAACTTACGGACCATGAGTACACTCTCTCTTCAGGTAAGCTTATCAAATTCGATTGCATGACCGGTAAGGGTGAACAGATGTTCATGGCTTTGCCTATGGAGAAACAAACAAAGAATGCTCCTCTCCTTTGCCGTAACCTTTACTTAGATGTAGATGGTAACTGGGAAAAGGTTTCAAACTTTACACCTTTTAGTGCAAAAGATATGGCTGAGATGAGAAAGTATATTCTATCTATCGACCCGGTATTCAAAGGGGATTCTCATATCACCCATCCACAGACTGGAGAGGAAAGAAACTATCCTATAGCTTGGGCACCTAATTTTTTCTACCTGACGGAAGAGTAAGTTTAGAAAGTGATTTTGTTTATATCACTAGAGCCGAGATAACTTTAGATTATTTCGGCTTTTTACGTCTTCCGTACAGAATAAGAAAAATATTCAAGGATATGGCCGAGCAATATTATAAACAGATTAAAAAGAAAACGAAATGATAAATGCCAGTAGGAGTGTAATAGAGGTCGGTGTTGCCATGGTTTTAAGAGACCGATTCTCTCAAGAAGCTGGTAAGATATCTGGTTCATTTAGAACTATGATGAATGATATGAATACCTGGAACAGAGGTATTCAGATGTCAGCTTCTAATTCACTAGACTTCGGAATGCAGCTCGTAGGGGGAATGGCCAGGGCCTATAAATACTCTGCAGGTGTTCAGAATGAAGTTTGGACTGCTTCGAAGATTGCTGGTGCTACCATTGCAGAACAGAAGGAGATGTTACAATTGGCAAAAGACGTCAATGCTATGACACCTCTTACTGCTTCGGATGTTGCATCAGGACAAAGATACCTGGCTATGGCAGGTAATAAATTCGATGCTATTAAGGAAATGATTGGGCCGGCTTCTAAGCTGGCTTCAATCTTTACAATGCCAGTGGGAGGTAAAGGTGGTGTAGCTGACTTGATGACTAATATCATGTCAATGTACCAAATCCCAATGACCGAAGCCGCTAGAGTAACTGATGATTTATATACTGCAGTAACTAATGCAAATATATCTTTGCAGGACTTAGCCCAGTCCATATCTTATGCAGGAGCAGATATGGCAACTGCAGGAGTAGATCTTAGGCAAACTGCTGCGGCCATTGGTGTATTGGGAGATATGGGTATACAAGGTTCTATGGCTGGTACCTCTCTGGCAAATATGATACGTTATTTACAACTATCTCTTGTTAACCAAAAAAAGAAAGGCTATAACGCTTTAGCAAACATGGGCTTAAGTCCCGATGACTTCTTCGATGCTCAGGGTAATCTTATTGACTTATATTCTGTATATCAAAAGTTTGCTAAGGCAGCAGTAGATATGCCTTCTCGTGTTGAAACTCCAACATTCTTCAATATCTTCGGTGTTCGTGGTAATCGTAGTATGCTCCCAGTACTTAGAGATATTGCCTCTGGTAGGGATAAGATGGGACAGATACTTGCTACCTATAATAAGAATATGGGTGCAGTAAACCAGATGAACGAAGAAAGACTTAAGACAGATGCCGGTGTAATTGACCAATGGGAATCTTCACTTGAGAACTTAACGGTAACTGCAGGTGCTGCAATGGGTAGAGTATTTACTCCCGTTCTCCAATTCGGAACTAAGTTTGTAGACATAGTTAATACTATTTCAGAAACTTGGGGAGGTAGCTTTGCCTTAAGAGTAGCTGCTACGGGTGTAGTAGTTGGTACTATAGTGGCAGGCTTTAGGACTTTGAGAGGTATCATGAGGATGACCTCTTATCTTCAGGCCTTAACTACTACTGAAACCAATGGTATGTCAGCTGCAGCTATAAAGACTAATACCCAATTTGCCATCATGGAAGCTCACATGGTAAGTATGGTTAATCTCATGAGAACTATGGTTCAACTCCAGATGATGTCAAGTGGTATCGGAATGAATAGCAAAGGTCGATTCTACAATATGTCAAACGGTAGGTATGTTAAGACACCAAATCCTGGTGTACCAATGGCAACTACTATGGCGGGTAATCTCATGGGCGGTGCCGTTGGGGGAGCCGCTGCTAATGCAGGTGGTAGAGCAGCAGGTCAGATTGCTACTAGAGGTTTAACCGGTATGCTTGGCAGATTTATGGGATTCTTAGGAGGATCCTGGGGTTTAGCAATTACTATCGGTTTACCCTTATTAATTGAAGTGGGTAGTAGATTGATAAGCTCGGTAGATAGGAATACTGATGCCCAGAATAACAAAGAAGATGACCCATTAACCATTAGGGCTCAGAATGAAGAGAAATTTGTTAATGCTATAAAGTCTGCAATTAGGGATGGCTTAAAAGAAGGCAAGATTGGCATTAGTATAGATGGGCAATCCGTGGGAGACTATACCCTTGGTAGTCAACAGGATTATACTGGAGTAGTATTAGGATTATAAACTAAAATATTATGGCTAAAATATTAGGACAGGCAGCTGGTAAAGTTATTGAAAAATACAATGACCTTACTCGAGATACAGCTGGTGTTCTTACTGGCCCTTTGAATAAACTTTGGAGAGCTCGGATATTACTTAACCGAGCTACTTCTACTCTTCCAAAAGATAGTGCTCTCAAGGGTAAGATCTATGACCCAAATGGGGTACCCGGAGAAGCTCAGATATCTTCTAAGAACCCAACTCTAAACAAACAACTCCAGGCAAAGTGGAGAATGGAATTACAATTCCCACGTCAAGAGGAAGGGGAAGGAGTAGACCCAGCAAAGGGTAATAAGAATACCACTAATTACAGAAACTTCGAAGTAAAGGCAGACATCCGGTATCAAAACGAAGTACGGATTTATAACATGTCTGCTAACCCAACCCAATATATTACTTTACAGAATCGACCTCCTGAATTAGATTTTAGAGGGGAAACTACTTGGGCAACCATTAAGTCTATGGGTCGTAATACACCTATGTATCATTTCACGGGAGCAGAAGATATCATTCAATTCAATGTATCTTGGTTCTCAACTACTTTGGATAACCCAGAGGAAGTGATAAATAAATGTAGATTACTTGAAGCCTGGACGAAGGCAAATGGTTACCAAGCAGCACCTCCTATAATCCAAATAGAGTGGGGAGATTCCGGTATATTCGAAAACCATTATTATATCCTTACCTCTGCAACCTATACTCTGAAGAACTTTCAGAATGGTTATAGGATAAGGGTACCTGGTAAACCTGCTACATTTGGCAATGGTAAATTATTGCCTGCAGCAGCAACTCAGGAATTAATCTTCAAGAGAGTAAGTGCCTATAACTTATCCTATGGAGATTTTATTAATTCTGATTCACTTAAGAAGACGGAGGGCATTAAATATGATTGATACATCTCAATATTTAAAAGGTGCAAGTCCCTATGACCAAGCCTATGTTTTAAACTATGGTGATGGAGATTATTCTTTAGAGGCAGTACGTACATCAGTACCCTCATCAAGTGATGACATCCAACATACAGTTAAGGATGGTGAGACTTTGCAGAATATTGCTTATCGGTATTATGGGGATTCTGGTAAATGGTTTCTAATTGCTGAAGCCAATACTATCCTCAATCCTTTTAAGGAATTAGAAAGTGGAACCCTTATAAAAATTCCTGTGTATGCCGGCTAAACAAAAACCCATATTATATAATGGAATGGGCCAACCCTACTTGGCCCTTTTCGATTTTCAAGGAATGCCCATTAAGAATCCTCTTACGGGCATTCCTCTTGGAGCGTATATAAGTACCTGGACTTATAGATATGATGAGGAGAAAGAGAATTTAGCTACTATCACTTTTGATACTGGTAATCCAGATACCGTAGATATTGAAGCTTTGCAAGAGGGTCAGGTAATCTGCCTTCAGTGGGGTTATATTTATCCAGACGGTCAATTCGTATCGGGTCCAGTTAAGATAATCAAGGTGAGAGACTTCGATGCTACTTTCGATTCCACGGGTACTCATGTAACTATTAAGTGCATTGATTCAACGGGTGATTTAAGGTACCAACCAGCCTATAACTTTTCGGATATGGAAGGTTATAAGTTATCTACCTTCTTGGACAATGGTTGTGATAATGCTACTGGTGTAATCATAGAAATCTTTCAGTAATGGAACAACAGATAATAAGTAATAAAGTATACGAGTCACTACAGGTGCCTACAGAAAATACTCGAACTACTACTGGAAAGGTGCTTTATGCTAACCGGTTTAGTGGAGTAGCTCAAGTAGCTATGCCTGAGGATTTGAAGGCTCTGATTGATAGCGACTTTGGTTTGGTGGGTAAGAATATCTTGGTTCAATTAGAACAGAAGATGAAAGGTTATACCAATGGGCCTTGGTATGTAGATTCCAGAGATGGAGTTATCTACATACACAATCGTAAGTTCAATGAGGAACCAGTTCATACTTATACTTACCAAGGAGAAAACGGTGAGGTACTCAGTGTATCATTTACTATGGAGAACATTACTAAGAGAGTTAAGGCAACTCTATCTCCTTTGGTAAGTCCAGAAACTAAGGACTTAAATGTAATCACTACTGGTATAAAAGAACCAGAAGAGGAAAAAACTTCGAATGAGAATGACCAATATATAGCCAGAGTAGATAATATAATGGTGGTTAATTATGGTAGTGATAATGTAGAAGATTATCGAAGTCATCCCACAACTAACCATATTGGAGAATGGGATGCTCAGAATAAAAGCTTCGATAGGTACTTAACTCATAGGCAAGCACTTCAGGAATTCAATGCTTCTAATCCTGCAGAAGCTTATGAAAAGGGGAAGCAGAAACATCTGGATGAAATGAATATGGATGAATTAAGAGAGACCATTAATCAAGCAGTTTCTAATTTGCCCAGTGACCGTAAGAGAGCAGTACAACAAGCTTTACGTAATTCAAAGAATGGTAAGGAATTGGAGGCTAATCTTTACAACATCCTTAAAAATGAAAGATACCTATTTGAAGGCGATGACCAGATGACCTATATGACCATAGAATATGTGGACCCCATGGATTATGACCCAGAAGGCTACGCTTCTAATCAAGCAGGTGCTGGAATTGCTTCCGGTATAAACTATCAGATGGGAGTATTACCTGCTTCTAAAAGAGGGTATGCTGCTCTAAAGAATGACCCCTATACCATTGTCCTTAGTGATATGGAAACTGATACTTCTAAACATTATGGTCAAGGTCAATATGGTAAGAAGGTAAAAGTACAACATTGGAAGAAATCTAATGTTAAAGTACCTATCTATAAACTCTATCATAATCTCTTTGGTAGATATGGTGGGGCAGATAAGTATGCTTGGGCAGCTAATGCTAATGCCAATGGTGGTTTAAAGCATACCGAAAAACGGCTCGTATGCAAAATGCAAGTAGTGGGCAGACCTTCTCTAGCATCTTCCCAGATTGTTATAATTGATAACGTGGGTAGACGTTGGTCGGGACCTTGGTACATTAAGCAATGTACTCATTCCATGGATGCAGGTCAAGGTTATGTAACTAACTTAGAGCTGGTTAAGAATGCTGGTAAGTCAGGCTCAGTTACATCGAAATCTGGTTTATCTACTCAAACTATTGTGGCTAATGATGCTAAGTCGAATAGTAAAACCGATAAGGGTAAAGATAAGAAAGCCTTGAGTAATACCAATGAATTAGTACTTGACTTCACCTATAATGAAGTAGTATACTTTGTAGAGAACTTCATGGGTAAGAATGGTGAGGTAGTTGATAAAAAAGGTGCTTCTGAATTTGTTCGTAAGAAAGCTTATTATACTGAAGTAGTTGCTAAAGACCCAATAGCTAAATCAGAAGGTATAGTTATTAGTTCAGGTAATACTACTACTTCTACAGGTAAGTATATCCCAGGCAAGATATCCATCAAGGAAGTTCAAGTACCAGATGATTATTGGGTTAAGTTCGATTATTCAAAAGTAGCTCAGAAGAATTTCACAGAGTACATAAGAAAGAATAAATTAAAATAATTATGGGATACGAAACTGCAAAGATAATAACCGAAGAAGGCCTAGAAGGTCTTGGTAGGTACTACTCAGTTTATCGAGGTATAGTCGTAGACAATGAAGATACTGAGAAGAATATGAATAGGGTGAAAGTATGTATCCCAGAAGTAATGGGCGGTACTTTTGCATGGGCTTTACCTAAAGGACAACACGGTTCAATCAGTACTGGTTTCAAGTTCTTAGCTCCTAAGATAGGCGATATAGTTTTTGTTACCTTCGAGTTCGGAGACCCAACTAAACCTCTTTGGGAATATCATGGGTGGGGATTACAACAAATTCCTGAGCCATTGAATGGTCCCAATAAGATGGGGTTGGTTACTCCCGAAGGTAATTTGATTGTTATCAATGATGATGAAGGAACTCTGAATTTATACTTCAATGGTACTGTATCGGTATACTCAGAATCAGATGTGGTAGTGGCTTCTAAGAAAAGCATTGGTATTAATTCTGGTGATACTGTAGTACTAAATGAGGGTAGTAATAGGGGAATCATTAACATCGAACAGTTAACTGAGAAACTAAATCAAACGATTAAGGAACTTGAACAACTAAGAAATATGTTCAACTCTCATGTACACTCAGGTGTAACTACTGGACCTGGTTCTTCAGGTCCTACAGTAACTCAAGTAACTAAACCATTCTCACAATTTCAGATTGATGATTATGAGGATAAATCTTGTATACACTAATGGAAAAGAATTACTTCACAGATATAGTTGGTATAGGTGTAACATTCCCTATTCAACTTACTCGAAACGAAAAGGGAGAGACCGGTTGGTACCCAGTCAATGGGGATTTCAAACTTATCCGGGATAATATAAGTGCTATCCTATATTACATGATTGGCCAGAGATTTCGACAAGAAAACTTTGGTAGTAAACTTTGGCAATGTATCGAGGAACCAAACTCACAAGCCCTAAGTTTTATAATTAAAGAGTTTTTAAAACAAGCCATAGGTGCATGGGAACAGAGAATAACCTTCCAAAGCATTACCGTTACTAGAGTTGATGCAAAAATACATATAGAAGTAGCTTATGTAGTAAATGGAACAAATTCTAGTCAGTACCTCGACATCACCTATGATCACTCGGATAATTCATTAAATACACAATAATATGGGAATCACAAATAAATGGCTTAACCCATACCAGAGGTCTTACCAACAAATTAAGGCCAAGCTGGTAGAATCCCTTATGGGTCTTAAGGACAAGGATGGTCAGAAACTCATAACGGACTATTCGGAGGGAAACATCCTTATTATCATTCTCTCCTTGTTTGCAGCAATTGCCGAAGTACTGCATTACTATGTAGACAATATGGCAAGAGAAACTTTCTTATCTACGGCTCGTAGATATGATTCGGTAGTTAAACATGGTGCATTGGTAGATTACCATGCTCGAGCAGCAATTGCCGCTACGGTAGATGTAATCTTATCTAGAAGTATTACTGGTAACTCCATTGGTGCAAAGTTAACCATACCACAAGGAACTCTATTTACAGACCAGAGTGGTAATAGCTGGTTATCTGCCCGAGACGTTACTTGGTATTCAAATGTAACTACCTGCAGGGTACCAATTATTCAACACGAGAAGTATACTACAAGTGCTCTCAATAACATGGTAATACCCACAGGAGATAGAGTACAACTTAATCTTGGTACATTACCCAACGGTAAGTATTATGAACATGGCTCTATGTCTTTACAAATAGGTGGGGAATCTTGGGTACTGGTAGAAACCTTTGCAAAGTCTAAACCTACTGATAAACATTTTATGGTGTCAGTAGATGAGTCTCTAAACCCCTATATTATGTTTGGGGATGGTACCTTTGGTAAGAAACCTGCAGCAGGTGCAAAGATAACCAATGTAGTATTCTACTTAACCAATGGTTCTCAGGGTAATGTAAAGAGTAATACAATTACCTCAGTACCTTCCGTTATATCCTCATCAATTACAGATGCCACTGTAAGTAATGCTTATGATGCCGGAGGCGGTTCTAATTATGAGAACTTCACTATGCTCAAGGAACATATACCTTTGAGTGTTAAGACTCTGGGAGTAGCTATTACCAAAGAGGATTTCGAAAGCCTGGCAATGTTAGTTGATGGGGTTAATAAGGCAAAAGCAGATTACGAATGTGGTAGAAAACTTACGGTATATATTAGCCCAGATGGTGGAGCAGTAGCTTCTTCTGAGTTAATCAGTAGAGTATATAATCTATTATCTCAAAGGGCTCCAATGACTACTTGGCTCAAGGTTAAATCTGCAGGCAAAGTTCAAATCATTTTGGAAATGGATGTCACTGGAAAGAAATCATATAAGACTGCCGAGATACAGACTCAAATCCTTACTGCTTTGTATAATGCCTACTCTCCAGAACAAGCAGAGATTGGGGGAAGCGTAAGGGTATCTGATATCTATGCTCTGATTGATAATTTGTCTACTGTAGATTACCTACACCTTACCAAGTTCTATATCAAGCCTTGGCCTACTACTATCTATGGCAACAAAGAACTTGCATTGGGACAATTCAAATTGAATAAGGCTACTGGGTCTATGACCTACTTCATAACCTTCAATTCATCTACGACTTTCACAGTACGTTCAGTATCGAATGGTTATGTAGCTACGGGCTCTGTTGGTGGTTCACTTCAGGTAGTAGACAAGGCAAATGGTTTTGACTTCTCCCTGGATATACAGAACAACAGTTACCAATCTGGGTACCGTTATTCAATTACAGTATCAGAACCCAACCATGATTATGAAGACCCTGGTTTTAATTTACCAGTATTCGAAAATGCTTCACAGTTAACACTAACCGTAAATGAGATAGTATGATAAACCTCAAAAACCTAATCGATTTTTTACCATTCGAATATAAGGACCAAGATACTTATAAGGTAAATGGTAAGGGCATTCTGGAGAGGTTTCTAGAAATTTGTGGAGAGCATTTTGAAGATTATATTACTAAGGACATTGATAACATTCTGGATATTATTGATATAGATAAAACTCCAGACATGTATCTCAACTTTCTTTGGCAATTCCTCGGAGAAATGCCCTTCGCTTATGGGAACACAATAGATGCCCAGAAGTGGTCAGAGTACTTTAATGGTTTCTACTCAGACAGTAAACTCCAGGAATTATCAAAGCTTTGGATAATACCCAAGGAGGGACCTTTTACCTTAACCAGTACTCAAGTAAGAAACATTCTAAGATACTCGGTATCTCTATTCAAGATACGAGGTACTTCTGAGTTCTTCGAAATAATGATGAGGCTATATGGGTTAACCTGTACAGTCTCAGACCCTGCTAAGGCAGATTCTTACGATGGTTGGATAAAAGGCCATCCTTACTTCGACCAATACTTCTTGTACGACGACAAGTATTCCTATGATAATACATTTGATTGTTCTCAATGTATACCGGTAACCTTTAGTCTTACAGGTCATGGGTATACTTCGAATTCGGAGGCATTCAAGAGATTTAGGGAAGCAGTAGAAAGTTTCTTCCGAAGATTCATACCTTACCACGTATCCTTCAATATCCAATATGGATTTACGGTAAACGATGGGTATGCAATCAAAGCAGAATTGGTAAACCCAGACCAACCAAATCTGATAACTTCTGAAGTATACGAAGTACCAGTTAGGGTAATGGTAACTGCTGATTGGCCTAATGCAGATTTAAGATTTCAGATATCAAGTGATAAGATAAACTGGGGATACACAAAACATCCAAGTGATTCCATATTTAATATACCAAGGGCTGGTACTTATTATTTCAGAAGTGTTGGGGATAACTCTAAGATAACCCAAATCACAGTAGGTCAAGAATCCTATAATAGGGTATATTCAATTACCTGTGACCCAGTTACTGCAGAGATAACTCCATCAAAGCTAAGTGTATATACGGTAGTAAGGGCTAACGTATCTTATAAGGGACAAATCAAAACTTGTAATGTTCGACTGTCAGGGACTGACCAAGTAAAGGTATCAGGAGCAACTTGGGAATTTAAAGAACCAGGTACTTATTACTTTGAGATTGTAGAGTTCCCAGTAAAGCAAACTTCCTTTGTAGTAACCAGACAAGAGATTACTTATAAGGTAAGATGTACTCCCTCTGAGTTTCGAGTTGGGGATAAACAAAGTATACGGGATGCAACTACTACCCTAACCATCGAATCCAATTACCCAGAATCATTTACCGGGGACTTATACTGTAGGTTGGTAGGTGACACTAAGTTATTTAAGAATGGTGATAAGTTTACTGCCAGCAGTTATGGTACCTATAAGTTTAGGTGTACTCTTGATAAAAGAGAAACTGAAGAAGGTGTAGGTATCTTCGAAGTAACTTCTGGTAAGACTGCAATCTATCGAGTTAGTATTAACCCACCATCCTCTACTTTGTTCAATGGCTCAGCCAAGACCGCAGTAAGTATTCAACGTATCTCAGGTAATGGAGATGATTATAGAGTAAGAGTGATAGAGACTGGGGAAGTATTTGATGCTAAGAGTGGTTATGTATATACTACTAATAGGTCAGGAACTTATACTTTCCAATCCGTAGCATACCCCTCTGCAAGGACTATCTGGACTGTAAGCAATTCTCCAACAGTATATCAGAATAAGTTAAAGATAGTTCCTTCAGATACTACCGATGAACATTGGCAAGAACCCGATTGGACTTTACCTGAAGACCAGATTGATGATACCTATGCAGTATATGCTTTGGTAGATGAGAAGTCTGCTTGTAAGTTCTCACTGGAAGAGATGAAGAATGGGGTAAATGTAAATGGTACTGCTACTTGTGATGAGACTGGGGAAACCTATAACCTGGGTGAAGAGATTACTCTTACCAAGGCAGGTACCTATACCTTTGTAGCTGATGATGGTTCTTCTCTAAGATGCCAAGTAATCCTAGAAGATTATCCAACTATCATTGAGATATCTTGTACTCCAGAGTATGCCGAACTAAAGGGTACTGTTAAACAAGTATCTACCCTAATCAAGTGTACTTCGAATAAACCAGATTTCGATAGTAGAATTAGGGAAGTAGGTAAGGTTAATACCTACGATGCTGGTGGACAAGGCTATGAATTCATCACTGCTCAAGCAGAAGAATATATCTTTGAATCAGTTGCAGATACTTCTAAGAGAACTAAGTTCACAGTAGTAGATGCAGATCTCTTAAGTGTTAGTCCTCAAAAGTTGGAATGGGATTTCGATGACCTATCGGAAAAGACTTTCACCATTACAACCTACAGTAATCAATCTTGGCAAATAATAGAACAATGATAAACACAATCGATAGAATCACTGAGACCACAACTCAGTCTTTATTCAAGACATTTACTGTGGGCATATTGGGAGAATGTACTCAAATCCTCCATGACCTGAGATGGATGATGGTATTAGCAATAATACTAATTCTATCCGACTTATGGTTTGGTATATCTGCGAGTAGAGTTCAAGGTATAGAAATTCGAAAATCTAGGGCTGGAAGAAGAACTCTAAATAAAGTAGTAGATTATATCTGCTATGTTTTATTGGGAGCTGTACTTGGTAAGGCTATAGGTGAACCTTATGGGATGGACCCAATCGTAGTATCCATAACTGTAATGGTGTTATGCTATTGCTTCGAAGTAGATAGTATATATGGGCATATCTGCGAAATACATGGTATCAAAAAGAAGTACAGTATATGGAAGATTCTCTTTAAATTGTTAACCTTCAAGTTCAAGGACTTGGGTGAAGCATTTAAGGATATGGCAGAACAAAAGAATAACTTTAAAAATAACAATAATGAAGACGTACTTTAAGTATGAAGGTATCATTAAATCAAAGGAAGCAGCAGAGGCAATTGCTGCTCCCTCTGGTTTAGGGCCATTCTGTGGTTTCGGCTCAGCCACCATAAATGGTAGTAGGTTAACGGTATCTCCTCAAGGAGTATCTGGGAGTAAGTATGCTAATGTAATCAAGGACCGTATCATGGCAAGGTACATGGCAAAGGCTTCAGAAGATGGGGAATTACCCGATGTAAACTTTGGTTGTATCTCAAGAGATGGATATGTATTTATCTCTGATGAGCAAACTCTTACTGTCGAAAATATTCAAGGTACTCAAGGCTCAACCGAAGAGGTATTACTCTTTGCAGTACATACTACTATCTCAGAACCAGTAGATAACCCAGTAGACTTCGTAGCCTATTGGAATGAATCCTCAGAAAGCTTCTATGATTTATTCAAGAAGGCTAACGATATCTATTACCCGATTGCCGAGGCAAATCGTACTCCGAGTATACTCAATAGTGATGTATATTCCGATTATAATATGACCTATAGCAATCTTCTAGAGATGGTAGAGAGTGCTTGCCCTTATTACTCTAATAATAAGAATTCGGTTGTTCTTATCGGTATCTATGGTAAGGGTACAGATGCAATGACAAAACGAAATGAGAACTTTGCAATCGTACCCTACCAAGGTAAATTCCAAGAGATACCTTTTACTACTGCAACCTATAGTTCATTCAAAGAATCTATAAAGAGAACCGAAGAAATGAATACTGGGTTCCCAGTAGTAGATGAAGCAGGCAATTCATTGAACATCAAACAATACATTGATGCTCAACTTGAGGCAATCAGAAAAGAATTTGCCGAGTCTCTGAGTACTGCTAATCTCCCAATCGGTTCTATTATCCTCTGGGAAACTGATGTAATCCCAGAAGGATGGGCAGAATACACCAAGGCTTCTGGTAGAATAGTTATTGGTTACCAAGCAGGAGGTATTCAGATTGGTGATGAAACTATGTTACAGAATGTGGGTGATTACTATACACCTACTCAAGGTAATTTTCTTATCCAGATTAAGGGGGATGATTTGCCTAAACATAGACATGCTCTTGGTGTATCTAAAGGTAAGCAGGATAATGCTAACAACTGGGAGAACGTTCGTCCTCAGTCCTTCTTTAATAGAGAGACAGGTTTGAATGGTGACTTTGGTAGAGGAACTCCAACTAAGGGAATCCAAGATGGTGCTATTGTAGTGAGCTGGAATTTGCTTGGTGAAAGTTTCTTACAAGAGACTTCGGTAGAGACTTTGAATATCGAAAAATTACCACCGACTATTACATTACGATATATCCAAAAGATATCATCATAAGTAACTTCATTCCACTTCATAATATAGATTGAATTAGTTATTAGTATTAGGACACTTTACAAATCGTGTTTGCATAGTTGATTTTGAAAATCTGTTGGGAAAGGGACGTTGGGAAACGCCCCTTTTCTTTTGTGTTAATACTTAAGTTCTTCCTTAGCTCTATCTTCCCAGTATTGGATATCTTGTCTAAGTTCTGAGATATATCTCATGGAATCATTAGTCTTAGGCATTTCAAAAAACTCTATAAGCATTATGTTGGTAATTCGAGTACTATCCCCAAGTCTCTCTTTAATAAAAGGAGGAGGAGTTAGTAATACCTCAAATAAGAGATAGGCATCGGGAGAAAGTTTATCCTTCATATATTTATACATCATATCAAGCATTTCGGATTTAGCTTTCTCTTGTTCACTATCATCCTCTAACTCTTTATCATTATCGAATAAATCATCAAGCTTAAAGAGACTTTGATTATACTCTGCTTGTTCTCCGTATGCCGAACGAAGCAATTTATTTTTGAATGTACTAAGTGATGCAAGGATTCTTGCTTTAAGATGTTCTTCAGTACATTCACCATAGTATTTGTTGAAAACAAATAGCATCTTATCCCAGAAATAAGATTGAATGATATCAGGTGTAAGGTTAAACCTTTTATAATCAATCTGTCGGGTAAGATTTCTGATTACTGGCTTACAGACTTTATAAAGTCTGTTGAATGTAGCTTCATCATATTCCTGCATAGGTTTTAATCTATGAAGCTCTGAGCCATTATTTCCTTTACTTTTTCCCATGTTCTTTTAAATATTCGTTATGCAAATATAAGTATTTTTTCTTATATAAAATAATAATATTAAATATACTTGAGCTTAAGGTAGTGGATTAGTATGTTTCTAGATAGTTGTCAACATGCTCAGAACTATCTCGGTACTATCAAAATCTATTAGTTTATAAATATTGCAATATAGATATGAAAAAGTTTAAAGACTCAGTTAAATTTAGTTTTACTCCGGACTTCCAGTTAGAGATACTCCGGTTCATTCTAAGGGATAAAGAAGGTGGTTTAGTCCTGCGTCGGGTTAAATCAAGTTATCTGGTTCTCATAGAACATGCTCTTATATTCGAGGGCATATCAAAGTATTTTAAAAAGCAAGGCAAGATGCCTTCAGAAAATATTCTGAAGCAGGTTATAAAAGAATTGCTAGAATCAAAGGCATACGTCGATTTAGTAACTAAGGATGACTTGCCAAGTATTCAAAAATTGATAAGCAATTTGTATCATATTCCCTTATCTGATTCGGAATATATCAAGGAAAGGATATATCAGTTCTCTACTTACGTTGAAATGAAGAACCTAAATGATTCCTTCGACTTGGATAACTTCGAACAATATGAAGAATATTCAAGGAAGATTGAGAAGGTACTTCAGAAAAGTAAACCTAAGAAAGAGGATGAACCCTTATATATGATACGAGATGTTACAGAAAGACAGTTTAAAAGACAATCTGAACCATCCGTAATACCTTGCCCATATAGGCAATTGAATGACCTTACCAATGCAGGAGGTTACCCAGAACATTCTGTAAATGTGATATTGGATAAACCTAAAGCAAAGAAGACATTTTTCATGGTAAACCTTGCAAGAGGTTATCTCAGAATGAAGAAGTCAGTATTATACATAGATACCGAGAATGGTAAAGACCAAATCATGGACAGATTTATTCAATCTAGTATCAATAAAACCAAAAAGGAATTATACTCAGGTGAGTATGATAAACTTGAAGCTAAACATTTAAGAAAGCTTGCAAGATTTGGGGTTGAATTGGTGGTTGAGAGGGTACCTGCAATGATTACTAATACAACTTACATAAAAGAGAGGATAGTTCAATTGCGTAATCAAGGCATCGATATTAGAGTATTAATGGTAGATTATGCAGGTAAGCTTGCCTCAATAGCTGGAGACCGAGAGGATTTCGAAAGGATTTCTAATGTATATGTAGATTTGCAAAACTTGGCAGAAGAGTTACATCTTGATATCATATGGACTGCACATCATATTACTCGTGAAGGTAAGAAGCATAGACTTACTAGATATGATGAAAATGATATCTCTGGTTCAATTGCTATTGTTCGTAATGCTCAAGTTATTGTGGGTCTTAATTCTACCGAGCAAGAAGAAAAAGATAATATACTTCGAGTTGAGATGGTAGTACAAAGGGACGGTCTTTCTTCAGGTAGAGCCTTATTTAAATGTGATGTTGAAAGACAAAGATGTACAGAATTTACAAGAGAACAACGTAAACAATATGATGAGGTATATGGTAAAAAATTGGATGAACAATTTAAGAAGAGCACTAATCCAGATGCGGATTCTAAGAAAAGGGAAAGGACTACTGGAGACATTTAAATGTAAGCTTGGATATCATGAATGGGTAGCTGTTCATTGGGCTGAGTTTAAACAGAGACCTCGTAGGGCAATCTTTTCTAAGAAAGGTGGGAGAAGAAAAGCCCAGTATTATGAGAAACGATATGTAAAATATTACTGTATGAGATGTGGGAAGAAAAGATATGAAAACAAAGAAAATAGAAATAGTAAAAAAAGATAGATGGTCTGATGGGGTAGTTTTAGAAATATCCCATAATGGTTGGCAAACCACTGCTATCAGTGATTTAGATTTAGAGGATTTAAAGAAAATCCGAAGAGTAATTAGGAAAGCTATAAGAGAATATGAAAATAATAGTAACAAAAGATGGTAAGGTATTTAAAGATAATACCTTATTAAAGCCCAGATTATTTAAAGGGTATTTAAGGGTCAAGATAAATGGCTCAACTCATTTAGTTCATAGGTTGGTAGCATTAACCTATATCCCCAATCCCGAAAATAAACCTTGTGTATGTCATAAGGATAACAATAGGACTAATAATCGGGTAGAGAATTTATATTGGGGAACTTATAAAGAAAATACTCAACAATGTATTCAAGATGGTAGGTTTAAACCAGGAGGTAGAGACATACTAGACGAATTTAGTATTAATTGTTTACTTTATGAATACAATCTTGGTAAACCCCGGTCAATCCTTAAAAAGAAATTTGGGGTTTCCGATTCATCTATAACTCGTATTATAAATACTCATGGTAAGCCAAGATTTGGAAACTATAAATTTAAGGATATTTACCCGTCTGTAATCAAAGACTATCAGAATGGTATGAAAGTTAAAGATATATGTGATAAGTATTCTATTGGACATACTACCCTAAACAATTATTTACGTAGATTTAATATACCGAGGCATACATGAAAATCACTAATAAATTTAAAGCCCAGTTATATAATTATTTTATTTCTAGACTGGGGGGTTATAGATATAGAAGGGGCTGGATGCGTATACCAACTTGCCCATATTGCGGGAGAGAACAGAAGTTGGGGGTTAATCTTTCCATGTATCGAACTAATTGTTTTCGATGTAATGCTCATCCCTCTCCTGCTCAACTGATAATGGATATAGAGGGATTTACAGAATACCATGAACTAATTAACTTTTTGAACAATGGACAATTTGATGAACTTACATTCAAGGAAGAGAAAATCGAACTTGCCGAAGGAAAACCAATCTATTTACCTGAGGGGTTTCGAAATATCTCAATGGGAAAAAGCCAACTTGCGAAAAGCATCAGAGGCTATGTTAAAAAGCGTGGATTCGATATCGGCAGCTTTTCGAGATATGGCATTGGCTATGGCACAACTCAACCATTCTATGGATATCTCATTATCCCGTTCTATTATAAAGGACAACTTAAATACTACAATGCCCGTAACGTCATTGGTAAGGGACCACGATATAACAACCCTGACAAAGATATCACGGGTCTTGGAAAGCAATTCATCATATTTAATCATGACGCATTGGAGATGTATAGGTCGGTATTCATATGCGAGGGAGCACTTAATGCTCTCACAATGGGGGATAGAGGCATTGCCACAATGGGTAAAGCTATTAGTGCCTACCAAGTCAATGAGTTACTTAAATCCCAATGCGAAAGATTTATTATACTGTTGGACCCAGATGCCAAGCAATATGCCATCAACTTGGGTCTCAAGCTTATTAACTACAAAAAAGTCAAGGTGGTGTTTTTACCAGACGGTAAAGATGTAAACGACTTGGGTAAGAAAGAAACTCTAAAGTTGATTTATAATACCAGGTACCAAAGTTATCAAGAACTTGTGAAACTCAGAAACTCATTGGATTAGGGAGTTCCTATTATATTATATAAATATATAAATTATATTATATAAATATATAAGAATATGAAAGGATTTATAAAACTTTGGCTTCATAATGCCAGTAGAATTGTATTAGTAGTATTGGCAATTATCGTAATATTTGTAGTTATATGGTGGTTAGATGGTTATGGAACCTTAGGTTATATTGGTATAGGTATCTGGTCACTATTCTGTATAATCAGCTTGTTAACTTTAATAGAATATAAGAAGAAATGAGGGAACCAAGCATTCACATTACAAAGTCTCAATTCGAGGAAATACTAAATACCTTAGAGGTAAATAACTTCCCAGTTGAGGCTTTTTTTGTTATTGCACGTAAAGAGGCAATAAATCATAGAGCAGTTTTAGTTTCTAACAATAAGAATACTAAGCGAGTTAAGAACATATTACTAGCATCTAAAGGAGATGCTGCCCTTGTTGCTGATATTTTATATGCAACTCGTATAAAGTTAAAGCATAGGGGAGTTCGTAAAATAAACGAAAGTAATTCTCGAGAATGGGCAAATTGTAAAAAGCTTGCAGAGATATGTAATACCTTCTGTGAAGATTTTAAATTTGATACCCGAGAAGGATTTATCAAATACATAGAGATTGGGTTAAAGAGAATGACCGATTATCGGAACCTAATGCAGAGGTTAATATCCATGCAGGACAACATTACCAATCAAGTAAGTGCTGAAATGGAATTAGCCGAAGACAATGACCCAGGTTATACTAAGGATATTCATGATTACTTTATTAAGAAGATAGCTAATGCTACTGGTATTTATGAATCCTATGAAAACCAACCAGAGAAGTATGTACACTTCATGAGGTTAGGTAAACTTATGGGAGAAAGAGATTGGAACTCTATTTGGTTCATCGATGCTCAATTTGAATCCCTTGCATGGTGCAATGGGTTACCTGAACCCAGTCAGATGTATAATGAGAAAGCAATAGAAAGATACAACAAGTATTTATATAAGAATAAAAATAAACAATCACTTGAAGCAGAACCTGAAGTAGAGGGTTCTCTTTGGGATAAAATTAGAAAGTAATATGAAAGGCTTACAATTTTTAGGTAATCGAGTAGAGGATGCAGCTAATGCTTTTATTGATGTCCTCAAGTATTCAGATCAGTCAGTAGAATATCCAGATTTTAAGGATATCGAACCTTGGCCTGATGAGATAGTTAACCTGTTCTATGTAATCTGGAAGAATGCTACATTCTCTGAGCTCAGTGCAATTATTATGTACACTCAGCAATCTTCTCGGTTTGATGAAATCTCAGAACTGATGTTGGGTATTGGTTTGGTAGAAATGAGACATCTCGATAAGATATCAGATTTTCTACAGAAGGCAGATCCCTATGAAGATTACTCTACCATGAGTATCAACCCCAATATTGGGATTGGTTCTACTTGGGGAGAGGCAATGAAGATTGCTTTAAGTTCAGAGATGGAAACTATAGCTCACTATCGAAAGATTCAGAAAGCTATCCAACAGTATGAAGACCGTAAAGATTATGATGATGTGAATTACTTCCTTGAGAAGCTGATTGCCGATGAAGAACATCATGTAAAATTACTAAAGGAAGTTTCTGGTAAAGAGAAATCTAAAGGCGTAACGGTAATCATTAAGTAATGAGTAAGATTATAATTCAGAATGGGAATATGTGCGAACTGGACTTACCTCTTAAGTTCGCACAGAAACTCTACCAAGAGTTTGCAATAAGACATCCCAATGCCTTCTACTTACGTACAAGGCAAAGAGGGATGCAGAACTGGGATGGTAAGATACATTATATTACCAAGACTGGTCAATTTAAAATAGGTTTACTTCCTTTGATATATGAGAAATGTATTGAGTATGGGATTAAACCTAAAGTTGTAGATATGAGACAACCCTTACCTAAAGTCAGTAAAGTTGTTACGAAGATAGGTAAGTATATTTTAAGACCTGAACAAGAGAAAGCTGTCAAGGCAATAATCAGTAATACCATAGGAGGTAAACCTTTTCAGATTGGTGTTTTAGATTATACGGTTAATGCAGGTAAAACTCTTATCATGTCGTCTTTATATCTATCCTATAAGAAGCAGTTAAAGACTTTGCTAATAACTAATGACTCTGACTGGTTGAATCAAGCTAGAGAAGAATTCAAGCAATATCTCCCGGGAGAGAATATCACATTCGTTCAAGGCAAAGTTTTAAATTGGAGTAACTTCACCATAGGTATGGTTCAATCTATTTCTCGTAACATGAGATTTTATCAAAAGGAATTATCTCAGATTGATATGGTACTTATTGATGAGGCTGACCAAGGAGGTAGTAAGCAATATCAGAATGTAATTACTCGTCTCTTTAATACTCGAGTTCGTATCGGTTTATCTGGTACGATTTATATGAGTAAGCTTGCTAAGGATAGAGTTAAGAATATGAACCTACGTTGTTTCTTTGGTAATGTACTTGCTGAGTTTAAACTTAAGGATTCAATTCGAAAAGGTTATTCTACTAAAACAATCGTAAAGATGGTACCTGGTAAACCCTGGTATGGTAATTGGGAATCAGATTGTATATCCTATAAGGAAATATACGATGATACCATTACCGAAAATAAGAAAGCAAGGAAGATGGCTTTATCTCGGTTAAAGTGGAATTTATCCTATGGCAGATATCCTGCACTTGTAGTTTGCAAGCATATTGCACACTGTGAAAATCTATATAAATTCTTTAAAAAGAAACTGGGCGATGCCTATAATATTGCCTATGTGCATGTTGATACTCCCACTAAAAGGAGACAACAAATTATGAAAGATTTTAGGGAAGGCAAGATAGATATCTTGGTATCAACTACAATCATTGCTCGAGGTAAAAACTTTCCTAAGCTTAGGTATCTACTTAATGCTGCATCCATGGATAGCCAGGAAAAATCAATTCAGTTCCTTGGTCGTTTGGTAAGAACCGATGAATCGAAATCTCGAGTGTATCTCGATGACCTTCACTATCCAGGCAATTACTTAGATAGGCATGGTAAACATAGGAAGCAGTATTATCAGAGACAAGAACTAAAAGTAATATTGTTAGATACGCTATGGAAGAAACATCCTAACCATAGCCTTACTAACAGTTAACTAGAAGTACTATGAGTATATACTTTTTCTCCGTAGGAGGAAAGGTATATTACGAATAAAGGACATAAGGCATTAAGATATGAAATACTTTATAATTATAGGAATACTCCTAATAGGATATTCGATATACCTTGATACTTATTGGAAATGTGACTTCTGTAAAAAGAGAGCACATAGAAAGAAGTGGAATAGAAATTATTCACGAGGTATCTTCATTGATTATTATATTTGCCCTCATTGCAAAAAGGATGGGCATACAGAACACCCATTAACAGATTCATTATGATATTACAAAGAATAATAAAATGGTTTACTAAGCCAGTAAATACTAATCCCACTAATGTATTCAATTGTAGGGACTTGGTATGGATTACTGATATTAAGAGCACTCGGTTTAACGTAGAAACTACGGTTTATTACTTTCAGTTATACTTCTGCTCAGGTCTGATAATCAAAGTATGTCAAGATTCAGAGGATGGTACATACCAACAATTAGAGGAACTCAGGGAACTATTTATTAATAATATCGGCTTTTCTTATCTACAGATAGATGGTAAACAGTTCGATAGTGTATACATCAACGAAAAAAAAATAGATGACTAATGGCTAAGAAAAAGAAACAACTACCAGACCTATCTAAGCAGGATATACTTACTCCTTTGGATGTATCTCAGCTTGGTACTAATGGAGACCCATGCTTTGGTATTGGGTATGATTTATCAACTAAAGAATGTAAACTATGTGGGGATTCAGAGCTATGTGCGTTCAAGATGTCCCAGAATCTGAACGTTACAAGGAAAGAGTTAGAACAGAGAAATCAATACAAAGATTTGGATGTATTAGAAGACACGGTTGGTATCAAGAAATACATCCGAGGCTTGATTCGAAAAGGGAAAGACAGAAAAGAGATTATTTCAAAAACGGTTGAGAAATTCGAAGTACCTAAGAAACGTATTAGAGAACTTTATAGAGAGTGCAATGAAAAAGCTTGATATGATATGGGCAATGCTTAAGATATATCTTAACAACCCAAACTATTTCGTAAAACAGAATGATGTACTCTCTGAGATTTGTATGGAGGGTGAAAAGGATGTTAACCGAATCTGCCATTCACTCGGAATCATTCCTCAAAGAGGATTAACCTTTGGACAATTACTAACTAAAATAGGAATTAACGTATGAACAAATTAAGATTTACAAAAGTAAGAGAGGTTCCCTCACCTTCAAGAGGCAATGCCGGAGATGCCGGTTTAGATTTTTACATCCCAACTAACCTTACACCCATAGAATTGATGGGTACTTCGGTAAATACCGAACAGCAAATTCGGTATGCTTGTGATTTAAACACAAATCATATTCAGGTAATAGAAATACCACCCCATTGCCGAATACTAATCCCATCAGGTATCAAGGTATTAATTGAACCAAGGGAATCTATGCTTATGGCTGCAAACAAATCGGGTATTTCTACAAATCAAGGTCTTATTTTTACTGCCGAGATTGTAGATTCTCCCTATGTAGGTGAAGTACATATTGGGATAGTAAATACCTCTAATTATCTTGTTAGGTTGGAAGCTGGGAAAAAGGTTGTACAGTTTATACATGTTCCTGTATATCTTACCGAGCCTGAGGAGATTCAACAAGAGGAGTATTATTCTGAATCTCAAATGTGGGGAAGTAGAGGAGCAAATGGTTTTGGTTCAACAGGAGATAGATAACTATGGAAGATAATATACCGGGATTCCCAGGTTATCATATATCTAAAGAGGGTAAACTTTATAATAAGGGTCACCCAGTGAAAACCTTTTACCATAAGAGATACGAACGTACTAAATTACGTAATGGTAATTTATCTAAGAATGTGAAAATACATAGATTAGTAGCAGAAGCTTATATACCTAACCCTAATAATTTACCAGTAGTAATGCACTTGGATGACAACCCTTTGAATAACAAGGTAAGTAATCTTAAGTGGGGTACTCAGAAAGATAATGTAAGGGATGCCATATCTAAGGGTAGGTTAAAAGTAAGTGGTAAAGATAATCCTATGTATGGTGTACATAGATTTGGTATAGAATCACCAAATGCTTCTCTTAGTTTACGCAAAGTTAGGCGTATAGATAGACTTAAGTTAAGAGGTAATACTAATCGGTATATAGCTAAAAGGTTGAGAGTTAGTAATGCTACGATTGGTAATTACCTTAAAAGTATTTATTATAAAAATTAAAGATTTTGGATATCAGGAATATAAAAGGAGCAGTACCTGAGGTATCACAAGGAAACATACTCCAGGAAATTTATAAGCTTGGCATTGAGCAATTCGAAGGTTATAGGAATATAGAAAAATTACCTGTATATCCTTTGGATATCAATAACTCAAAAAGCCAAGTTATTTTGAAGGACTTTATTGGTAGAGTTATTGAAGAACTCACCGAAGGTTTTGAATCAACCGATGCTGCTGTAACACTCACTAAGAAATATGGTTGGAATATTGATAATCTCACCGAAGAGGAGTATCAAGAAGTACTAAATCATTTAGCTAATGCAAATGAGGAACAGGCTGATGCAATTGGTTTCTATATTACTCTTCTAGCTTATTCAAATATTCTTCCTGAAGATATTCTTAGCTATAAGAATGCAAAGAGCTTGTTTGATGTAATGGCCATTGGAGTTAAGGAAATATTAATTTCAGGAGAGAGCGAATATCCTGGGCAAAGGATTGGGTACTGTGTAATTCACCCATCTCATACTCCGAATTATGAATCAGTGATACAATATACACCAGGATTCCATAATCTGAACGAAGTACTACATGAGGATGAGAAATTACACTTGTTCGATGTTATATACGAATTGAACAAGGCCAGAAACCTATTAAAGTCAAGGCCTTGGAAACAAACTCAAGTGATGACTAAGGAATTAGATTATCAGGAGGCTTTGGTAAAATCATTCTACTTGTATATGGGATTCCTTGCATTGAATGGGTTTACAGATGAAAACCTATTTAGGTTATTCTATAAGAAACAAAGGTTAAATCTCTGGAGACAGAATACCAATTATTGATATGAGTGGATGGAATAAGAAATTAGAGGGGCTTCAGCTTAATGCGGAGGAGTCCCTCCATTCGTTAGAATTCGCCACATCTCAAGAAGCATGGGAAAAACTAAATGAAGGATTCCTTCGATTAGACCCAGCTCTCTTTGAGAAAGGGGCAATAGCAAATTCTGGGGTAGCCGTAGTATATAACGTATTTATTAAAATACGAAAGGCTTGGGTAGACCCCGAATTTGATTATGGTAGGTGTTTCAATTACAAAGAAACTAAGTGGACTAGCTTATTGAATAACTACATAGATTTTAATAAGCTTGACTTGTTGCGTAGTAAACTGAGAGTACTGAGAAATAAGTACAATCAGAATTACAATATAACCTATATGTTTAATAATCATCATGATAATGGAAAACAATGTTTGATAGCTGCAACATTTTCGAAAAGGTTTGGGGAAGACATACCAGTTATTACAATGGTAATCAGGGCTTCGGAAATTACCAAGCGGTTGATATTCGACTTCCTATTGATTCAACGGATGGCAGAATATGTGTATGGGCCAGACCAGTCAGTACAAATCAACCTATTTGCGACACAGATGTACGGGAATGTAGAGACCCTCTTGATGTATCATACTCATAAACCCTTGAAGAAAGTACTCAAAGGGGCAGAAGAGAATGCTTGGAATAAAAGGGTAAAAGAGATATGGAAGAAATTTAAGAATGGCCAAGAGAAAGACTTCTCATCTTTCAAGGTATTTTTTAGAAGTTTCAAAGTACTCAGACCAGACTTATATGAGGAAACATATAAATCAATGAAAGCAAAAGAATTACTTCTCGAGTATGAAGATATTGAGTACCCAGAGAATGTAATCTCTTACTCTCAGAGAAAAGCATATAAGAAGAAACTCTTAAAACAGAAGAACAATGAGAATATTCAGTAATTCATTCGAGCTAATGTCCGAATTGGGCAGAGAGCTCAACAGTTATGGTCAAACTGTAAAACCAAAGACCTATCAGAATAAAGTCATTGAGGGTAATGATGACTTTATAACCAAGGAAGTAATTTGCCAACAATATTGCTTGACATCCTTGGGAGACCCAGTATGGTTATTCGTATTCTCTCATTCAAGAGAATGGGCAGATGCTGAGTTCCAAGAAAGGGTTGATACCTCTGATATAATTAATCCAGGTAAAGCTTGGGAATTAAGAAAAGATTTATGGGAACAGTTCTTGGTAAATGGTAAATTTGATTATACCTATAATGAGAGAATCATCCATGTTATTAAACCATTGATAAGATTATTGAAGGACGATAATGACACTCGTAAAGCAGTATTACCAATATTCAATGGTGATATGGACGGATTAGATACCGATTGGTATGATGGTAGTAGACGTATACCCTGCTCTATGTATTATGACTTCCTTATCCGTCAGAATGGTAAAGGAGAGAAGGTATTACATATTTGCTATCATCAAAGGAGTTCAGATTTTGTTACTCACTTTGGTAATGACGTATACCTTGCATGGAAACTTATGGAATATGTAGCTAAAGAGGTTGGAGTTAAACCTGGCTACTTGTATCATACCATTGATTCTCTTCATGCTTATAAGAAAGATTGGTTAGCATTAGCATCTAATCTGGAAGACTTACAAGATAAATACTAATTAAGAGGGATGTATCTGCTACTGGTAGGTATGTCCCTTTTTCTATTTATAATTATGGAGACAAGATATAAGATAATAAGAAACAAGAAAGAACTCAAACGACTTATTGCTTGTTGTATAGCAACTGGTTATGCTTGCTGTGACTATGAAACAAATGCAGAACCTATTTATAATAAGAGTTTTAAACCTACAATTCTCTCTGTATCTTGGATGCCTGGGTTTGGTGCTTCCATCCCTTTAGACCATTTCGAAACAAAAGCTTATACTTCACCAGGTTGGAATTGGAAAAAGATGTTAAGGAAATTTGGGGAAGAAGTAATTGAGAATTATGAGATAACTAAGGTTGCATGGAACTGGAAATTTGACGACCAGGTAAACCAGAAGTATAAGATATTCTATAGGGGTACTTGCTTAGATGGTATGCTTGCAAAATACGTACTCAATGAAGAAAAACCACATGACCTAAAATCAATGGTAAGAAGGTATTTGCCAGAATATGGTAATTATGAAAAGCAGGATGCTTTCGATAAGATACCCTGGGATAAAAAAGAATTAGACCCACTTTGCCATTATGGATGTCAAGATACTGATTATACTTTGAGATTAATGCTCTTCTTTGAGAAGAAGTTAATTGACTTGGGAATGTATTCAGTATTTCGTAATTTATTTATGTGTAATTCTCGAGTACTTACTTCCGTAGAGAAAGAAGGATTATATGTAGATACTGAGTTCAATAAAAAGCTTCTGGAAGAATATAAACCAAAGATTGATGCTGCTAGACAAGCAATATATGACTTGCCAAGAGTTAAGAAATTCGAAAAGAGATTTAACCAGGCTAAGATTGATAAGTACATAGAAGCTATCCAAGCAGAACTTGAAGAGTTAGATTATAATGACCCAAAAGACAAACGAAAGATTGCATCAAGGGAACAGAAGATATCTAATATCAAGGCAGGTATATTTACAACTAAAAAGGAACAGGATTTGATAAGACCAATTAACCTTGGTAGTCCAGTTGATTTGCCTGCACTCATGTATTCAAAGCATGGGTTTAATTTTGAGGTAATCAAGGATAATGAATCTGGTAAACCCAGTACGGATGAGGAAACTTTAACTAATCTCAGGCTTAAGGTAGAAAACCCAGAATCACCAAAAGCAATATTCCTTGACAAGTTATTGGAACTTAGAGGGTTAGAGAAAATGTATAAGACTTATATTTACGGATGGTGGGAGAAAGTACAAGATGACTCTCGATTACATGGTAGATATAATATACATGGTACTGACTCTAATAGGTTTAGTTCTGCAGACCCAAACATGCAGCAGATACCAAAGACATCTGTAGACCCCAATATCAAAAAACAATTAGTTGCTCCTCCCGGATATTTATACATGGCATTCGACTACTCCCAAGCAGAGTTAAGAATGATGGCTCACTTATCTGGTGATGAAACTTATCTTGAAGCATTTGCCAAGGGAGTAGATCCTCACCTTGGTATAGCAGCAGCAAAGTATGGAGTACCCATTGAGGAAGCTTCTAAAATATATGAGGATGAATCACACCCAGACCATAAGTTATGGAAGGTAAGGAGAAAGCAAGCTAAACAAATTGCTTTTGGACTTATCTATGGTATTGGTGATGCTCTTCTAGCAGTTAAATTATCTGACCCAAAAGCTGGTATTATAGTTTCGAAAGAAGAAGCTCGTAAGGAAATGGATGAATTCTTTAAGAAACACCCAAAGATACTTAAGTTCAAAGAGAAGCAAGAGAAGTTCTTACGTAAGAATGGTTATTACACCCAATTATTCGGAACTAAGAGAAGATTACCTCAGATATATTCTAACGATAAACAAGAAGTTGCTTATGCTATCCGATTAGGTTTGAATTTCCCATGTCAGGGTGCTGCAGCAAATATGACAAACTTTGGAGCAATTCTTGTATACTGGTTAATGAGACAAGGCAAATTGCCCATGATGAAAGAAGCTTGTACAGTTCATGATGCGGTTTATATGTATTCTAAGCCACAAGATATAAACACCTGGACAGTATATACTATCTGGAATATTCTACGTAATCCAAGTACAAAGAAATACTTTGGTTTCCAAGTAGATGATGTAGATATGGATATGGACTTTACTATTGGTAGGTCAATGGCAGAGGAATTACCCTTTATTCCTGGGTATGATTATAACAAGATGCTTCAACCAGATTTCTCAGTTGAGGAATATATGAAAGAACATAAGAAGTATAAGCATATTCACACCAAGCAATTCAAGGAAAGGTTTAACAAACAAATAAAGAAGTATGAAAAAGATTTTGAACGGGCCCACGGTATGGCGAGCTAAATGTCCTTGCTGTGATTGCGAATTTGAATATGATACTAGTGAAACAGAACGAGTATATAATGTTGCTGACAATAGTATCTTTAGAGTAGTACATTGCCCAAATTGTAAAATTAGCTTAAAGCATTCAGATTCAGCAAAAACAACTACCAACTTGAGGAAAGAGGATACTATGTCTACATAAATAATATAAAATTATGAGACTATGACGAATGCGGAAAAAGCAAGGCTAGATGCCAACAGATTATCATCCCTAACATATATGATATCGGCATGCTTGGTATATTCAATAGATGGGCTATTCGATTATCTGGCAAAAGCTAACTTAAAGTTAGCAGGTAGGGATAAAATGTTATTCAATCGAGTAAAAGAACAAATAGGTCAATTGCAAGGCAATCTAAAAATATTAGAGGACTTGGCATTTAACGTAATGGGTAACGATGATGAAGCCAAGTTAGCTTACGAAGATGCTGTTCATATATACTGGGTTACGTTTCTTGTATTGGTAGATAGGGGTGGTTCAGATGAACTATGCGACTTAAGGTTTAAAGCTTTAGTTGATATAATAGGTAAATATGAATCTCTCCTACACTTACCCGGTTTAGATAGGGCCTACTTTGCAGCATTCGCTCAAGTATCAAAGGCAATTCAAGAAGGCAAATACAGTAAAGAAGATTTTAAAAACCTACTGAAAGTCCATGAAGATAGAACTGAAGAAACTGAAGGTGAAATTTGAGGGTAAATCAATCGAGATAGATATACAAAAGGAATTATCTATCAATGAGAATATTATCAATTCTCAGCTACGAGATTCTCCCTCTAGTTATTATATCTTATGCTCACTGAGAGATAAGTATATAAGGGAAAGGGACTTACTAGCAAGGGAAAAGGAAGAAGCCTATTCCCAAGCTTGGATATATTATAAGGATGCTAATGAGAGATGGAATAACGATTACGTATCTCATAAGGCAAATCTTAATAAGAAGTATGCCTCTATATGCGAAAGATATCTTAAAGCAGTAGAGAAAGCAAATAAGTTCATCAGTATATGTAGAGCTTATGAATCACGCGAAAATATACTAAGAACTATTAATGCAAACCTTAGAAAGGGATAACCTATTGAACTATAAACAATTACTAACTTTTAAAAACAGTATTAGAATATGAATTATTCAATGTCATTTATCTCAACTCTTGTAGCTGAGAAATTCAATCAAGAATTACCGGGATGCCCAACCGAAAATCGGGTACTTATCCTATCACCGAAAGAAGTAAACCAAACTAAATCTGGGCTTATCATTCCGGAACAAGTAAAAGAGGGAGTACCTCGTAAGGGCGTGGTAGTAAAGAGTGGGGAAATCACAGAGGAATACAAAACCTACCGGGATTTGGTAAAGATTGGTAATATCGTTACCTATGGTTTGTATGCAGGCAAGGAACTTGAATTCCCAACCGATGAATTATCTCCTGCATTGCAACAACTTTTGGAGAAGAACAATCTTACGGTACTGTCTATGAATGAGATAGTATACTCAGAACCGAACAATCAAAATTAATATTATGATAAAAGACAAGGACAAAAAGAAAAAGAAAGTATCTTCAGAAGGACTTTCTACTAAGGAAAAGATGCTAGCTAGAAAAAAACAGCTAGAGTCTAAGGGAAACGGTAATGGATTGGTATATCCCAAAGAAGGTACATTACGCATGAGAATTAAATCCCCAGGTGATGACCAAGAATTGGGTATAGAGATTATCCAATTCTATCTGGGAGGTAATTTGGGTGGAGTTATATCTCCTGCTACTTTCGATGAGCCTTGCCCATTTATGGAAAAGTATCAAGAACTGAAAAATTCCAAAGATGAGGATGACAAGGAACTTGCAAAGAACCTTGTACCAAGAAGAAGGTACGTTATTGGTGGACCAGTATATGCTGATGAAAAGGGTACTAAATTCGATTACGACGGGAAAGATAAGGGAGTTTTAGTACCTCGCTCAGTATATCAGGATATAATTGACCTTTACCTTGATGAGGATGAGGCTGGTGATATGACAGACCCAAGAACTGGATACGATATTAAAATCATCCGTTCTGGTTCAGGTAAGTTAGACACTACCTATTCTGCCCGTGCTTGCAAACCAACTAAGTTGGATAAGAAATACCAAGGTAACGTAGACTTGGAAAACATCGTTCGTTCTCAGATAAAAGATTATGATGAACTTGAGAAACTACTTGCACAGTATCTCAACGAGGACCATGACTCTGAAGATGACGAACCTAAAAAGAAGAAAAAGAAAAAGGGTATTCACAAAGACCATTACATGGAAGATGATGAACCCAAGAAAAAGAAGAAAAAATATAAGTCGGATATTTAAGGGTTAGTAAATATGGTTTCATTCGAAGGTGGTAATTAGATTCGTTCTGTTATCACCTTCTTTAGTTTAAACAGAATACATTATGGTAGATAAAGAACAATGGGAAAAATTATCCGATGAAGATAAGTCCTATGTAATAGGGAAATTTTGTGAAGAACTTGGTTTAGGAAAAGATTTTGATTATGCTAAAGCAAGAGAATATCATGAGAGAGTACAGGAAGGTTATAGGCAAGCAAGGTTAACAAATAATACCATGGCTTATGAAAATCCCGTATTGGTGTTAAAATTGATAGACCCAATAATGGCCGATATGGTATTATCATGGATGTATAATAAGGTAGAGCTCCCAAATGGAAAGAAGACTGAAGTACCATTTTTGGGTTATAATCTTATGGAATTCGTTTTCGATAAAAGTTCTCTTATGAATTACGACGACGAAGAAAAAGAAGTACTACGTGATGCAATTCGTATTTTGAAAAACAAAGGAGGTATTTAAGATGGCAAAGAAAACAAAAGTAGGTTTAAAAGTACCAACCAAAAATGAGATATTGAAAAAATATGGTGGGATGATTAAGGTAGCATCAGAAACTAAGGAAACAGGTTTATGGTTACCTTCAACATTCTTTGCTCTCAACTATTTATTCGGAGGGGGCATACCCTGGGGAAAATCCATTGAAATTGCTGGAGAAGAATCTTCAGGTAAGTCTCTTATTGCATACAACTTTGCATATTCTACAATTCAACTTGGTGGACACGTAATATGGGTAGATGCCGAACAATCTTGGATGAATTCCTGGGCAGAGATTAATGGTGTAGACCCAACTAAGGTAACTTGCATTAATGATACCCGTATAGAGTACGTATCGGATGCAGTAGCAGACTTAGCAATATACCTTCGTTCTCAGTTAACTAATAATGAACCGATACTCTTAGTAATCGATTCTATTGCTGCTATGGACTGTGCAGATAACATAGATGCTAAAATGGCAGAGGGTAAAGCAGAGATGGGAGGTAGAGCAAAGGCTCTTTATAAATACTTCCGTATCAGGAGTGAACTTTTCTACAAACTCGGAATTTGTCAAATATACATTAACCAATTAAGAACAGCACTCAATGTCGGATTTGGAAAAGATAATACAACCACTACTGGAGGAGCAGCACTCAAGTTTTATGCTTCAATCCGGGCTGCGTTCTATTCTGGTAGAAGCATTACTGTTAAGCAAAAAGGTAAAGAACGAAAAGCAGGCAAACTCGTTACTATTCGACTTATTAAGAATAAAGTGGCTCCTCCAAGACCAACGATCTCTAAATGCCCGGTATACTTCAATCCTAAATTCCATGAAGTCGGCTTTGATAGATGCTTCGGACTCGAAGACGTCTTAGTAGAGAACGACATTATCAAAAAATCCTCAGGTGGGGTTTATAAGTTTAAAGGTAAAACCCTTGCAAGAGGAGAAGAGAAATTCCAAAAGCTTCTTGAGGAAGATGATGACCTTCGTCGTAAGTTACTTCGTAAAGCTGATATTAATACCATCGGTACTACTAGAAAGAAGTTAGAAGCTCTGACTACTAATTATTATCCAGTAGATGGAGTAGAATATGAATCATTTAATGAATCAGAAGACGAGGAGGAAGACGATGAGTAAGAAAACAATATTATTGATTGATGGGGAGAATATTCTCCATCAATCCTTTCATAAGTTCGAAAAACTTAAGAGTACTGATGGTAAACCCAGTGGGGCAATATTCGGATTTTTTAAATCATTACATATGTACCTTACAAGGTTTGAACCAGATGATGTTTATATATCATTCGATAATGGGCATTCACCTTTGAGAATGGAGCTGTTACCCAATTATAAGGGACACAGAAAGAATATATCTGTAGACTACGAATCATTGCAAAGTCAAAAGGTAATTATCATGAAGTTATTGGGTATGCTAAGAATTAATTATATATTCGATAAAAGAAAATCTACAGTATATGAAGGAGATGATTTCTTAGCATACCTTGCAATTAAAAAATTCCAATCCGATAAGATGATACTTATATCATCAGACAAGGATTTTAACCAGTTGCTAAGTAATAACCTTCGGATATACAACCCAAGGAAGGACGAGATGATTCGGATGGAGAATTGCAAAAAACTATTTGGTTATCATTCACATGAAACTGTATCATACCTTGCCATGGTTGGGGATACATCCGATGATATTCCAGGGTTCCCAGGTATTGGGCCAGTAAAAGCAAGGAAGATACTTGATGAGGGAACTATACATAAGTTCTTAGAGGATGAGGGTAATCGAGAAAAGTACTTAGAGATATGGGAAAGAAATAGGCAATTGATTGACCTATTCTACTTTGTGGGTCATAATCCTCTTGACAAGTTACCTATCAAAATAAAGAAGAAGTTCAAATACGAAAAGTTCAAAGCTATTTGTATCGAATACTCTTTAGCATCATTCTTGACAAATGAATTTATAAAACCCTTTAAAGAATTACAAGATGGAATGGATTAAACCAAAACGAATAATGTTTGTAGGTCCCTCAGGTATAGGGAAAACTACATTGGCAAAAGCAGTAGAAGAGATTTGTGGGATTCCTTTTATCTCTGGTAGTATGAGTGATTTACTCCCCGCTACTAAAGATATAACTCACTCAGAGTTATTATCTCTTGGTTCGAAGAGTTTACAACAATCAGATTATCAACTGTTAACTTTGAGAAATAGATTGTTCAGGGATAAGGAAACATTTGTTACAGACCGTAGTTATGCAGATTTAGCTGCTTACTTTTGGTATAAACAAGATAGACATCTCCCTGAATGCGAATTAGAAGATTTTTTCTGTAAATGTGGAACTCTTATGAGAAGTCAATGTGACTTAGCAATATACCTTCCATTAAGCATGTCAACTTATAAGGATTGGAATATGGAAGATAATCATAAAAGAATCACTAATCGGTATTATCAAGTACATATATCAGGAATGATGGGAGAACTTCTTGCAGATTGGGAAATACCAACTTTGGTTATACCTCAATTGGATTTGAATACCAGACTCAGTCAGATAAAAGGACATTTATTATGAAAGATGTAATTGCAGTAGCTTTCTCAGATTTACACATAAATCTCTGGGCTAAGTTCAATGACAATAACCACAGGACCCTGAATTCGTTCAGGGTTTTGTCGATTATACAGAAAGTATGTAAAGAGTACAATTGTCCTGCTCTATTCTGTGGAGACCTATTTCATAAGGCAGAGACTATGGACCAAGACCTTTCAGAGATAGTTTATAATGAGCTCAATAAATTGGGAGGTCTTTGGATATATGCTATATCGGGCAACCATGATATTAAGAAGGTAAGTAGAGTGGGTAATCCACCCTACAGTTGGTTGTATACAGTAGAAAGATATGGTATAGAGATAATAGACTACACTACTCGTATACTATCCGGATATCACAAAGAAATAGAAGTGCATGGGGTTCCATATATTGATAATAATATCGGAATAAGTAAGTATCTTTCAGAACTCAAATTAGATAAGAGTAAAAAGCATATACTTCTTCTTCATACGGATTACCCGGGAGCAAAGGATACCGATGGTAGGGAAATAGATTCTGTAGAGAACCTAAATCTGAATACCCTGAATAGGTTTGACTTGGTATTATGTGGACATATACATAAACCTCAAAGGCTTGGGAAAAAGGTTTATATGATTGGGGCTCCTAACCAACAGAGAAGAACAGATAAGAATTGCAAACTTGGGTATTGGAAAATATATGAAGACCTATCCATGGAGTTTGTACCTCTGAAAGGTTTCCCAAAATTCAAGGATGTAGAATCCGAAGAAGATATCAAGGATGATGGCAATTATTATACCATAATTCCTCAAAAAGCTAGTACTCCAGTTAATAACAAACATAAGATTACTAAGCAACTTTCTAAGAAAACTCTAGCAAAGAGATACCTAAAAGAGAAAGGCATTAAAGATGAGGTAAAAACTAATCTATTAATCGAAACACTTAAAAAGGCTGAATCATGTTAACATTCCTAAATATGGATGTAGAGGGTTTTTGTTCAATAGAATCCCTACACTTACAATTAAACCCCACTTGTACCATGCTAATCAAGGCACCAAATGGGAAAGGTAAGTCAACTATCTTATCTGCATTGGTATGGGCAATATATGGGAAAAACCTAAAGGGTGTATCTGAGGTAAACACCTGGAAACAGATAAGACCCAAAGAATACCAAGGTACCAAAGTCCAGGTATACTTTCAAAAAGATTCTCATACATATAAAGTAATACGTTGTCAGAAGTATGACGGTTTACTTGATGATGGGTCTAAAGGGAAAGATAGGCTTATCATTATCAAGGATGGTGATACTATCGATGTAAAAGGGAAAGGTAAAATCCAGGACGTAATAAATAGAGAAATAGGGTTATCATATACACTGTTCATGAATTCAATCATGTTCGGACAAGGTATCAAACGACTTATACAAGAATCTAATTCGGATAAGAAAAAGATATTCGAAGAAGTATTTGACTTAGAATTCTTAAACCTTGCCAAAGGCATTGCATTGCAGGATAAGAATAATGTAATTGCCCAGATAAACGAGGTAGAACACCAATCTCAAATTCTTAAAAGGGAATTAGAGGTTAACAAAGAGGCTTACTTTGATTTACGTGACAGGGAAAAGTCTTTTAAGAAACGTATAAAAGAAGAACGGAGAGAACTAAAGCAAGATAGAGAAAAGCTAACTTCGTTACTTATACAGAAACAGAAACAGATTAAGGATGAAGTAGATGCTTCTATTCAGATAAAGATTAAGAAACAGAATAAGGTAATCTTGGACTTAAGAGGTAAGATAAAAGATGCTAAGAGTTTATCTAATGTACCTCTTAAGAAGGTAATTAAAGAGTTAGTAATACAGTTAGAAGCTGGCCACTACAAACGTGCATTGCGAGATGCTAAATCAATATATAAGTCATTCTCTGACCTTGACAAATATGATAAAGAGTATCAAGAGGCTTTAGAGAGGTTAGAGGAATTAAGTAGTGTTAATGATAAGTATAGGAAACTAAAATCTGAATGTGATGATATTGCTTCTGACATTGCTACTGTTGATGAGGATTTATCTAAACTCAAAGCAGAGAAACTTAAAGTCATGTCTCCCAAGTATAAACAAAAGCTTAGAGAGATTAGGAAAAATTTACGGAAGGTTGATGAAGACTTTCATAACAAAGAAGCAGAGTTAGAGAATTACAATTGGTTAATCAATGACCCATTGGGAAATAACGGAATCAAGGCATATTTATTTGATTCATCACTTGAGTTCTTAAACAAATGCTTGGATAAGTATGCAGAGGTATTAGGTTTTAGGATAGAGTTTAATATCGATTTAGGAACTGCTAGAAAAGAATTTGTTACTCTTATTGAAAGAGATGGGCAAATCATTGATTATGATGAACTTAGCGGTGGAGAAAAACAATTAGTTAATGTGGCAATGGCTTTTGCAATGAATGAAGCTCTTACTGCATCTAAAGGTATAAATCTTGCTTTCTTAGATGAGGTATTTGAATCTTTGAGTTCAGATAACGTTGAGGTTGTAACTTCCCTGATAAGACATATATTCAAAGATAAAACCCTATTCTTAATTACTCATTTAGACTCACTTCCTCTTGGTAATACGAAAATCCTGCAAGTGGAAAAAACCAACGGCCTTAGTAGGTACCAATTACTATAATGGTATATACAACACCAAGGAAAAATGAAAACCTATAACATTGATGGGTACCCCGGATATTATATTTCTAAACGGGGTATCCTATATTCTAGATTATCCGGGACTTGGAGAAAAAAGAAACTCGGGTTAGATTCTAAAGGCTATTATGTAGTAAAGTTACATAACTCTAAAAAGAAGAAACACTTTAGGATTAATAGGTTAGTAGCTATGGTTTACATACCCAACCAAGATAATAAACCCTGTGTATGTCATAAGGATAACCTTAGAACGAATAATCATTATAAGAATCTTTATTGGGGAACTCATAAAGAGAATTCTCAGCAAATGGTGTTGGAGGGTAGGTCTTTAAAAGGAATACCCAGAAAAACCAAATTAGATAGTGAATTTATACGTAAAGAATGGGAAACTGGTAATTATATGTCTTTAAGAGAATTAGGCAGAAAGTATTCAGTATCTCATACTACGATTAAAAGGTATTTATCATGAACAGTAAGAAAAAAGGCAATAAGTTTGAAAGGAAAATAGCTGGGTTTTTTACAAAGTGGACCGGGTTTAAGTTTGAAAGAAATCGGGCAGGCTCAGGAGCTTGGCATTCGAATAAGGATTCTACTTCAGACCTTACCTGTACCGATGAAAGACATGCTCATAGATGTAAGATATCTGTTGAGTGTAAAAATTATAAAGAGATTAAGTTTGAACATATACTGCTTGGTAACAAAGGTTGTGATATACTCAAATTCTGGGAACAAGCTTCTAAAGATGCAAAGAGAGGTAATAAGGTGCCTATTCTTTGTATGAGATATAACTCTATGCCTGCAGAGGAATTCTTTTTTGTTGTAGGTATCAAGTTGGGAGATTTAATTGCCCAATACGTTGATAGGGTAATGTATATACAAGTACCTGGAAATACTCTTATGGTATTTATGGCTAGTGAAGTATTAAGAACTCCATATAAGTTAATTCATAAGCAAGCAAAATTAATTCTTAAAAACTCCTAAGCCATGAAGAAACGTACCCCATATTCGTATTGCATCTTTTATATCGAAAGAAAGTACTCCGATAGGATTAATCAAGAACTCAAGGAAAAGGGGTATGACCAACTTAAGGCGATTATCCCTACAGTAAGTGTATTGAAGAAAACCATAAAAGGTAAGATGATATTTGAAGAAGTACCAGTATTATTCAACTATGGTTTTATGAAGATGCCAACTGAACTTGCATTCTCTAGACCCTTTCTCAACAAATTACGAAGGAATATATCTGGTATCAGAACTTGGTTGAGGAATACAGAGACAATGCACCAAAGGAAAAAGAAAGTTAGAATCGATAATGGCGAAGACTTTGATGATTTTTCATTGGTGGCTACTGCAAGCAGAAAGGAAGTAAGGAGATTTAGAAGACTCTCTAAAGAGAACAAAAGGTTTTCAGTTGAAGATTTAGTCAAAGTAAACTCTGGGGATTACTTAGTACTACGTGGGTATCCTTATGAGGGGATAGATGCTACTGTATTAGAAGTTGATCATTTATGTAAGAGGGTAAAAGTACTTATATACCCAGAGATGGGAAGAATGGAGGTATGGTTGCCATTCGATAATGTAATCTACAGTGTTTACTATAACCATGATCCAGATAAGCTTTATGCTAATCAGGGAGATTTTGACCCAAATCAGATTACCAGTGAAGCGATAGATAATTTAATTAATTTTAGACGATAGTGTTATGAATGAAGCTCAAAAGAAAGCATGGAGTTGTTTAATAGACAAAGAACAACAATCTTTATTCCTTCAACTATCAGAAAGTAAGTCTTCATGGGAAGCTGGTGAAATTTTAAAGTTGTCTCATTACAAGTATCTTGAAATCCGAGAAAGGTCAGAGAAATTCTTTAGGCTGTTCTCGGATTTTTTTGAGAAACACACTTCTATCTTTCGACCAGACTGTCCTTGTGAAAGAAACTTTCAAGATTACATGGAAGGATGTTTAGAGAAACGGTTAAAAAGGAAAGAAGCAAGCCTATATACCGGAGACTCTGCCCAATTACTCCCGAAGGTAAATACCAAGAACATCGAGAGAAATATGAAACGGTTGAAAGAGTCAGAAGATGAATGGGATAAAGATACTCTAAGATTAATTCTTGAATTTGATAGATGGAATAATTTTAGAATACTACCAAGGATGCTACAACAGCCTTCTGCGTTTAAAAGACGTTCGAATAAGAAGGATAAGATATACATCAAATACCTACTTAATAGGGTACCAGATTGGATGCACACTAAACTCAGAGAGAGATTTAGGTATAAGGTAAAACCCGGCAAAAAGAAATACTGGGTAGCCTTAATATCCGAAGAACTATACACAGATGGTTACTTATTATTGCCAGTAAGACCATTGCAAGAGGTAATCGATGAATTTAGTAGATTCTATATGTATGTGTTCGAAACTCGGGATGATGCCGATACTTTTGGTTTCATGGTATCTAAGTTTATGATTAAAACCGAGTCTGTAAAACTGGGACAAAAATTCTGGCCTGAGTACAGATGCTGTGTGGAAAAAGCATTGAACTATAATTCTGTGAATAACATAGAATTCAATATCAAGAAATTGGATATGGCCTATAATATCCACACACATAAAAAACCGAAGAAACCCAAATCCACTGCTGTGGACCGGGCAAAAACCTCGGATTTTTATAAGAAATAAGTAAGAATGTATTTTTATTTAAAATATTATTTTTATATTTGCATACAATTTAATGAATACTTAAAAATATTATAGATATGGCAAAAAAGAAAAGAAAAGACCTGAAAGCTCCATCCAAAGAGAAATCCAATTTTCTCGGAGCATCCGGGAGAAACATGACTTACAAGGATTTGAAAAGGAAAGCCATTATACTGGGTATGCCTTTTCCAGATGCCTGCTCTGCTGGAGTATTTGATTTATTACATTACATTCAAAGTTCAGAAGAGAGACCAGATAAATCCTTAATTGATAAGTACGATGATTGGATGGATAAACAATTGGAAACGATTGGTTATTCGAAGGATGACCCATTAAGGAATTCACGATTAAGGCTTGGGTTTCTCGGAGAGGAAGGGGAAAACGGGCAAAGAAGAACTAAACGGGTTCCCGGGATAAAGAAGCCAAGAGAGAAAAAGCCACCCAGAGAAAGGGATGAATTTAATCTCATCAAGGGTACTAAGAAATCCTATGTATGGGAATTAACTGCAAAGGGGTTTGATATCGATAGAATTATTCGAAGGATGAAAAAGAAGTTCCCTGAAGCAAACGAGAAATCTATTAATCTTTGGTATAGGATGGCAAAGAGGAATATCAATGGTAAAGCTAAAGGAAAGTAATATTGGGCCTATTCTTCCAGATAGATATTATATATGGACATGGCGACCAGATACAACCAATAAGATTATCACCGAGAAGAAATTATATCGGAAACATCTAACTGGTATACCATACTTTACTAGACACCATGTAAAGGTTACCCTGGTTTACTTATATGGGGTAGATGTCCTACAATATATTCATATTATATCTGGAAGGAAACTCTTGCAACAAGGTATTAGAGAATTATCCGACATGAATGGTAAACTCTTAAAAAGGGGAGCTACTAAATTCTGGTTTAAGGGTAAATTCGTTAGGGCAAAGAAATTCATAATACCAGATGAATATAAGATTGATAAACACCGACGAAGAAGATTCATGGTTCAAATGCACCGGGTCTTTAAGTCAAAAGGAAAAAAGGCATTCGATGAAAGATACTCAATCAAACTCTATGGACAACGGCAAGGCATATCTCCCGCCTATACGAAGCAGAAGAGATTACAAATCTATTCTTCTATCTTACAGGATTTACGAGAGGCTGAGTCAAGAGGAGAAGGTTAAATTCAACCTATTATTCTTACAGTACCCACCATTGGTAGGTTCATTGGCTTTATATCTGAGAAAGAAAATGAATATCCCAATACAGAAAGTACTATTTATTAAAGCACAAAGGGATATGATTGAAATATTCGATGAGGCATCTATTAGGTTTATGGGATATTTGCCCAAAGAAAGGCATATCAAGAAGTCTCTATTATTTCAATGCTTTGTTCCTTTAGAGAATATAAAAATCCGAAAGGCTTATGCTTACATAATGACCAATCGGATGATAGAAAATCAATATTGGGTATACCCAGTTAGATTAGCCGATAACTATAAAACAATGCAAAAAGGGAAATACAAATTTTATACCGAAGTATTCGGAAAGGTTGGTATTCCTGGAATAACTAAAATTCAATACAGCAATGAATGATAAATTATCAAAAACAAACCTGGTTACACATAAACCACTAAACCCTTTTATGGGTAAGACTTTTAAGATACTTACCTATAATCAGGTTGACCAAGTAGTTAATACCGAAACGGTAACTATTGAGTCTCAAGAAGAATTAAAGACAACTCTTGATAGCATTAAACAATATAATGATGCACATGCTCAATTAGAGGGTTTTCTTAAGCTAACCAAGAAACTTATAACAGAGTGATATAAATTTATTAATTAACCAACTTAAACATTACGAAAATGGCTAAGAAGAAAAAAGAAGTGGAACTGAAAGAAGTTTCCAGAAAAGAAATCAATGGTGCAATAATCATCACTTACGAAGATGGTTCAGTAGTAATTATCCCTGCTCCTATCAAACTCACCGAGGAGGAAGCTGAAGATCTCTTCGGTTCAGAGGAAGAAGACGATGACGAAGAAGAGGAGGAAGAATCAGATGACGATGATGACGATGATGACGATGATGACGATGACGATGATGACGATGATGACGATGACGACGAGGAAGAGGAACTGACTGCCGAAGCTCTTGCCGAAATGGACTTCGAAGAACTGGAAGATGTCTGCGATGACAAGGACCTTGAAACTGACCCAGACGACTTTGACGAAGACGATATCGAGAAATTCCGCAAGGCAATTGCCAAGGAACTCGGTCTCAAATTGCCGGCAAAGAAGGAAGCCAAAGAAAAAGGCAAAAAAGGAAAAAAGTAAACTTGGTAACAGTATTCAAGATTTAAGGGATGGGTAATTCCATCCCTTTTAACTATTACCAAACGTAGAAGTTATACTCAAAATTTTTAATCATTAAAAACCATAGAAATCATGGCAACAAAGAAAAAAGAAGACACCAAGAAAAAGGGTGCAGAAAAAGATACTGAGAAAGAAGCTAAACGTAAAGCTCGTCAAGAGGCACTGAAAAACAGACCGGCAGAGCAACGTCCGAACAGTAAACAGATTGACGTTATTGCCATCAACGAAAAATCCGAAGTTCGTAACTACGGTTATGCCGTAAAGAACAAGGAAGGTTATCAGGGAGTAGTGGTTACTTCTGTTCTGGTAACCGATGGTAAACCAATCTCTACTTCAGTTTCCTTCGTTCCTGGTAATCTGACAGTTAAGTCAAAGAAGAACCACGGAGTTATCTGTTCTCCCAAGAACAAGAAGAACAAAGGCGAGGAATCAGAAGAAGAATCTGAGGACTGATTATTTTCTCTAATTACCGCCAAACCAATGGTTTAGGTTTAGAAAGTTAATGTTATACGTAGTAACAACCCCTCACTCACACTTAGGACGTTGTTCAGCCAAAAGCTCATTGCCTGCGAAGGTAGTGGGCTTTTAATTTTTATACCAGTATGGACCAAGAAAGATTAGCTATTCGAAAGAATATTAGAATACTTGCATTAGATAATCTAATAAATACTTATACTGATGCACTAGAAGATAAACAATTAAACCTGGGACCAGATGAAAGGGAACTTGCTATTGATATAATAGATGAGGCAAGATTAATGCTATCAGAAGAAACCCAGGAAGTAAATAACCAAGTAATACCAAGACCAAAATGGAAGAAGTAAACATAAGAACCCTCCTATCAAGTATCAAGGTAGTAAGAAATGATATTCAGTTCACTCACTACCAAATGAGCATAGCCCTGAACAAAGGTAAGAAAGGTGATTGGCAAAGGCATAAGTTAAGATTAGATTATCTGAAAAGAAAACTCAAGGGTTTAATGGACAGGTTAACTAATAAACTAAAAGGTACCATACTAACCGTTACATATCAAGTAGCTACTCCCATAAATACAAAAACTTTTGAACAAACTTTTACTAATCTCACTCAGCAAGAGATAGTAGACATCATGCAAGTAAGGGCTATCATGGAGGGAGTAGAAATAAATATCCTAGAAATTAAGGAAATCCCAACCCAAATAAGGGAAGTATAACTATGGTATTATGTAAATCGGATATTCATTATTCACCATAAAATTTTAAGAAAATGGCTAAGAAAGAAGACAAGAAGAGTAAACCGGAATCCAAGACTCCAGAACTCACAAAGGCAAAGAAAGCTTTGGATGCTTATCTCAAAGAGAACAAGTTGGACCCAACTAAAGATTGGACCAAGGACAAGAAACATGGTAAGAAGATTACCGAACTTGTTAACAAGTTGAACAAGGAAAGAGATAAGGTTGCTGCTGCCTATCCGGAAAAGGATGCCGACAACAACAAGAAGTTGGTAAAACTCAAAGAGAAGAAGGAAAAAGAGAAGGCCGGAAAAAAAGAAGAGAAGAAGGAAAAGAAATCTGCTGGTAGAACTGCTACCAAATACGATTACCCTCTTATCGATGGCCGGGAAATGACTTCTGCCGAAAAGAAAAAATACCGTATGGAGCAAAGAAAGCTTGCTTCAGGTAATGCTCCCAAGGAGGAGAAGGAAGCCAAGAAGGCAAAAAAGGAAAAGGTAAAAGAAAAACCTGCTTCCGATAAAAAGGAAAAGAAGGCCAATAAAAAGAAAGACAAGAAAAAGAAGAAGGCCGCTAAAGAGGAAGATTAACTCCAACTCTCATAATGTTATTTAAGTATTCGTTAATGTGATGAAAGGCCTGGCAATATAAAATTTGTTCAGGCCTTTTATTTTATCTAAGAAACAGTGTATGGAACAAGAAGTATATAAACCAAAATTAAGAATCACTACCTTATCCGAGAATGGCACTCCCCTATCTGATAGGTTAGTAGATGCTTATACCGAGATGAACTCGGGACCAAAGGTACAGCATAAGGGTCCAATAAGAGTAGAAGTAACTCTTACTAATCAACAAGATGTGGATAACTTCAAATCTTACTTAGAGAGATTGGTAGGAATCCTTCCCATAAAGAATCCCAGTGCAGGAAGAGGGAGACCTGCTGGGTCTTCTAATAACAAAGAATTGGAATCACCAAGGGAGGATATCCTTGCAGACGTAGAGAAAATGGTAGAGGAGGGAAAAACTCAGCAAGAGATAATCAAATACCTAAGAAAACTTGGATTTGTATTTATCCTTACTGAGGACTTTCTGTTTCACTTTCCAGGATTTGAATTTGATGCAAAAGATGTGGGAGAACCGACGGAGAATAAGCAATATCCAAATTCATTCTCCTGGATGGCAAGATGTATCAAACGTGCAAAAGACCCAAAAACAGATAAGTTCGACCCAATGGTTATCTTCGGCTTTAGCATCCTTAACGGACCGTCGAAAAAGATTATTCCGTACCTATATAAGGAAAGGCGTAAACCAATGAGAACTAAAGTTGGTAAGAGTACTATCTCTTTTTCTCAAGCAGAGTTTACTAAATTGCCTAAGTATATGTTAGAGGAAGAACGAATTAAGTTCTCTACAGAGCAAAGGCAATTACTTCTCAACCCAGAGAAAAAGCCTTCGAAATTCTTTATGAGATGGTATAGGGATGTAATCTTCCCAGATTCAATCAAGGAGAAGATGGAAGAGGTAATCAACCGCTAACATCTACCTCCCTATTTAATAAAAGAGTATATTATATAAAATATAGTTCGTATATTTGCATAAAGATAATTTTTAATTATGGACAAAGAAACAAAAGACATTATCAAGCTAATCGCTGGTATTCAAATCGAATCACTAAATTCTTTTAAGGAGGATGTTTCTAAGGGCAATAACATTGCCGATGACTTAATCAAGAAACTACTTCAGATTGATAACGATGAGATTACCATGGCACTGGATGACCACATCCAATTATATGTAGACATTGAGCAAACACCCCAATTAATTCAGACTATCTCTGAATATCAAATGTTGGTATGCTCACATATCTTATTCAGAATGGAGGATGAATGGGTACATACCAATTCTCAAGGCGTATTGGGAACCTGGGCAATCTTCCAGAAATCAAACCTTAAGTTTCACCCTGAACTAACACTCTTAAAACTTTAATATAGACATGGAAAAGAACGAATACTTAGAATCAGTTGAAATGAATACGGGAGTTGAAATGATTCCCTGCGAATCCTCTAACATTGAGGGCTATGGTTATGACTCAAAGAAAAAACAACTTTGGGTAGCTTTTAAAAATAACAGAGTATATCGGTATGATGAAGTACCTTATAAGATATGCAATGGTTTACACCTTGCAGAATCTAAGGGTAAATACCTGGGAGAACATATAAAGAATAAGTTTAAAACTACTGGATATGAACTCAGGAACTAAAATAATAGGAGGGATATCCCTTGTACTGGGAGTAATGCTACTTTTTGGGTCTAGACCATCAAATCTCGACCGGGAAGTGAGCATTGCTCCTTCTGAGTTTGTTAGGCCTAAGCCTAAAGATAAACCCAAGGAGGAAAAGAAACAATGGTATAAATATAGGGTAGAAATAGAATCAACTCCAGAAAAGAAGTTATATAAGATTGAGAAATCTGGATATAACCAATATGAAATTTCTAGAAGAAGTTCTGGCTACTCCTATAAAACCTATGAATTTATATCTGATAAGGTAATGAATACCCAAGAAGCTTATAACTACGTTATCAATAACTTGGATAAATGCACCCTGGTATCTAATACCTCAGAAGAAAACATCTACGACAGGTACAATGATGATTATGAAGGATACATAGATGACCCGGAAGACGAAATCAACTATCCTCCAGAAATCTTCGACTTCCTAGCCGATTAACCTTAGCAAATATAAAAATTTATTCGATTTATTTTTGTAATTAAAATATAGTTCGTATATTTGCATAAAGATAATTAATTAATCACTTTTTAAATATAGACGTTATGAAAAAGAATGAAACCAAGGTTACTAACCTTATTAGCAACAAGGTTGCTGAACAACTTGAAGGAATCAAAAATTCCAAGACTACAACTTCTAAGGCAAAGGCCAAAAAGACTAAAAAGGAATTGGTACAAGATGCTCAAGAAGCTGCCACAAACTTTGCTAATGCTAAATTGGTAGAACTCTCTCCTAAAGGTAAAACTTCCAAGAAGGCACAGGTTGTCAAGGAAGTTAAGGAACAACAAAAACCTTCCATCATCGAACAGGTAATCTCAAATCGGGAAGTAAAATACGTATATCCCGAGGATGTAGTTGACACTCTTGCTCGGAAGAAATGGAGACAACAAACTCGAAACGAACTTCATCGATTGGAACTTGCCATGGCTCGTATCAAAGACCAAAACTCCAAAGAGTTCAAGGCTGCTGCTAAGGCATATGAGGACTTTCGTAAAAAGGTTCTCAAACCCGAACAAGTTGCATAACCCTTTATTAACCTAAGTTCCCGGGCTAATCAGTCTGGGAACTTTTATAAAGAATCATAATGGATTACACTATCTTCTCTGATAAGGAGATGCTTAAACAAGATAAAGAACTTGTCGAATTACATAAACGATGTTGTAAATCTTGGCTTGTTCAGCATTCACTTAAGCATTCTAAGATAAAGAAGTTCTTTATAGTTTACGATTGGTATATCAATCCACATAACGTAAGGAATTTCTTTTTCAGGCCTATACACATCTTTATTCAAGCATTGCTTTTAGGGCAGCTTGATGATATTTCAGATTACATAGATAATAATACTAAGAATGGAAAACGAAAGAAGAAACGGAACAGAAAAGTATAATGTACTTTACCTCAAAGGTAAATACCAGTATAAATCAAAGTATCCCCAAATTGAGGCTAAACATAAAATTGTCTATGCTGGGCCTGTAAAGGAAATGGCACCCATCTGGGATAGCATCTCGGATATTCTAAGAAAATCTGACAGAATCTGTACTGAATCTCGAAGAGAATTGAAGAAACTAGAAGAACGTTCACAGAACCAATTCTATTTCAAGAAAGAAGGTATAACCCATATAATCATATACAAATGTTTGGGGCAATAGTTAAAGACCTATATATAGGCAAATCGAAATTACGGTTCTTCTGTAATAAAAGGGAGTTACAACCAACTACCTTGGTAAGTGATGTATTACAACCCACTGGGTTCACAGGCAATATGCCGGATTATGGTACATATGGTAATTACAAAGAGGGTAAATTCGGGATAACCCCAATAATGCCCAAACATCAGATATATGTTACTGGTATTCCGAAAGGGGCAATCTTAGATAATTTTCGATTAGAGAAAACAATTTGGTCTTCATACTATGAAGATGATATAAGGGGATATCTATTCCAGGTTACGGATGGATACCCTAAACTTATAATTAAACAATAACATGGAAGCAATCGATTACGTTAAATTATTTAAGCTCGACCAAGAGAACTATGATTTTAAAAGGGAAGAGTTTATATCCGAATTAGGTAACGAATTTCTAGATTATTGCCAAACTACTACCATTGGCATTAATCCTAAGACCCATAAACTATACTACTATCGGTTTAAGGAAATAGTTAAGAATTTCGAAACCAAATTCTGGGCAATCTCCAAGTTAAAGTTAGGAGAACCCTTTACCCAGAAGTTATGGAATGCCTTTTTCGCTACCCAGGTAGTTCCTCTAAGGACCCAATTATTCCCCGATATTCAAAAGATGATTGAGGAATTGCCCAATTTTAGGGCAAGGGCAGAATATAACCGTAGTAAACAAGACAAAAAACCTACGAACCGTAAAAAGGTAAATTATGGCAAGGGAAATCACAGACCTTCATGGGAATAAATTCAAGGTAGGAGATTATAAACTTTGCCTTGAAATCCCTATTACTGGGAAAGGTAATTTAGTATTCACCAGGGACCTAATCTCTGGTGAAGCTTTTAATTTATCGGTAATAAGGGATAGGTATTTAGGGTATTTCTACAACCTATCTTTGAATCTGTATGTAAGGTACGATTTAGAGTATGTGGGATATGATGAAAGTTCGGACATAAGAAAATCTCATTTGTATGTTAGAAAAAAGAAATAAAATCGTAAGGTTCCCAAGACCTATGGGAGTTACGGCAATGGCTTTAGAATATCAGAAGAACCCAAATGATACACTTCTGGTAAATATACACAACTACCTTATCAATCAATGGTTAATGGGTAATGGTGTATTATGTGGTATTACGTATGATATTAATACCTTCTCATACCGTATGGGTATAGATATCAATTACATACGTATCTTTATGAGAGATAGGCTATTAAGCTCAAGAATCTGGGACAAAGAAAAATCAGAAGATTTACTGCAAGCATTAATGGGAGAACAACTTGCTTGGGTACTAGAAGACCGTATGGAGATAGCCCATCAGGTAAACGTATTGAGAGAATCCCAGGGAGGTAAGTATATGCCATTTATATCTGCGGAGCTGGGTAAGGCTTTAAAGTTAAAGTTGGAATCCTCTACATCTCTTCAATCTATCGTACGTAATATTACTGGAGGAAGTACTACCAATATATTTGCTCAGTTCAATCAGAACAATGTAAATCAACCTCAGAACACTATTTCAATCGACGAGGCACGTCAAATAGTATTAGAATCTCAAAAGATACTGGATAAGACTGAAGAGGCTAAACTATTAGAGGAAAGATATGATATAGCTTCATTACCTGAGGTAGTTGCTACTAAGCAAGAGGGAGTAGATACCAGTAAGGAAGGTCTTAACCTTAACAAGGCAGAGTTAGCCCAGATTACCGATGATTATAAGGGAGCTATGGAGTTATTCCCTGATGAACATCATGAGATACGTAGAGAAATAGAAATGCGTATTGACCCAGATGAGGAGGACCCAGAATTGTATCAATATGAGGAAGTACCAGAGGAGGAAGATATGGGCTCCTTTGCATCTCAATTCTTACGTAGTAAGAGGCTCTAGTAGTTAAATAGGTTCATTGCATATTATATTGAAAATTTATATATTTGCATATCAATTTTAAAATAGACAAAAATATGAAAACAGATTGTTACATCTACACGCTTATTACCGGAGACTTCCTATTCCAAGTAATGGAAACATCCGATGAACAAGCCGAGAAACGTTTAATCGACCTATATCAGGAGGGAGAGGATGATCTTTATTCAGACATCTATGAACATCATTCCTATGATGACCTTAGGAATTACTATGGCAGTGTTAAGGTATACAAAACACCCATAAACTTAGAAACAAATCAACTTGGGTTCCCAGGTTTAATCGTATACTGATATGGATATCAATTTAGAATACAAGAAAACCCAAGTTAACAAGGTTAATCAAGGGACTTATTTTAAACTCAGACCAACAGAAACTGCTCCGGTATGGGTAAGGGGCGAATATGACAAAGCCTCTAAGACTTATTCTTGCTATAAGTACGAAGATACTAATCATGAGAAATTCCTCAAGGGAAACAGAGAAATATACATAAATTTTACATTCTAAGCACATGAACCTATTTAAACGAAAGAAATGCTCTAAAAACCTTATCTACCTTGATAAGGGTAACCTGGTATTCAAAGGGCCAGTGAAATCTATTTACCGGATTCTTGAACTCTGCATGATAGAGTCTGGTAAATTTGACGAACGGTTATACTTTGATATGTACAATGAATATCTTAAACATTATGTAATATATGATACTACTCCTCAGTTATTACAGTATAAGATACCCTTGATATTTGGTAAACGTTTCCCAGGAATAACATTCTCTAAACGTTTTACCTTCGAGTATTTAATACCGAGTAGGATTACTTATTCTAAAATACCATCTTGCTTTGAATTACCCAAGTATATCGAAGAACATTTAATACATATCTTCAATAGGGTAGGTGCTTACATTGAAATTCCTTATGATGAGAATATGTTTACTAATATGATTAGGCTCAATTTCCTAAAAGAATGGGAACTATTCAAGGACTTATCAATGGTAGATGCTTACATAAGCAGTCAGCTGGACCTAATCTATAGTTATGCTAAAGTAGAGAATCAAACCATAGTTAAAAACATCATCGAAAGGACTCTTGAAGAAATTACAGAAGAGACTATCGGTAAAAACAATGAAGAACATGGAAAATAAAGAGAAATTCGCTTTCCGAAAGGTAAGTATGACAGAAAATGTCGAAATAGAGTTTATCAAAACTTTAGAAGACAATGCTAATAAAAGTGATGAAGACTTGCTAAAAGCTTTCAAGAACAAACTATCTTCGGACAATGTTACTTGCCATGCAAGTATGCTTTCAAGAACAACAACTCATGTTATCTTTCAGATATCCAAATTTAGTAAGATAACAAACTCCTATCGGGACCATGAATTATGGTTATTCGAGATTGATAACAATAATACCATACTAAATAGGTTCCGGATATGATTATAATGAAGACTCTCCAGGCTGAGGATTTAAAGAATGATGAATGGTTATACAATGCCTTAACCAATGGTATCAAAGAATGTTTAACTGCTCCCATCCTAACTTTGGACCCAACAAAGCCTGAACATATTAGAAGAACAGAAATGATACTGGAGAATTTCTCACAAAAGGATTCTCCAGTAGTTGCTACGGTAATTGCTCCAGGCAATTTCATACAGATGATATTACCGAAACATGATATACTTTTATCGGTAATGTTCATATACAAAGAGAAAAATACCTACGTTCAACTCATAATACAAAAACTTAGTTATGTTAATAAACAAGAGGAAAAACCCATTAGTGACTCACTTGATAGTGGGTCTAAAGAATGAACACGGTTTATATAAGATACATACCGAAGTAAGTCCAACACAGTTAGTGGGCACTGAGCTCCTCAGAAATATCATGCCCATATTTGATGCCTGCACTGGGCATGAACCAGATACCTTCTTGGTATACGAGGAATTTGAAAATTGGTTAAATGATATAGAATGGATAGGTTATGAAACCTTTGAAGTATATCTTAATGAGACCATTCAATTAGTAGAAAATAAGCCTTTAGAGGGTGCTAAAGAGGAATTAACTAAAGCATTCAAGGTACAAAAGTTTACAGATGAAATAGCTTCCAGACTGAAAGAGGAATTGAGTCATATCGTAAAAGAATGCTTCAGAAATGAAGTAGAGAAAAAGCTTGATAACTCTACCAGAGAATCAATAATTAGGTCAGCCTTATACACTGTAATCAATAAGGTCTAAATTCGAAAGGCAGTCTAATCCACTGCCTTCTTTAGTGTGTATACACATCCTCAGCTCATTTTAAAATAAAAGAGTATTATTTTGTAATATAAATAAAAATGATTATATTTGCATATCAAATTTAAAATAGACAAAAATATGAGAAGCCCAGTAACTTACAATCAGGATGAACAACTTGCTCAAGTAGTAACTAAGTTCATAAAGAACAAATCCGACTTTGATTTAGATCGAGATGAGAAAAAGAATCTCTACAACCTATTAATGACTGAACTATACCAGTTATCAGAACTACACAATCTCCAGGTGATAGACATCAATTGTTTCAGTCAATATGAGACTACCTATTACACTTTCATCTTAGAGAGTATGGTAACTCTTGATACTACCGAGAAAAAGAATCAAGCTGCTGATGCTGCTCTGAAATTCATGCAAAAGTTCACGGATAACGATGGTATATTCATCTCGTTCACTAAGATGGATTCCAATAATTGGATTTATCAACTTAACTTCAGAATATCATAACTATGGCTACTAATTACAAGAAACTAAAATCCGACCTACAAAAACAAGGTCGGATGACTTTATTCGTACCTCATAACGAATATATACCTTGCATAGGCTTTGAACCTACTTGGTCTAAAACTAAGATACTTAAGACATTACTACAATTTGATGATATCAGAAAGGAGTATACATTATGAATGAACAAAAACCTATTATCGTACCAGAGGAAATAGAATGCTCCTCTGGTTCAGTATTCAGCTTTAATTACAAACGGGTTGTATATTCGCTAACTATGCAACCTGATAAAATCCTTATTCAGCAAGCCATAAGTAAATCTAAGACTCCTGCTAAAGGAACAAGTCAAATTATTATGCTTAATTCTCTAGAGGAATACCAAACCTGGTATAGCAAGCTGAAACTTTCATACGGTAAAAGAATAACCCGAAGAAGGTTACATTATGCTACTACTGAGAACGGTATTATTAAATATACAGATTATCCTAAGGCTACAAACGCAGGCATGCGTAAATCAGAGGGAATCATCTGCATACCAGAAACCATTACTACCTATCGAAGTACTTATAAGATCACCATAGAAGATTCTTTTGTAATCATTAAAGATAATCATGGTAATAAAACCGAAACTACCATAAAATCCTATCCCAAGTGGGTAGACGGATTAAAGGAAAAGGAAGGCCGAATAACTCGAAGGAAATTAAGATATTTCAATGAAGATAATGGCCTACCAATAATTCCCTAACCAGTTCTATATATCCTCAGAGGTGCTCAGTACATAACCAAAACTGAGTACCTCTCTATTTTTAAAAATAATATTATATAGTGATACAAGTTATAAAATAATTTTGTATATTTGCAGTGAGAAATATTTCTCAAACAATTTTTAATATAGACAAAATGGAAAAAATTATTAAAACCCTCCCCGAACTCAAATCGATAATCGATGCTAACAAGTTTCATACTTTCGATTACACAGAAGGTCTTTCAGTTTCAGACGGTATCGAAATCTTTGAAATTGACATCGAGGAAACCGACGATTACCAAGGTGCATCTGCTACTCTTTGCATCTATCCCAACGAAGATATTCTCTTCAATGATATCAAATCAAATATCAAATCAATGGACTTAGAAGAGGGTGCCGATGACCAATACTACGATTATTCTCCTTCACAGGTAGAGGCTATCATTTATGCTATTCCTCAATTAACTCTTGAACACCAAGATTATACAATCGAAGGTCTCAAAACCCATTTAAGAAACTTCATTGCTAACGAGGAAAATGACGAAGACATGATATCTCAATATTCCGATACTCTTGAATCACTCGAAAAATACGAATCAGATCACAGAGAAACGGAATTATTCTCTGGGCTTTACATTTCAGAAACAATCAATAAACTCTAATCAACTATGGTAAACTTATACAAACTGCTTAACGCACTGGAACAGGGAATGACCCTGTTCCAATTAGACAAATGGAAAACCGAAGGTATCTGGTATCCTATCTCTCAATACAAAAAGGAAACCAACGAAATCGAAGTTGTAACCAACTTATTTCTTCCTACACCTCCACCAGAGGGATACCATATCCAACTAACAGGTAACTATGACGAGGATGAACATGCTGAATGGCAACAATTCCTGGACGAGAACCAATGGAAAATCTACCCATTGCTCGCAAATATCATACGGGTATTTTTACCAAACGTAGAAGGTGTATCATTCCAACTGTTATATACCCAATATCCACAAGGGTTCATATCAGTAATTGCTAAACCCTATAAAACTATACAATCATGATTACAGAAGAAATGAAATCCACATTGCTGGATATAGAAACCAATAACCCAGAAGGTATTCAGAATCTCAAGGCTCTGCTTAAGAATTATTCTGATATCATTAACAAGGACCAATCTACTCTCTCTGAAGAGGAGGAACAATCATTATGCGACCTGCAAGATAACATAATGATACTGATATTCGGACCATTCTATTCTCAATTCAAATTTGAATACATACAATCCGATACAATCATGGACGAAGAAGAGACTTTCATAGAAGACTTATGCAAATTCTATTTCGGGTAACAAATGAAAGACTACATCATCTTCCTATTAATGATTAGACTACCTCAGGGAACCGCTATCACTATATTCGGTATCGGTTCCCGACCTTTAACAAAAGATACGGTTTTAACAATCGAAAATACACAACTAATACCCATACTGATATGATAACTAAAGACACATTCCTGGTATCATTTAATATTCAAGGAGAAGGCTTTTGCGAGCCTTTCCTTGTTACATATCGTACTGAAGAATTAAACCCATATCTCAGATATCCAAGGCAAACATTAAATCCTAATCACCTACATGTATATTTTACCAAACAGGTAATCCGAGAACTAATGGGAATGCCCTATTATGATATCGAAATACTGGACTTCATTAGGGTACCCAGTTAACCCCATATATTATTATATTAATTTGCACGTATTATATTTATTTCGTATATTTGCAATAGAGAAATAAAAATATAATATTAACCGACCTCGAACGGGTCACTAACACATTAACATTATGACAACAAGAGCTTTTAACCAACTGCTTATCATCCTTATATCACAGGTCCAAGATTATCCATGGTCGGCTATCCTCCTTAATTCACTGGGCGATGAGAAAGACAGAGACCTTGAGGAAGATATCACCATCATCACAACTAATGGAGGACAGGAAGTAAACCTAATCCTAAATACGGATGACCTAATCCTCAATGCCTATCCCAAGGAAGAAACAGAGGAAAAACCCTTCATATCCTTCACACTAGAAAACATTAAGTATAACCTATATATCGACTAGAACATGAAAATAACAATCACTACCTTAGTAATTATCGAAGATAACGAAGTACAGGATATAATACATTCCCTCAATGAGGACCCTACCAAAGCCAAACAAGAAATCATAGACCAGGTAAATAACATATACGGTAACGAGAAATTAACCTTCTTCAGTCTTCAGGGCATCCAGGAATACTTCGAGACAATACACTTAGAATGCCAAGAGATATCCTTTAATCGAGGAGGAACCGTAATACAGAAACAAGGAATACCAGAATTATGATACAAATCCTATACATATTATCCAAATCCTTAGTAGGGCTCTACTTCCTACTAAGGATCCTAGACGTAGAGAAGACCTACTCCCAACACAAAGAAAACCAAATAAAATATCCCAAAGCCTACATAATAACCAAGTACCTAATATACCTATTACTATACAATATCCTAATCGAATACCTATTCAAGGTAATCCTATAATACTACCCATCCACATACTACCCACCAAACAAAACAAATAATCAAAATCTTAATAGCGCTAACCTAAGGTACACATATAACTAATACACCTATCCTATATACCATCAATATAACATATACTAATCATAATACATACTTACCTTCCTTCCCTTGGGGTACCTCGCCGGGGGTGGGAAAAATTGAGAATGAGATCTGGGTACCTACCTACTACTATACAACACACTATACTCTATAGCTATCTAGCTATCATACCACATAGCCCTACCACTTTAAAGGCAATCACAAAAAGGCCTATTGAGGCAATTAAATCCGACCATTAATGGCCCCTAATCCTCATTTGCCAAGAGCCCCTTTATACAGCTTATTATATATAATATATTAGTTATAGGTAGGGGATTAGGCAAATAGGATTAGGGTTTTAAGGCTAAATGGTAAATAGGAATTAGGGCTTTTATAGGTAATATTTAGGCAATATTCCTAGTAACTATGTAAGTAATTGGCTTAGTATTTATATTAGCATTATTTGCATAACTCTAGGACAATTTGGTGATTTCGATTGCCTTGATTGCCTTTTGCCTCAGGTTAGTTTATATAGTATTATATATTAGTAGGTACTGGGCAAATTAGGATTAAGGCAATCTCCATTAATGGCCCAGGGGATTTATAAGGCCATCAATAACCTACGAAGGCAAATGGGGCATATTGCATATATTATTTATTATTTGTATCTTTGTAGAAAGAAAAAGAAATACTAACAATTTAATTTTTAAACATTATGAAAAATAATATTAAGTACCTCGTTCTCAACACTGAATCAGAACTTACTAATAATGCCTTAGTAATCTCTAATGCTTCTAATCCTTCAGTACAGGGCTATACCGAATACCTCAATTGCTATCTCGGTTCTCTTGACAAAGACTCAGAATTTCTCAAACAAGGCTTTCACCTAATCTCAATTACCTCAACAGAGAACGAAGAAGAAGGCGATGGCTTACATACACTAATATTCTATTCAGATAACGAACTGAATACTAGACAAGAACAGCTTTGCTCCTACGAATTACACAAAGCATTCCCTCTCGATTATGAGGCTTCACCTCTTGCCCCTACAGTAACCTATATCAATAATACATATATCGTTACCCATCCCTATACTCTCTAATCCTAACTTTGACCCAGGCTTACCTAAGTACTGGGTCTTTCTTTCGCTAACTTAGTAAGCCCTTATAGGCTATCTTAGGTTCCTAATTTACCTAAGCTTACCATAGTCCATTAAGGGCCCTATAGACTTGGTTCCCAGGGGATATTAGAGGGATATACCTAATAGGCCCCACTACACTACTACCTATATACACCCAATGGCTATATATCATATAAGTAAGTATACAGGTATATAATACACTCTCAAGAGGGCAGGCAAGGGCCATATAGGATTATCTATATACATATCATATCGCCCCACTACAAAGCGTGCGAAGATTTCCCCTATGAACCTCCAAAATTAAGTGCAATAATTAAGTGCAGCATTTTTATGATTTTTGCATTTTTTCACTAAAATAATTTTGAAAATAAAAATATTCATTTTCTCGAAAATTTTTCTCAAAATTCTTTCGTAATTCAATTATTATATGTATCTTTGCAATGTGAGAAAAACAAAGCGATATTTGAAGTATTAAAATAAATTAAATAATTCCTTTTCTCTTTTTCTTATAAATCATTTAGTTTTATAGAGAAAAGGATATAATAAATAAATCTAAAAACTAAATGTATTTTTATTATGGCTAAAAATCAAATTAACGGTGTTTCTGCAAGTGTAGCAAGTGCAAACAGTAAAGCAAATAAATTAATTGCTTTAGACGTTCTTAAATCAGTAAAAGAAAAAAATGCAGGACTTTTCAAAACTTCTTTAGGGACAAAAACAGAGATTTACAAAAAAGAACTTTTCGACGGTGCAAACGAAAAACAAATAAAGTCTTTGCGTAAAAAGTTCAGAAATGTAACTTTTAATTTTCTTTCGTCTATTGCTACAAATGCAGATAAAAAACTAATAGATGGTTTCATAGATTTCTATAAACAAGTTTATGTTTTGAATGATTTTTCTTTTAACTCTATTGCATCAGAAAACACAAAAGACGAAAAGAAAGCAATTCTTTTAAAAGGTTTAGAAATTGTAAAGAAAAACGCAAAGTAATATGTTATTGAATGTATTGTTATTTGTTGGTTTAATTTATTTGATAATTCAAATAATTAAAGACGTGAAAAACTTTTTTAAAAATGATAATTCGGACTTTAAAAGTTAAAGAGTAGAAAGATAAAGGGACAAAGAAATAAAAATCTTTGTCCCTTACTTTTTATTTCTAAATGTTAAATTTAACGGAACCGTTCGGCCCTTTGAATACCAGGAAATTTTGGCTCCTCGTATTAAGGGGTACCCCACATCCACACACCACACATGCTCACACAAAGAAGCCCAGAACAGATTAACCATCCCGGGCCTATACCTACAAAATACTCCTAAGTAAATCCTTAGTCCTATCTTTCCCCAATACTCCCCTAACTCTCCTACCATTCTTCTCATAAAAGAAAACATACCATCTCTGAAGATTAATCAACCACCAAGCCTTAACTTCCATATCAAGGAAATATCTATCAATGCAACCCTTCTCCAAATCGGTAAGCCACATCTGATACCAAATCCTATTACCTTCCCTACATCTTAGGATTCTAACAAACCCATCTTCCTTCAAAGTCTCAACCTTCACCATAACCTTCCTCCTTTAATTGATTATCTATCTCCATTTCAAGAATCTCCAATCTCTTCAAATTATATACCTGATGTACAGGAAACCAATAATACCTATCTCTATCCTCATAAGGAATCATCTCAATCGGGGTAGGGGTATTAACATCTATCGTATAATATAACTCCGTTAAACCATATCTTTCAGGTTTAAACCATTGCTGAATCTCTATCCATAAAGTTGAATACCCATTCAAAACACAATGGGTTTTAATTACCCTACAAAGATTCTGTATTGTTTCTCCTCTCCTATGTTTAGCTAACTGCTCTTGGTATATTTCTTCGAACACTTTCCTAATCTTCTTTTCCTTCACCATACTTCATTACCTTATTAATTAATAAATCGATTGCCTTCACCCTTACCTCTCTATCATTTGGGTCCCACCAATAGAAATTCTTTTGAGAAATCTCAGGGATAGAATCCCTTGCTATTCCCCATATCTCTTTGGATGAACTCCTAGCATCAAAGCTATCCTTCCAACTATACATGGTATTCAACTTTCTCTCCACTACTTTCACATTTCCCATAGCCACTATACAACTTCTATTTATAAAATCCTCATAGGCCCATAGAACTTCTATACTGAAGGTATCTAAATTCCATATCCCAATCTCTTCGAGGTAATCCAGGATATCTACTGACCTTAGGTAAAAGCATAGGCCCTTCCTACAATCTTTATCCATTAATAGGTATTCCCTTGCCTTATATAGCCTTGCTACTGCAGTTCCCTTACTTATGTAATCTGTACTTCTCATATTCATTTAGCATTTATATAAATATATAGAACTCATGGCATCCCATGGGTAGAGGACTACAATATCAAGAGAGCAATAATTATAAACCAATAAAACTTATTAGATTATGAACGAATTTAACTTTAGAGTAGCCAATGCTGCACCCAGGGCATCGGTCTTTGAGATAGGTCAGAATGTTGGGGATACCAAGACTACCTATATCTACTCCTATAAGACCAAGTACATTAATGGCAAGAGTACTGGGCAGAAGACTAATGTAGATTGGGATATAGAATCCAGCATCCCCTCTTGGGTAAGCGTGAAATATGCTTTTGAGGGCAATGATTGCAAAGTAACTTTTACCACCCTGCAAGAGAATACAGGTTCCTCTGCCAGAACCCATACTCTTGTATTTAAGCAGAGAGAATCTGGTCAAACTATATCTTTCCCTATAAGTCAAGAACCCAACTTCACTTATACCTACTTCTTAGGTGTATTGAATGTAAGTACTACCATAGGAGCTAATATAGGTAATACTACTACGATTATGGTTCAATCTTATATGACTCGAAGTGATGGAGAGGTAATGGCCGAACAACCATCCGTAGGAGTAACTCCTTCTTGGGCAACTAAGGTTACAGTTAAAGATGGGTCTATTATAGCAGGTGCACCTAATTGGTACCAAATTAGAGTTGAAGCAACTGCAGCAAACTCGGGTTCTTCAAAAAGGTCCGGAACACTCTTAGTAACCTGTGGTGACCAACGTAGAGAAGTGACTATATGGCAGAAAGCTGCGGAACAGGAACAGGATATCACCCTTACAATCAATTGGCCTCTGAACACTTTTTCAGGAGCTTTCTTCAAAGAGGGGCAAACACCTCAAACTGGTAGTACTGGTACAGCTTATCTTAATTTCTCTGTATTAGATGATACCTCAGTCCATAAGTATAAAAAATCTGAGGGTGTAAGAGTAAATTTACGAAATGGTAGTACTGAAATAGCTTACCCAGGTGATCGTATATCAGCTTATAGATTTACTAATCAAACTTGGCAATTAAGGTCTACTTTCCTATTGCCTTCATCAGACCAAATAATCACTTTATAAATTTCAAGGATATGGAAAAGAAAAATGTAGTATCATTCCGTAGGGTGGTGACCTCCCCCCCCTAAATCTGGTATTTAGTACCAGAGCCGCATCTCAGGAAATAACAGTACCTTCAGATGCAACCAAAAAGACCTTTACCATTCACTCATATAGAGATACTGTAGTGAATGGTAAAGTATCTAAGTCAGATATTATTGACTTTACTATAAGTATCACATATGACCCACCAATCCCATCAAGTAATGCTTGGGTTTTTACTAAGAAGACATCAAATGATGCAGTATCTTACAATTTAGAAGTAGACATTTCTGCAAACTCAGGTTCTTCAAGTAGAGCAGCCACTATCACTCTTACCCAAGCCACTACTGGTAAAGTTATCACTATCACAATCACTCAGAAGGCAGTAGATATCCCAATGTATGTAGAAATATGGGGTAGGTATGATAAGAACTCTATAACTACATATAAAGACTTACCCTATATCTTAAACTATAATGGTCAATATGTAACTTCAGGTACCTTACCTGCATCTCAAGATGAATATTTACTTATACCTGTAACTAAGGTCCCTTGGTCTGATAATGGTTCATATACAGAACCCACTGCTATATTCGAGCTCTACTTAAAAGGTAGTCAATTGGTACCTTATTCTGATTTCTATTTTAATATGAGTCTCTATGATGCTCAAGGTTTATTTTATGGTTGTGATAGAGAATATTCTCAAGCCATTAATTATAAGATAGATATAGTAGACCCATCCGATTGGACTCCCTCTAGTTCCTATAGTCATGGTTCTATTACCGTTAAAAAAGGAAACCTTTCTCCTTCAGATTTCTCCGGAGGTATACTTATAGAACTTATACTGGGCAATAAGATAAACGGATATGTTAAAAGGGTTATGCTTAGAATCAAGATTAATTAGTCAAAGCCATTAGCATTGCAATTACCCAACATACAAGGGAGATGGTATATGCAAGGGAATATCTATGCCAAGGGTACCAGCCGGTAATATAAGAATCTACTTTTAATATTTGCGGATGTTCTTCTTCGAATTTCTTATCTTCTTCTCTAGAGGCATATTTATGCAATATAATTAAGGGAAGGAATACAAAGAATAATACAATAAGAACTGGGAGGCAGAGTAGGAGTATTACCTCCCACCCTTGCATTGATGACCCAGCATAATTACCATCTCTATCAAAAAAGTATCTCATACCAGTTTATGTTTTATGAATTTCAATAATAGGTAAATCGGAAATAAAGGTAGCAAAAACCAGACCGATAAGAATAATACCAGTGAATGCACCTTATGTGATTGAGGCAAGTATTCTAATGTTGCTTTTACAAAGAATACTGTGAACGGTAAGCATACCAGGTAAATTGTCAATATTACTGTAGTCATTGTTCCTCTTTGTTGAAGTATTTGTTAACAATCTTGGTAAACTTCTTATCGAATTCGATAAGTACTTCTACTTGTTCTTCCTTACTCATATTTCTGAGACCCTTATCCAGTATCTCGGAATTTCTCTTAATTGAGAAATATGCCTTGAATGCCTGAAAGTATTTCTCGTTTTCCTCGGTAAGAGGTAATACCTTTCCATCTTTCCCATCCAACCTTGCATAGATATCATCAGGACCCAAACTTCTAGCAACTTTTACTCGATTGCTTAAGATTGCAAACCCACCTTTCTTATCAATGGATTCTACTTTCACCTTCTCTACGATTTGTCTTTCTCCAAGTTGGAAGAGTAGTTCATCACCTTCACGGAGCTTTTTGATTTCTTTCTTTTCTTTTTTCATATCTAATTAGTTAATTAATTCTTTATGCAAATATACGAAATTTATTTTATATTATTGCATTATTAATCATATTTTTTATCTCATCCGAGGTAACTGTTTTGCGGTCCTGGAAGAGTTTCCATTCCATGGGAGAAAGGTATATACCATTTGGAGTATATAAATGTCTTAGATGCTCTGGAATAGTGCCCTGGTGAGACATGTTATTGTTATCAATAAACCAAACTTTGTTGGGGTAAGCATCGGTTATTACGGCCATATAATAACGAGTAGCTTCCAATTTTACTCTTGAGAAAGTACCCGTTTCAATTAGTAGATTTTGAAAGGGTTTTACTATCCAATGTTCCCAATTAGGAGTAACTACCGGGATTCTTGAGCTGTTGGTAGTACCACTATTGAAGTACTCTTTCCATAATTTCTCATCATATTCTTTCCTCTTTATCCAAAAACCACAACTAAAGCAAACGTGTTTCTTTGCCATCAACTGGGGTATCTCAAATGAGGATTCAAAATCATCCAGGTTGATTGGTTCTTTACATAGTTTGCACCGATTTTCATTCTTAATCTTCTCCATATTGCATTATATTTTAGAATTATATAGGATAATAGAACCAACTAACATCCCGAAAATGGGTTATAAGCAATACTTTCGTTACTAAAATTGAACCATTAAAACTGATAAGTTATGGATAAATTAACAAATGAGATGATTAGAGACCTTGCTAATCGCTTGGGTCTAGAACCAGCTCTACTCAAAGCTGTTCAAGTAGTAGAAGCAGCTGGTAGAGATGGATTTTTGGCTGACGGTAGACCTCAAATCCTCTTCGAAGGTCACATCATGTACAAGGAATTTCATAAAAAGTTCCCTGACAGAGATTTAGGTTATCTTTGCAAGAAGTATCCTACAGTATTTTTCCCTAAATGGGATAAATCGAAGTATCTCGGAGGTGTTCATGAGTACAAAAGACTCGAATTAGCCAAAGAAATTGACGAAGAATGTGCTTTAAAGTCTGCAAGTTGGGGAATGTTCCAGATCATGGGCTTCAATCACAATCTTTGTAGCTGTAAAGATGTCTATGAATTCGTTCATAAGATGTCAGAATCTCACGAAAAACAACTAGAATTGATGTACTACTTCATGAATACCTCTGGTTGTTTGAAGAATCTCAAGGAAAAGGACTGGGCAGGCTTTGCAAGAAAGTACAATGGTCCTGGATATGCACAAAATGCTTACGACCAAAAGCTAAGAAATTCTTACGAAAACTTCAAAGATAAGATATGAAAAGATGTCATTTTAACAGCTGGGTAGCAAAAGTATTCCTTTTCTCCAGTTACAAGGCAATTACCTTCCTCTATAACTCCTTCTTCAAGGATAAAGAAGAGGATTTATTGCAAGAGGATATTGATCACGAACGTACTCACCAAGTACAACAGATTGAGTGTACAATTGTGGGTCTGATTCTAGGAATCATTCTCTGCTCATTGGGTCTATCCTTCTGGTGGATTCCTATCCTTGGTTTGGGATTCTTTTACATTTGGTATGGAATCGAATATCTTATTATCATGTGCTTTGCCGGTTGGAACAAACAGAATGAGAGGTATCATGATGTAAGTTTCGAAGAGGAAGCTCACAATAATGATAAAGACCCATACTACTTGGAGAATCGTAAACCATTTGCATGGCTTAAGTACGTAAAATTGAGAAGTTATAAGAAATGAAGAATCTAAAGGTATTGGGAGTGTGCGCTGGACAGGGTGCACTCCTGTTCCCTTTTAAGAAAAATTTGTTAGGGAATATAGAGATTAGAGGAGTATTCCATACACCGGGCGAAGAACAATGGAAACTCAACTTTGGGGATATACCATTCTACAAGGGTTTCTGTTTACAAGAATTTGATGAGAAAGTAGATATCATAATTTCATCCCCAGACTGTGGTGCATCCTCAGTTATGAGGTTATCAAAAGTAAAGGAGTTGGGCAATCCCCAGGATAATCGTAGTCTTAATCTAGTAATTGCTGCAATATTAGAGTATAAACCTAAGGTATTTCTTATAGAAAATCTACCAAGACTACTATCCTTGCTACCCAAGGATTTCTTTGAGGAAACACTGAAAGACTATAAATTAGTTTTTCATGAAAGGTCAGTTTCTGACTATGGGAACTCTCAAGTGTCAAGGAAGAGATTACTCATCATTGGAGTTCATAAGAAGACCGGTAAGAAATACTTAAATGCTTTTGATGAAGTATTTAAAGTTAATGAACTAAAGACAACTAGAGAGTTGCTTAAGCCGCTAACGTTTAGCTCTGAAATTGATACTAACCAAATTCCATTTATGGCAAAAACCCTGGCAATGTATGACTATCGAAAGCTACCAGAGAAAAAGAATCTTACAGTAGCAAAGATACATAGACTCTGGGTTAGAGACTTCAACAAGGAAAAGAAGTGGCCTATCAAGACAACTAAGATGAGTACTCTCCCGGGAGTATATCGATTGGAAGATGATAAACCTCCATTAACCTTGAGACCTGCAGATAGGCAATTTAGACCAGATGGGTACCCATTGGGAGTTGAGGATTTCAAGGCAATCATGGGATTCCCAGAGAAATTTAAAATTTACCTCTACAAAACTACCAGAGGTGATACCTATGAAGGGGATTTTAAAAATCACCATTATTGGTTAAACAAGGCAAGGTACACAATTGCCAAGGGTTCGGTTTATGAGGTGGGGATTTGGTTTAAGAAATGCCTTAAACGGAATCACTAGTTTTAGCTTTATATAGAAAGTATTCTATATAAGTCCAAACACTGCCTTGAAATATATAGATATATAATATACTACGTATATATATCTATATATTTATCTGCGTATATATAGCTATCATATCATCTATATCAGTAGTAGTATATTGGGATATTATCTCACTACGTTCGATAAAGGTAATCGCTAAGCGATTACCGATTAGATAGTATGTTATTAATCGCGAACTTCCTAAAATTTTGAACCATGAAGAAATTAAAATGGGCCTTGTTCATTGTACTTCTAGGATTTACTATTTACCTTTGCTTCAGGAATTACAAACTGACTCGAGAAGTTTATTCTCTGAATCAAGCGGTCAATGAAATCCCAGATACAGTCTACTCAGACAAACCCTTCAAACCAGAGAAGAAGTACTCTGAAGAAACTCAACCAGGTAAAATCTTAGTTTACGATAACAAGAAGCAGTCAACTCTCTTTCCTGATTCCATAAGACAGCCAGTTATCAGTAAACAAGATTCCCTGGTTCAAGTTGTCTTAAAGAAGAATCAGTTGAACTTAAGTTTCCTGAATCAACAATTAGGAACTTATTCAACTAGACTATTCAATATCGATTTGGATAAGTACAACTACAACTGGTATGAGGGTCAATTAACTCGAAAGAAAGTTGCAAGGCTATCACTTAGTCCATACGTCTATGGCAAATACAGACCTTTCAATAATCTCTTCGATATGGGAGCTGGTCTTTCAATCAAGACTAAGAGATTTAATTACAAACTCGGGGTCAATACATTTTACTATCCGAAGATAAAATCTGGGATAGGTACTGACATCGAATTTCAAATAACGTATAACTTTTAGATATGGCAAAGACTATCTCAGAAATTCGAAATACTTTAACTCGAGAAGAGCTTGCAAACCTCTCAAGGGTTTCAGTAGATGTTTTCTATTTTAGCCTTTTCTGTAATGTGATACACCCAGTATTGGGAAAGGTAAGATTTGACCTATACCCATTCCAGAAATCAGTTCTGTATAATTTCATTGCCGAAAGATTTAACATCATCCTGAAATTTCGTCAGGCTGGTATTACAGAGCTTATTTCAATGTACTGCCTATGGTTGGCTATGTATCATCCTAACAAGAAGATTAACATCATCTCTATTAAGGACACCACAGCAAAGAAGGTACTGAAGAAAATAAAATTCATGTACAAGAACTTGCCATGGTACTTACAAACACCAATCATAAATGGTAGAACTGGAGAATATGGTTCTGCTTCAATGATAGAATTCGATAATGGTTCTTTCATTGAATCGATTCCGACCTCATCAGAAGCCGGTCGTTCTGAATCACTTTCACTCCTGGTAATTGACGAAGCAGCAGTAGTTCGGTGGGCAGCTCAGATTTGGGCAGCCGCATTCCCAACTCTATCCACCGGTGGTGCTGCTATCGTCAATTCAACTCCTTACGGTGTAGGTAACTTCTATCACTCAACTTGGGTAGATGCTATCGCTGGAGGAAACCCATTTAACCCAATCCGATTATACTGGCAAATGCACCCAGAACGAGATATCAATTGGTATAACCAGATGTCTTCTGCCCTGGGAGCTAAACGAACTGCCCAAGAGATTGATGGTGACTTCTTATCATCAGGTAACACAGTCTTCGACTTAGCTGACATAAAAGCTATCGAGGACTGCCTTAGTGATTACCCAGTGATAAAGAGAAGATTCAATGGTCAGTATAGGCAGTTCTGTGAACCAGAGGATGACAAGGAATATTTCATTGGTGCAGACGTTTCAACAGGTAGAGCTACTGACTACTCTTCATTTACCTGCATGGATAAGCAAGGAGAAGAACAATGTATATACAAGGGAAGAATGGCAGTGGGTACTTATGCTAAGTTACTTGGTGATACTGGGATGTTATTTAATCAAGCATTGATAGCTCCAGAATCCAATGACGTTGGTTTAGCAGTAACTTCTAAACTCCAGGATGAAGGTTATCCGAATTTGTATTACTACCAAAAGATGCTCAAGAAAAAGGGCAAAAGCCGACCAGAGATGGATAAGTCTCCAGGTTGGTTAACCACCACCAAGAATCGTTCAGTGATAATAGAGAACCTAGAAGAGGATATCCGAAATGATAATGTAATTATCAAAGACCCATTCTTCGTTCAAGAAGCTTATACCTTCATATATGATGGTATTGGTAGACCTGTTGCAATGGGTAAACACAGAGCAAATAACTCTGCAGTGGATGTAGACTTAGAAGGTGATGTATATTCCGATGATGACATCTTTGGGAAAGCAATCACTAATCACATAAGGAAAGGAAAAACTAACGTAATCGTACAACCAAGATGAAAAAGTACTTCAATTTTAATTGGGGTTGGGGCCGTAAAAAGGACCCTCCCAAGAATGATTCTTCCCAGAATAAGGAAGCAAAGCCATCTACTACTATCTCACCTGGTAGAGTCTCAGTTGACGATGATAGCGATAACTTAATAACATCATTACAAGGGTTAACTAAAATAGTTGAACCCTCTTTTCGTGTTGATGTAATACCTTTAATCAGAGATTTATACAAGGTAAATCCTGATATGGGAATTGCATTGCAGGATATGTTTAAGTTAGCTAACACCGGTCATACTGTAACTTTCCCTAATAATACCGATGCCGAAGCCTCTAAGATGAGAGAACATCTTAAAGAAGCTACTAAAGGTTGGACTCGGTATACGGCAGGTATAGATGGTCTGGTTAACAAAATGATTGTTCAACTTCTTGTAAGTGGGGCAATATCAGTAGAGGGAGTTCCAAATGATAAGCTTGATGGTTTGGCAACAGTATTATTCCTTAAGCCAGAATATATCAAGTTTAAACGTGAACTAAATGGAGTGTATTCTCCTTACCAGAAGAACAATAATTTCTGGATGAAGCAACAAGATTACATTAAGCTGAACCCAGAAACTTACTTCTATGTTGGTATGTTCAATGATACCGATGAACCTTATGGAGTTCCACCTTTCATGCCTGCATTGGATTCTTTAAAAGGTCAAAATGATATGAAGATTAACTTCAAACATATCATGGAGCTTTGTGGTATGGTTGGTTTTGTTGAAGCTAAGATGCAAAAATCTAACCAAAGACCCAATGAAAGTATTCAAGCCTATGAAGCTAGATTGAACCGAGAACTTAATTTACTTAAACGTAATATTCGGGATAGTATGAAAGATGGAGTAGTAGCTGGTTACATTGATGACCATGAATTCAAGCTCAACTCTACCACCAAAGAAATGGGTAATATAGAGAAGCCTTGGAATATGAATCAACAATCAGTTGCTAATGGCCTTGGAGTTAACGGTTCTATCATTGGGGTATCTGCCACTACTGGTGAAGGTGCAACGGGCATAATGCTGTCTAAGATGATTAGCCAGTTAAAAAATATACAAATGCTTGTTGCTTATGTATTGGAAAGACTTTATTCTCTAGAACTCCGTCTGGCAGGCTTTAATAATAAGGGGATGAAGATTGATTGGGGAACTTCTACAGTTTCTGATGAAGTCAAAATCCAACAAGGTCGTCAGTATAAGATACAGAATCTTGATTTGTTGTACAAAGCTGGTATCATTAGCCAGGAGCAATATGCTTGGGAAATGGGATACGATTCTCCTGATGAGGATGAACCAAGAGTTTCACTTGAGGACCAATTCTCTAAGGGTGGAGGTGACCCACAAGAAGGTACCAAGAAGAAACAAAGGCAGAATGATAAAAACCAATCTGCTCGTAGGTCAAGAGATAAGAATAACCCGGCTCCTTCTCGAGGGGACCAAAATACTAAACCAAGATGAGTAAATTTACAAAGAAAAACAAAGAGCATCTTGATTCAATGACGATAGGTCAGGGCCATACAATCATGGCTGGGTATATCCCAGAAGCAGTTGGGGCTCAGACTTTCTCAGAGAATTATTACAAATGGAAGAATCCTACACCGGACACCATTGCTCAATTTGGATTTTGGGGAGGGGATATAGATTATAATACCTATTATCCTAACCTGGATAAATCGGAACTTACTCCCAAGGACGAAGAATTTATCGAACCGATGTTCAGATTACTCTCAGAAACGATTGTATCTAAGAACTGGAATCCGACAGACTTCGGTCAGAATGGAGTACTCAAGGCTTCTATGAAAATGTTACTTGGGCAAACAGTAAATTGCGACCATGAAACTAACATTGGTAATGCAATCGGTGCTGTATCTCAAGTGATGTGGCAAGAGGCTTATAAGGATGGTAGCTTCACTATCCCTGGAGGTATCAACGGTATTCTGAAGATTGATGGTAAGGCAAACCCAAGAATTGCTAGAGGCATCCTTATGGAACCTCCTTCAATTCATAGTAATTCGGTTACCGTACAATTTAAGTGGGATAAATCTCACCCAAGTATGGAAGATAGTGAATTCTGTCAAAAACTCGGTACCTATGATTCAAAGGGAGTTATGGTACGTAGAATTGTTACTGAAATTGTTCGTTACCTTGAGACCTCACTAGTTTCACATGGAGCTGATTCATTTGCTCAGAAAATTGGGTCCGATGGTAAAATCATTAACCCAACTTTTGCTAAAAGAACTTGGGCATCCTATGAAGAATATCGGGATGATAAATCGAAGCAATATTTCTTTGCCGATTACAAATCAGACATGAGTATGTTCCAAGAAAATAACAATACTCAGGGTTCTTTTAATGATAACCAAGAAAACCAAAACAATAAAAATAATGGTATGAACAAAGAATTAAGAGAATTTCTTGAAAGCCTTTTTGGGGATAATATGCTTACCCTTGAAGAAGGTAAAGAGATGGATCAGGAGAATGTGATTGCCTGTATCCAGAACTTGGTATCATCCAAAAACACTTTGCAAGCTTCTGTTGATAGTCTCAATACAGAGAAAACTTCTCTCACTGAGCAGATCAATAAATTAAATACAGAAGTTGCAAATCTGACGGAAATGGCAACTGTAGGAAAGAATCATATTGCTTCTCTCCGAGAAACTGCCGTAGAAACCTACAGAAAGTTAATGGGTGATAAGGTAGATGAAACTATCGTAACTATGCTCAATTCTGAAACTACTGGTATCAATACTTTGGTATCACTTACCAAAGACTACCAGGCAAGATTGGAAGAGAAGTTCCCGATGGTTTGCTCAAAATGTGGTTCACATGATGTTAACCGTGCTTCTTCAGTTTCTGAAGGTGAAAAGGGTAAACACCAAGAAGATACTGCTTCTAATAAGGAAAATTCTACAGACCAAGTTTTCGAGAGTCTGTACAAACAAAAGTTATCACATAAAAAATAAAGGTTATGGAAAAGACTAACATTGTAAACATGGACCAGCCGATGACTCTCTTTGGTTCTAAGACTCCGAAGACTGTAATCTACAAATCCGAATCACATAAGCTTCACCAAGCTTTCACAGTAAAGCAGGGAGAAATAATTGTACAGGGAGTTCCTGTATCACTTACTGAAGAAGGCCAAATCAAAGTATATGCCGATGGAGAAGTATTCTTGGGCATTGCAGTAACAGACAACGTTAACTCGGCTTATCAGGGTCAACGGGGAAATTTCCCCGTTGAGGTAACAGTAATGGTAGAAGGATATGCCCTTTGCAACTGGGTATCAAATGCCGAAGTTAAATGTGGCTATGTTAAACCTTCCGGAGAACTTCTCAATTCTCGCTTCGTAAAGGCAGACCAGGCCGATGCAGAGACTCACTTCATCGCTATTACTCCGGCAGATGAAGCAAATGAACTTATCCAAGTACTCATCCGCTAAATTCAAAGCAAAGATATGGAAAAACAAGATTTATCAAAACTGACACAGAAGGATTTCATTAATGAATTGCCTTCAATGGTATCTCTGATGGATTCTTACCGTTCTGGTAGTAACAACAGAAAGCCAATCGAAATTACCCTTGGAGAAGTAGCAGAGGGTAAATGGGGTATTTCCCAAGATGAACTCTTCGAAAAGATCGGTATCAATCCTCATATTGATACAATGGAGAACATCTTCACTATGCCTCAGCAGAATATTCGTTGGATTGTTCCGGAAATCATTCGTCAGGCAATTACTCTGGGTATGCGCCAAGCACCTTTCTATCCTGAGATCATTGCTTCTGACCAATCAATTAACGGTCTGTCTGCTATCATGCCGATGATCAACATGTCAGATGCTGCACCTGCAAAGGTAAACGAAGCTGAAACTATTCCTTTGGGAGAAGTAAGCTTCGGACAGAAGTCAGTATCTTTGTTCAAGATCGGTAAGGGCTTTAAGCTGACCGATGAAGTTAAGAACTACGTTTCTATCGATGTTTTGGGCATTTATCTCCGTGATTTTGGTATCCAGTTGGGCTATGCTATGGATACCTTGGCAATGGACGTAGTAATTAACGGTAACAAACCAGATGGTTCAGAATCTGCTCCGATTATCGGTGTATATGAAACTGCCCAAGGAATTACTTACAAAGACTTGCTTCATATTTGGGTTCGTGCTGCTCGTATGGGCCGTAACTTCCAAACTATGATTGGTGGTGAAGACCAGGCAATCGAATTGCTGAACTTGCCGGAATTCAAAGATCGTCACTCTGGTACAACCCAGGCTACTTTGAATGTGAAGTCTCCGGTTCCCAGTAGTGCTAACTTCTACATCCACCCGGGAACACCTAACCAGCAGTTATTGCTGATTGATACTTCTGCTGCCCTGATTAAGCTTACAGCTCGTCAGTTGATGTTGGAATCAGAAAGAATCGTTTCTAACCAAACTGAAGCAGTATATGCAAGCTTGACTACTGGCTTCTCTAAGATGTATCAAGATGCTGCTCTCTTGCTGGCTGCCGATAAGAAGTTCACTGAATTCGGATTCCCCGGTTTCATGAATGTGGATCCTTATCTCTTGGTAAACCTTGAGTAATACCGGTTTTCTTCATTTCCAGGTTTTTGTTTTTAGGGGTAGTCTTTATGGGCTACCCTAACTTTTTATAACACCAAAATTTTACAACAATGGCTAAAACATTTACAGTTACGGTTGGTCCAAGAGCTTATAGCTTTCATGATCAATCTACAGGAATCACCATTTCAAGAGGAGAGGCTAAAGAATTAACTTCTCGTCAATTCAATTCAAAGAAAATCCAATTGGCTTTGGCTTCTGGCCATCTTACTTTGGTAGTAGATAAAAATACTCAACATTCTAAGTATACTGATGATCAGATCGAAAAGTTGGTAAAGAAACTCCAAGCTCAGATTGCCAAAGGTATGACGGTAGAAAAGATCGCTAAGGGCTATTCCTTAGAGGAAGTAAAGCTAATTGCAAAGAAATACGGCTTCGAGATCGAAGATACCGATACTGCTGAATCTCTGATCCAGGCAATCATGGAGGATTCTGAGAGTCACAAAGAAGAAGAAGAGTAATCACTCATTTAAAATATAAGAGTTATGAAGAAGTTTATTTTTATGTTTATGGCTTTGTTAACCTTAGCCATACCTGCATTAGCTGCTGAGGATATTGGAATTGCTCCAGCTTCCGAAGTAGTTATAGATGTTGGCTCATTCACTGGAATAGTAGCTTTAGTATCTATGATTGCTACTCAGATCTTAAAGGTAATCCCAGCTATTAAGGAAAACAAACTGGCAAAGATCGGTATATCAGTTGTCGTCGGTATTATAGTTTGTATGGTATGCTGGGTATTACAGGTATCACCCATATTAATTAGCATGAAATGGTGGGTAGCTCTATTATACGGCTTAGCTGCCGGATTAAGTGCTTGCGGATTCTATGATATCATTAAAGCTATCTATAATACTATTATAAAACCAGATAAATCCAATTAGGTATGGGCAAACTAGACTTCGTTTACACTACGTCAGGTCTAGAAGCTTCATTCCGAGTAATATCCAAAGTCCCAGTTAAGGCCATACTTGATTGGGACTTTGGTGATGATAAGGGAGAGGTTTTCAATGGTAAAAGGCATGAATCCTATTCTTATGAGGAATCAGGTTTTTATACTGTTACCCTGACCGTTTCAGATTCCAGTGGTTTGAATGAAACTATTCAAAAAACCATTGTCATTTGTGATTATGCCCATACTACTCTTCCTGATAGTATCTATAATCTCATTGACAATTACCTTCCAAAAGAAATCGCTGAAGAACTAACTCAAGAAGAGAAAGCTCTTTTCATTCAAAAATGGCAATTGTATATTGGTCCTCTAGTAACACATCTAATTCCACCAGATAAATATAAAGACGAGTTATGGTATGAGGCACTAGAAAATCAGCTGATTATGGAATTAGCGGTATTCGATTACCTTCAAGTCCAATTACTTAAACTTTTAACCAACACTGGAGAATCACTTAGTGAAATCACTAAGCCTGGTGGTAATGATTCTGAAGATGGTGGAGCTAGAGGAGATAGAGTTAAACAAATCACTACTGGTCCTACTGAGGTTCAATTCTACGATTCAGTATCTGATAGTATTAGTTCTCTTTGGAAAACTTTCTCAAATGCCATGCAACCGGGAGGAGTAATAGATGAACTTCGGAAAAACATTTGTACTCTAGCTGAAAGGTTAGATATATTCTTACCATTCTGTAGACAACCCTATTCACCTGTAGTACCAAGAGTAGTAGATCGAAGAATTGCTACTCAACTGGCAGGTCCTAATCCTACAGCCCCTTTGAATAGAGGTTCATTCAAATTAGTTAAGAAACCCAGATCATGACTAAACCCATCTCTAGATACTTAAACAATAAAACCTGGGATAGATATAAACGTATCATCACAGAGTTTATAGATTTCGATGCAGGAAGGCAAGATATTATATGGGCAAAAAAGGTAAACCAATTCCTTGATCATGCCGAAGATAGTTTACCTTCTTATTATGAAATTCATATTGAAGCCCTTTGTTATTATAACTCTTTTAGGAATTGGCCAATCAATAAGGCAACTGTATCTGGGGAACTGGATGATGAAAACCTTTCGATACTAATTTCTAAATCATATATAGAAAGGCTTGGGTACCTTGATGAACACGGGTACTGGAGATTTAATTGGTCAGAAGATAGGTTCATCATAAATGGGCTAGTTTATAAACCCGATGGTGATACCCAGGTAGCTCAAGCAAAAGACGAAGCTCTGGTCTTCTTGGTTATTCTTAAAAGAGACCGTGACACAGTTGTAAACTTTATAGAACAATAATATGGCACAGTTATTACTGAGATGGACAAAGGTTACTTTCAATAACCAGGAATGGTATGATAGTAATATAATAATCCTAAATGGTAATTCTGGAGTACATCTAGAAGTTGATGGAACAGGGAATTATATATCAGTATTTCAAAGTATGACTGGTATTAATTTCGTAACCAGGCTTCAAGATTACTTTGGACCTGTTTGGGATATGATACTTCCTTTCCCAGGAATAGGCCAGGCAATTAAATTGAGAGTAAATAAGCTACCTACCTTCGGTATTATTAAAGGCGATGTTCAAGATGGAGGAGATGGTGATGCTACTGACAATGCTTTTGCTGGTTCAGAAGGAATCCTATTCTGTGGAAAGGGTGGAGAATATTTCTTAGGGAAACCTAAGGCAGTTGGTTAATTATTTAAAACCTTATACCTATGTATACAAGTAAGTATTATACTGTTGAAGAAATCGATGAGAGACTTAAGCAGGGTTATCTCAATGATGCCACTGAACAAGGCTTTGTCGGTACTATGAAAGAGTTCTGGGCTCTCTTTCTTTCGATTGCCAATAAGGTAGATAAGAAAGAAGGCTATGGTTTGTCTCAGGAGGACTTTACCACAGAACTGAAAGATAAGTTAAATTCTCTTTCTGGGGAAATCCCAACTAAGGTATCCCAGTTAGAGAATGACCTTAAGTTCCAAACTAAAGAAGAAGTAGAAAAGTATATCAGCGACCTTATAGATGGTGCTGATGGAGCATTGGATACTCTTAAAGAGTTGGCAGATGCTCTGAACAATGATCCCAACTTTGCTACTAACCTTACTAATAAACTTATTGAGATTAGAGATGCCCTTACTGCTGAAGTTAATCGAGCAAAAGCTGCTGAAGCTGCTCTGCAAGAAGGTCTCAATGAAGTAGATACAAAAATCGAAAAAGCTCTTCAGGGTCTTACTGATACCATCGATAAAACTATCAAGGACATCAAGGATTCAGTCAAGGCTTTAGAACAGAAAGTAGATAAAAATACCGAGGCTATTTCTAATGTAAAAGTAGAGGTAGCTGGCCAATTAGCTGATTTCAAGGTAGAAGTTCATAAGGAAATCGATCTTGAAAAAGAGAGAGCTATTACTGCCGAGAATGCTTTGCAAAGAGAAATAGATAGCCTGAAAAATGGTTCATCTAATGACAAGGCAGAATTAGAACAAAAAATTCAGCAAGAAGCTACAGAACGAGCTCGTGCTGATGAAGCTTTGCAACAGAACATAGATAATGAAGCTAAAGCTCGTGAACTTTCCGAAGAGGAAATCAAAAAAGCTCATCAGAAAGATATTGAGCGTATCGATGGTGAAAAGGTAAAATGGGATAAATTCCCTACTTCAGAATTGCCCAACAGAAAGGGTATAGTTCTTGAAAATGGGGATCTCATCTTAGGCAAAGATCTTAAGGGAGATACTTTGCCATTAGTTCAATTGAATCGTTGGGGTATAATAGATGCTGGTTCCCCCAAGGCTCCATATAACATCAATACACCCCAGGGAGAAAGACCCACTATTCAAGAAGCAGGGCAAACTAGAGAACAAGCATATCACATGGCTTATCAAGAAGATCTGGCTCACATTAGTGAAGAGATCGATGAAAAAGTTAAAGCTGAGGCTGATGCTCGAATTGCTGCCGATGAATTATTGGTAAAGAAAGAAGAAGGTAAGGAATTATCCTCTAATGATTTTACTGATGAATTAAAAACTAAGCTAGAAGGTATAGAAGAATTTGCTAATCGCATCACTAATGTATCTCAGTTAGTAAATGATTCTAAGTTCCAAACCGAAGAAGAGGTAAAAGCTGCAATCGAAAGTATTATCGGTTCTGCTCCAGATGTTCTTGATACTCTTAAGGAAATTGCTGATGCTCTCGGTAATGATCCTAACTTTGCTGCTACTATCACCAAGAAATTGGCTGCTCTTGCAGAACAGATTAACCAAGAGATTGAAGATCGTACAGAAGCTGTATCTCAAGTACAAGGTGACTTAGATACCAAGTATCAAGAACTTTCTTCTAAGATCACTCTTCAGGGAGAAAACCTTAATAAAGAGATCTCCGATCGAAAAGAGACAGATGCTGCAATGAAGTCCGAGATAACCAATCTTGGAACTTCTCTTACAGCTTTAGGAACTGAATTGAGACAGATTATCAATCAGAATTACCAGACTCTTCAGCAACAGGTTCGTGCTCAGGATGCTCTTATCCAAGAGAATACCCAGGCTATTCAGACTAACCTATCTTTGATCCAGTCTTTACAGATCAAGGTAGATACCAACGTTAGTGATGTAGATAAATTGAAGAAAGGCCTTGAAACTGAAGTAGCCGATCGTAAAGCTGCCGATACTGCCTTACAAGAGAAGATTAATACTAATGCTGATGGATTGGCTAAAGAGATTTCTGATCGTAAAGCTGCAGATCTGGTTCTTCAGCAGAATATCGATGCAGAATCTCAAGCAAGAACCCAGGCAGATTCCCAAATTAGAACTGATCTCTCTAAGAAGATTGAAGATGAAGCTACTGCAAGAACTCAAGCTGATACTCAGATAACTCAGAAATTAGATCAAGAGATTATCGATCGTAAGGCTGAGGATGAAAAACTTTCTCAACGTATCACTGAGGAATCCCAAGGTCATACAGAAGCTATAGAAGATTTACAAGCAAAGGTAACTAAGAATACCCAAGATATTACTGCTGAAATAAATCGGGCTACTGCAAAGGAAAATGAAATTGCCCAGAATTTGGCAACTGAAACCCAAAATAGATCAGATGCTGATTCTGCAATGCAGGCCTCTATTAAAAAGGTTGGAGATGATCTTACTAAATTTAAAGCTACTAAGGATCAAGCTAATGGTTTGGCTTCTCTTGATGGCAATGGTAAGATTAAACCCGAACAGTTACCTGAGGGAGCTACCTACAGTGTAATGGGCATAGAGAAGCAGGTAAACCTTCTTTCAGATCGTGATTCAGTACCCGATATGGAAGTTGGTGATAGACTTTATGTTCTTGAAGATAAAAAGATCTACACTAAAACTGTAGATGGCTGGGATAATGGGATTGAACCCAAAGAGGATGCAATCTATAACTTCCGTAGAGCTGATGAAGAAGGTCGTACCAATATTACCAAACGATGGGATGGTAAGGATATGACTGTAATCTCAGAAACGGTAGTATTGGGAGAAACTCAAGGAACTGCCTATGAAGGTTCTAAGGGTAAGCTATTAAAATATAGAATTGATTCTTTGCCCAACAGTGTAGTTTCTGGGATAATTTTGTATAAACCAAATGCCTTTGAAGAAAACCCAGTTAGGAAAAATAAAGTGGGTATAAATGTGAAACGGTATGAAAAGAGGCCGCAACATGAAGAATGGGAATTTAAAGCTTCTACAGAATATGATATACCAGTTGCTTCTTTAGAGAATGGTGGACATGGTGGACTTATGTCGTATGAGGATAAAGTTCTTCTTCAGAAACTTGCTGCTTCAGTATTCCCATTAACTCTTACAGTAACTGGAGGTGGAGTATATCGGAAGACTACTACTCAAACTGTAACAGTAAACTGGTCACTCAAACAAGGTCCCGATGCAGTTACACCTGATACTTTGAAGATCAACAATGAACCGATAAATGTTTCATTAACTTCTAAACAGTTCCCGGGAATTACTGTTAATACTACTTTTAGAGTTGAGGCAACTAAGGATGGGGTTACTAAGACTGGTTCTGTTTCTGCAGTATTCGTTAATCCTTCTTATTTCGGAGTAGTAGATAGTAACTTTACTCCTACTCCCGAAGGTATCCAAGGTTTAAGTAGTGGTGAAATCATTAAGAATAGCAAAACATATAACACTTCGGCATTCAACCAAAATGCTCAGAAGAACTGTTATGCTTATCCTAAAGCCTTTGGAGCTCTTACTTCTATTACGGATGGTAAGAATGAGTTCATCAATTCTTATACTCGTAGTGAATTGGAAGTAAATGGGGAAATGTATTATGTATATGTTCTTTCCGAAGCTTCTACAGTATCTAATTACTCACTTCAATTCAAATAATTATGGCAGTACAATATATTGATAACCTTTCTTATAAGGGAAAGAAGCCAAATTTTGAAAGAGATCAATTCAAAACTTTGGCTGAGATGAAGGCTTTTTCTGAAGCTGATATTGATGAAGGCCATTCTTCTTACTGTCTTGAAGATGGTAAAAGATACACCTTTAAATCTTCTAACTCAGTAGATTCTACTACTGGTAGATGGAGAGTAGAAAATAATCCAGGTGGAGGGGTAGAAGTCCCCTCTAATCCTCAACCAGGCCAAACTTATTTCGATACTAAAGTTAATAAATTGGGTATCTGGAATGGCAATGCTTGGGTAGATTCAATGGGTAATCCTTTGGATTCTAAACGGCAGGGAACTACCGAAGAAAGACCTCAAGGAGTTCAAGTAGGTTATATTTACTATAACACAGAAGAAGAATTCTTTGAAGCTTGGAATGGCAATGCTTGGGTACCCATTACCTACTTGGTAACTTCAGTAAACCAAATCACATTCAGTTCAGATGGTGGAGATATGCCTTTTGAGGTATTCTCTAATGCCAAATGGACTGCTAAATAACTTATTCTATAACCTCAAAAAAAAACAAATGGACAGAGAAAAATTGAGAGAGGCTAGAGCCATTGCAGGATGGGCTCACCTTGACAAGAGAAGTGGTATTGGTAACAGTACAGTACAGGTAACAGTAGATGCTTATCTCGGTCGTAATAACCGTAACACTACTATTCAAGTTGCTACTAACGGAGGCGTAAGCAAATCCGTATCTGTAGTACAGAATGGTAAGGCAATCTACATCACTAAAGAATCGGATCCTAATGTGGGAGCAGAGGCTACTACTGCTACTGTAAAGTTTAAAACTAACGTAGCGAAGTTTAAACTTGAAATCGGTAACAGCGGTACGGTTGGTTCAGTAAAAGTAAAAGATGTAGATGTTCCAGAAGCTGGTGGTATTTATACTCCGGCTGGTGACCCGGGAGCTAGCGGTGAATATGTAGTAACTGTAGTTGTGAACTTTGCTGCCAACGGTTCTATTCAGAACAAACAGTACACAGTTAAGGCAAGTGATTCTGTAAATGCAGAAGTAAGTGCTATTGCTACGATTACCCAATCTGCTGCTGATTCTAACTTGACCGTTAGTCCTGGACAGCTTACCTTCGAAGCTACTGGTGGTGCTAAGATCATTACCATCACTTCTAATGATAGCTGGACTATCTCTTAAAAGTAATCAGGTTAAAAATCAGAGGAACCTCATTATTGGGGTTCCTCTTTTAATTTTGTAGGTTATAAAAAAGGATAAGATTATAACGGTAGCTTCAGCTGGAGGTGTAGTAAGAGAGATACAGATAAGTCAAGCTGCTGCTGAAATTACCTATGAATATATACTTGAAGCCGTAGTTTAAAGATATTTTGGGTGGGAATAGAAGTTTAGAGGGGTGCATATAATTAAAGTTATGTGTATCCCTCTTTTAGTTTAAAATGATATATTATATGGCAACTAAATCAGTAAATCGTACTTTAGGTATTCCTTCTGGAAGATTTGAGATTTACGTTGATAAAGCCCAACAAGCCAGAGCAGAGAAGCTTATACGAAGTGTACCAAGTATCCTTACTAAATCCTATGCAGAAGGTACTAGAAAGTTTGGTGAACAACTCCTTAGGATAGTGAAAAAATGTTTATCAACTGGCATGCCTCCTGCAGGTTCGGGAGTATCTTGGCCACCTCATTCGGCAAGTACCATAAAGTCTTTGGGAGAACATACTCTCTTAAACTGGACTGGGCAATATAGAAGATCGGTAAACATTTACCATCAACGTAATAGAACTTATGTAGGTTTACCTAATAATGTAAGGAAAATACGAAAGAAAGGTAAAGAATCTGGAAAAACCTTAAATCAAATTGCCATTCTATTAGAATACGGTAGTAAAGATTCTAACCTTCCCCCTCGTCCTCTTTGGGCTCCTGCATATAAAGCTGCAGGTGGAACTAAGGTATTACAGAAAATACTAAGGAATGAAATTAGAAAACAATTAAGGAATCATGGCTTTTAATATCGATAAGACTTCTGGGGTTGGACCTGCCACCATTAACATTCAACCCTCAGAATATAATACCACTGGTAAAGATATTAACCAAACTATATATGTAGAGATCGGTGGAAAAAGGCAACCAATTAACCTTATCCAGAGACCTGCTGCATTAAGTTGGAAATATACCTTTACCGTAGAACCAACTTCTACTAGCATTGAACCAGGTGGTGGATCTGTAAGCTTAACCGTTAAATCTACTAAGCAACAGCTAGTAAATGGAAATCTAGTAGGAGAAGAGATACCTCTAAATTACACCGCTATTCATTACTCTGGTAATTCCTTTGTAACTATAGATGGTACTACATTGAGGGCAGAGGCTAATGATAATACAGATAGTAGAATAGAGACTATTCGGTTTACTCAAGCTGAATCTGGACAAGTTCAGGATATAGTAATAGAACAAGCAGCTAATGTTCATTATTACTTCTCTGCAGGAGTTCCTTCTACTACAGTAGAATATGATGATACCTCTTATGACCCTAAAATAGAATCTTACAGGATGGTAGGTAATAGAAGAGAGGAAGTTGGATATACTTTGTATTCTGACAGTTCTGATATGAATGCTGGTAGTACTAGTTTCTCATTCTCTAAGAATCCTAACAATGAAGCTAGAACTATGAGTGGTAGAGCAGTACAGAATGATACTAATCAAGTTATAAATTTACAAGTTACACAGAAAATGTTACCCATGTGGGTTTTCAGAGGTGTTCATTTTAAAGATTTTTATAGTTCGAATGAATCAGCTAGTAAGGATTATCGGGTTATTATTACTTTAAAGTATGATGATTTCTATACCATAGATTTTGAAGTAATAGATGATAAAAGTATAGCTATGGCTTTAAAAGCCAAAGGCCAAAATGATTCTTGGTCTAAATCTTTCAGAGTTATTCGAGTTTTTGGTAGAATGACTAGAATTGGCCAAAGACTTAGATTAGAATCCACAGGTGTAAGTCGTATAACTTTAGGAGAATTTAACAGCAAGGGGGAATTTAGTCCTACAGAAAACCTAAGAAGTCCAGGGTTATTTTCAGATAATTATTATGATTTTGATCACTTAGATAGACCCGAATCGGAAAGGCTTTGGAATTTAAGTGGAAGTTTACCAGGAGGTTTCTATGCTTCTACGGGTATAGCTAGTCAATATAAGTTTTCAATACGTAATCACCTTCAATAAAGATCTCTATGGTAAATACAGAAGAAATTGTAGAAAGAACTTTCTATATAAGTTTACTACATACGGCTTTAGAGAAAGGATTAACAGTTAATCCCCAAGATTATTTACCTGTATCTCCTGAAAATGAGAAAAAGTTTGAGGCCGATATAAAAGGTCTAAAGAAATTCATACCCATTTTCGGAATAGGTAATAATCAAGTACGAGGTATAAAAACTTGCCCAAGAATCACCTTAGAATTACAAGGGTATTACCCTGGTAATATAGGAGTAGAGAAATTTATAATAGGAGATAAATTAGAGAATGGTAATTACCAAGCATCAGAGTTCCCTTTCGAAACTAAGGACATAACTATTGATGTTCATTTGGTAGCTAATAACCAGCCTGACATGAGATTACTACATAGCCTTATGTATCAAGCTTTACCTTCAAGAGGTTATCTAAAACCCTATTATAATGATCTAGAAGAGTGGTCTTCTGGACGAGTTGGTCCTACTGGTAATCTGTACATAGAGATAGGTAATTATTTCGATCACCAAGATGTAGAACATGGTATATTAGAGAAAGTATACCAATACACTTGTGTAGATGGCCTTCTTGAGGAAAAGCTTCCTGGAGAGGGAGAACTTGTACCTATTACAGATATATCGGTTCTAATCGGCACAATCGAAGAAAAAGAAGAAGGAATGCTCAACTTACATCTAGTAAGCTAAACCGAGCGATACTTATCGGTTTTAAATAAACAAGTAACTAACTTTTAAAAAACAAGTAATATGCCAACTTCACCTCATGTTGATTTTGTCTTTCAGAACAATAATGTTCTGCAGACTACTCCTATGTTAGGAGTTTCTTGTGTATTGGCTAGAACTACTAAAGGTGTATACGATGACCCCTCAGAAATCATCTCTTCCTATTCTCAATTCCAAAGACAATTTGGAAAAGAGATAGTACCTGATGGTTCTGTATCAAATATCGAAAAGGCACTTGTAGGTGGTTCAAAGCTGCGTATTATTCGAGTACTTGGTAAAGGTGCCACTAAGGGTGTAGTAAAAGCTACTCGTGAATCTGCCAGAAGATTGAAGCCTGCTTCAGATAAAGAAGAATCTCCAGTAGTAGCTTCATCTACCCCAGACCCAGTTACTCCTCAAACCTTGGTAAAGATTACCTCAGGTTCTACTACCGTAGGATTTGGATTAGTAACTAAAGGCTATGGAGATCCCATTGGTACTGGAGAAACTTTTAGAGTGGGTTTCTATAAACAATTTAATACCATTTACTATGTGATCTATGGAGCTACTGGTGAGATCCTCGAACAAGGTCCAGTACTAACTTATAAAACCGCAGATTCTCTCAATAATACTTCTTTCGATTACTTGGCTCTTTCGGCATTTGCAAAGAATTCCCAGTATCTCGAACCTAAGATGACTGAAACGGTAGAAGGCATTAAATCTTGGGAGAACCTGATTCAGTGGTTAACTACTTCAGTAGATGGTAGCAAAGATAAGGTAACGGTTACTATTGGAGAAAAAGAAGTAACTAACGAAGAAGTATCTTTCGATGGTACCATTGGTAATGCCGGTACTACACCGACTGCCGACGAATGGATTGCTTCATTGGAATTCGTAAAGGATTATACCGATGTATACCAACTTTTCTGTTCCCATATCTCTCAACATTTGGAACAAGATGCCGAAGTACTTAAGGTACATAAGGCTGCTGCAGATATGGTTAAAGAACTCGAAGAATATACTTATTACATTGAAGTTCCTAAACACCTTACTCACTATACTCAGGGTGATCAGCCAAGAGATAAGAAGGCTATCATCTCCTGGGTTGAAACCTGTTTGGGTACAATCGGTAACTCTAAGTATGTTGCCTATTTTGGTGGTGGTCTTAAATACTACAATGAAAATGGTAATCTCCAAGATTCAGATGTAGTAGGAACTGTAGTGGGATTGGGGGATGCTTCTGCTTCTCAATATGGTCCTTGGAAATCATTTGCGGGTATGAACCGTGGAGTAATCTATGATGCTGTAGGTCCAGTATGCCCGAACTATGGTTCTCCTTCTCGATATGCAGATCTGAACGAATTGGCTCAATCATATGTTAATATGATGGTAATTAAGGATACTCCAGATGTTGGTAAACAGACTATGCTTTGGCACTTATTTACCTCACAGGTAAAACAAGATTCAGAAAGATTCCTTTCTATAGTTCGATTGAACCTTTACCTCAAGAAGAGCTTAAGACCCATTTTCCAAAAGTATCTTGAAGAACCAAATATTTGGAATACTTGGAATAAGATCTGGCTGGAAATTAAACCTATCTTGGATAACTTGGTAGATGAAGATGCCATGTCAGAATATACCTATATGGGTGACCAGGATGCTTCCTCTTATGATCAGCTTTCAGTAAATAATGAAGCTGATGTTCGTCAGGGTAAATATAAAGTGATCCTTAAATATAAGGATATCGTTCCTATGCAAGAAGTTACAATTAATATAGTAATCGATTCTGCATCTAAATCAGTTTCTATTTCAGAAGATTCGTCTAATCAATAAACTCTAAGATATATGGGAGCAAAAGTAAAAAATCCTCGGAAGAAATTCTTATGGAGCATAACCTTCCCTAAGCACCCTATCAATACATATCTGTTTCAAACTTGTACTTTGCCAGATATCGAGATAGAACAGGTAGCTCATGGTGATATTAACAGAGATGTTAAAACTGCTGGTAGAGTTACTATCGGTAATCTGATAGTAGAGAAACTGATGACCACTTCTGGTTCAGATACTTGGCTTCATGATTGGCTTTATTCTTGCCAAGATCATATTGTTGGTGGAGGTTTGGTACCCAGCCAATATTGGGAAACCGTAATAGTAAATGAACTTGCCGAAGATGGAGTATCAGTACTTAACACTCACCTTTTCGAAGAAGTTTGGCCATGTAAGGTAAATGGTCAAGAACTCGATAGAATGGCTTCAGAAAACTCAATTGAATCAATCGAATTCTCTGTTGGTACAGCCGATAAGTACTAATCCTTAGTCATTTTTCTTTGCTAAGATTTTAGGTGGGAGGGGTGGGATTCCTTATGGGTATCTTCACCCCTTTCTTGTTGTTAAACCTTAACATAACTATAATTTTAAGTATAACCAAATAAACAAAAACATTATGGAATTTAGAACCTTTCGATTTGTAGCTCCTTCTGGTTATTTCTATGAAATCAGGGAACAAAATGGAGCAGATGAAGACATTCTTAGTAATCCCGTAGATGCTAGAACTTTAATGAACCTTACCAAGTTTATTTCAGCAATCGTAGTAAAAACTGATTTTACTGCTAAGGGAAAACTAAGCGTTGAAGATGCACTTGCTCTTCCTGTTAATGATAGGTATGCCATTATTATTCAATCCCGTATATTCTCTTTGGGAGAAGAAGTTTCTTTCGAATTCGATTGGGGTAAAGAATTTGGGGGTAAGGTAATGTATGGCCAAGATCTTCATGAACTCCTGTTCGATGATTACTCAGTATCCCCTTCTGAAGAAGAAGTTGAGAAAAAACCTGAAGCTATCCCCTATTATCCGATGGGTAAGAAATTAAGAGATCACCAGATCTTTACTTCTTCAGGCAAAGAGTTATTATTCGATTGTATGACTGGAGAAAGTGAAAAAGAATCTATTCAAGTAGAACAAACTAGAAATACTCCTCTTATTTATCGAAATCTTCGATTGAAAGTAGATGATAAATATGAGAAAGTACTTAATTTCTCTTTGTTCTCTCCAAGGGATATGCAGGAAATTAGAAGAGAGGTATTTGCTATAGACCCAATCTTCCAGGGTAATACCGAAATCGAAAATCCGAAAACTGGTCAAACTGCGAAATACTTTATATTCGGAGCTCCAGATTTTTTCTTCCTGACGGGAGAATAGACTTAGAGGGCGATTTTGCTTATATAAGTAGAGCTGAGATAAGAATGGATTATCTCAGCTTTTTAGTTCTCCCGTATAGGGTAAGGAAAAGATTCTTAGAGAATGCCGAAGCTTATTTTAAACTTATAGAGAAAAAATCCAAAGGCAAATAATATGTTCAATTCAGGTAAAAATATAGTTGAGGTTGGTATAGCAATGGTGCTAAGGGACCAATTCTCTAAAGAGTCTGGAAGGATTTCGAATTCGTTTAAGACGATGATGAATGATATGAGTACCTGGTCTAGAGGTATTCAGATGTCAGGTTCATCCTTAGCGGATTACGGAGCTCAGGTGCTCAAGAGCATGTATAGAGCCTATGAATATTCTGCTGGAGTTCAGAATGAGATTTGGATGGCTTCTAAAATTGCTGGAGCTACTCAAGCTGAACAAAATAGGTTATTGCAAGTAGCCAAGCAGGTGAACGAAGAAACTCCTTTGACGGCTATGCAGGTTTCTTCAGCTGCTCGTTATTTAGCTATGGCTGGTAATAAGGCTGATGCAATAGAGAAGATGATACCTCCAGTAGCTAAACTAGCCTCTATCCTAAATATAGATCCAGGTGGGAAAGGTGGAGTAGCTGATATGATGACTAATATCATGTCTATGTTCCAAATTCCCATGGAAGATGCTGCTAAAGTATCCGATGACTTGTATACAGCTACTACGAATGCTAATATAAGCTTGGAAGATTTAGCAGCTACTATCCGATATTCAGGAGCAGATATGAAAGCTGCTGGTGTTAGCATGAGAGAATTAGCTGCTGCTACTGGTGTACTGGGTGATATGGGTATTCAGGGGTCAATGGCTGGTACCTCATTGGGCAACATGGTTCGTAACTTACAATTATCACTATCAGAACAGAAAAAATTGGGTTCTTCTTGGTTAAAAGAACTGGGATTAACTTCGGAGGATTTCTATGATGCTCAGGGTGGTTTTAAGGGTCTGTATAATGCTTTCCAACAGTTCCTTGAGTCTTATAAGCAGATGACTGCAATGGGTAGAACCCAGGCTTTCTATAATATCTTCGGAGTTCGAGGTATGCGAGGTATTATACCAATTCTTAACGATATGGCTTCTGGTAGGGATAAGATGAATCTTATCATGGGGCTTTATGATAAGAATCAAGGCATAGTCGATCAGAAGAATGAGGAAAGGCTTAATACCATGGCTGGTAAGTTAGACCAGATGAATTCTGCTTTTGAGAACTTAGTAGTTACTGTGGGTAACAAGTTAGCTCCTCTATTTAACCCAATTGTTGATGGCCTAAGATTAATAACCAAATTAGCTGATAAACTAGCTAGTTTAGGGGGCATGGGCCAGTTCCTTATTCAGACTATGGCTGTAGGAGCTGCTGTTACTGTTATAGTTAATGGCTACCGTACTATAGCTATGACTCTTAGGATGATCAGAACTTTTCATGCTGCTGCTAATACTGTAGCTAATGGTATGACTGGTGCTACTTCTAGAACTAACCAACAGTTTGCTATTATGGAAATGCACTTAGTAAGAATAGGTAATATCATGAGGGATATACTTATCTTACAAATGCAAATGGCAGGTTTATCACGAAATAGTGCAGGTCAATGGATCTGGACAAAAACTGGTAGGTATGCTAAGGTTCCTAAAACTATTTTTGATCCCTTTGATCCTATGGCAGGTAATATTAGTGGAGGCAATGGTTCAGGAGCTGGATCTAGAATGGCAGGAGGCGGTAGCTTACTTGCAGGAGGTACTTCTAAATTTGCCAGATGGGCTCTTGGTAAAGGCTTAAGTAAGGGAGTTATTAAAGGTGTAGGTACAGCTTTAACTGCCGTGAGTACATTGGGTAAAATACTTCCTGGATGGGGATGGGCATTTACCATTGGAGTTCCTTTATTAACTAGCCTATTAGATAAAAATTCAGATTCTTTGGATAGTAATACCCGGGCTCTTGAAGAATCTAGAAGACTACCAGAAGCTGCTATTCAGGCTCGTAATCAACAAGCTTTCATTGATGCAGTTAAGGTAGCAATCAGAGATGGTTTCAAAGAATCCAACATTGGTATTACAGTAGATGGTGAATCAGTAGGTACTTGGACTCCTGGAACTTCTAATGATTATACTGGCGGTACATTATTGGGCATAAACTAAAAATACATTCAATTATGGCAAGAATATTAAACCAAGCAGCCGGTAAGATTGTTAAAAAGTATAATGATCTTACCCAAGATACTGCTGGAGTTCTTACTGGGCCCCTTAATAAATTATGGAGAGCTCGGATATTACTAAACCGAGCTACTTCTCTTTTACCAAAAGATAAAGCTGATAAGGGTAAATTATATATACCCAATGGGGTATTTGGAGAAGCTCAAGTTTCTTCTAAACAACCTAAGATAAACGAACAGCTACAGGGTCAATATAGGTTAATCTTAAAACATGAATTGACTAGCTTGGTAAAAGTAGAGGATGGCCCAGATCCAGCAAAGGGTCAATCTGCTTCAGAAAAGAAAACTGCTTTCTTTGTAAATGAAGTAGATAGGAATCCTGGAGATAATCAAGTGATCATCTATAACTTATCCAAATCACCTTATCAATATATTATATTACAGAACAGACCTTCTTCTTTGGATTTCCGAGGAGAATCTACCTTAGCTACAATTAAGTCTATGGGAAGAAATACTCCTATGTATCACTTTACTGGATCTGAAGATATAATCCAATTCAATGTATCTTGGTTCTGCAATGACCCAGAAAACCCTAATGAGGTACTATTCAAATGTCGGTTATTAGAATCCTGGACTAAATCCAATGGTTATCAAGCAGGGCCACCTATTTTGATGATACAATGGGGTAATTCGGGTATCTTTATTAATCATAAGTACATACTCACTTCGGCAACCTATTCCTTATCTAATTTTAGAAATGCTTATCGAAAGAGAGACTCTAATGGCAAACCTTCTCAAGAGATAATGAGTTTGGGATTAACTCCAAGCACTGCTACTCAAGAGTTGATATTCAAGAGAGTTAGTTCACATAACTTATCTTATCAGGATTTTGTTACTGATGAGGACTTAAAGAAAACGAAAGGTATTCAGATATGATAAACTTAAACCAATATTTAATTGGAGCTAGCCCTTATGATTCTGCTTATGTATTGAAGTATAGGGATGGAGAGTATTCCTTAGAAACTGATCCTCCGTTAGTTCCTTATACTTCAAAGGATAAACAGCATACAATCAAAGAAGGAGAAACACTCCAGAACCTTGCATTTGCTGCTTATGGTGATTCAGGTAAGTGGTATTTAATAGCTGAGGCTAATCAGATTATTGACCCCTTTACCGAGATAGTTCCAGGTAAACTTTTAAGGATTCCAATGTATGGCAACTAAAGTAAACCAGCCTATATTATATAATGGAACAGCCATGCCTTACTTGGCTTTGTTCGATTCCCTGGGTATGCCGGTAATGAATACCGTTACTGGTATACCTCTTGGAGCGTATATAAGTAAATTTACTTATATGTATGATGAGGAAAAAGAAAATCTGGCTACTTTAGTATTTGATACTGGAGATCCAGATACCGTAGATATACCAGAATTACAAGAGGGATCTGTTATCTTTCTTCAATGGGGATATGTATATCCTGATGGGCAATTCATCTCTGGGCCTATTAAAACCATTAAGATTAGAGATTTCGATTGTACTTTTGATGCTATGGGTACTCATGTAACCTTAAAGTGTATAGATTCAGTTGGAGATTTGAGATTTCAACCACCTTACACTTACTCTGATTTGCCTCAATATAAATTCTCTAAGTTTATAGAGGAGGGATGTAACAATAACACCGGTGTAATCATAGAGTTATTTCAGTAATGGCTAAACAAATTATAAGTAATAAAGTATACGAGTCACTACAGGTGCCTACTTATGATAATCAAAAATCATCCGGAAAGATACTCTATGCTAACTCTTTTAGTGGAGTAGCTCAAGTAGCTATGCCCGATGATATAAAGGAACTTTTGGATGATGATTTCGGATTAGCTGGTAACAATGTGTTAATCCAATTGGAGCAAAAGTTTTCATCATATCCCAATGGGCCTTGGTATGTAGATTCAAGGGATGGGGTTATATACATACACAATCGTAAATTTAACGAAGAACCCTATCATCATTATGCCTATCAACAAGAGAATGGCGAGGTATTAAGTATATCCTTTACTACTCGGGAAGTTACCAAAAGGGTAAAGTTTCAATTAACCCAAACTATAGACCCAGAGGGTAAAGACTTAGTAGTAGGTACTTCTGAAATAAAGGAGCCTGACCCAAAACAAGAGAATCCTTATATTCAATCAGTAGATAATACTCAGGTATCTAACTATGCCAGTAATGAATTTGAGGATTATAGAAGTGCTCCTACTGATGCTCCATATTTTGAATACAAAGGCAAGAATACAGATCACTGGGCAGCTAAGGAAAAGCAAATGAAGTTCAATAGTTCTCTAAGGGAATTCGAATCTGAGGGTCCTGCAGCAGCTTACAAATCTGGTAAAGAAGCTGCAATAAAGAATCTTAGTAATGAAGATCTGGATAAAGCTATTTCTACTGCTGTTAAGGAATTACCCAGTAATAAACAAAAGGCCGTTACTCAGGCTTTGGATAGGGCTAAAAAATCTGGTAAAGATCCAGAATCTGATATTAAAGAGGCCTTGAATGGTAGTAAGTATCTCTTTGTAGGTAATCAGAAAATGGAATATATGGCTGAAGAAGTAGTAGATCCTAGAGAGTTTGATCCTACTGGAAATGTTTCCGATGAAGTAGCTTTTGGAACTGATGGTAGTAAAAACCCAAGTGTTCAAAGAGGTATGGCTGCTTTAGAAAAGGACCCAATGATCAAGGTGGTTCCCAATTCTCTTAGCATAGAAACTACTACAAATGCTGCAGGTGAAATTGAACAAGGTTCAAAATTTGAAAGAAAAATTGTTCAAGCAAAAGTAAAAATCAGAAGGCTTAAGAAAGTGGCTTATAATGTACCAATTTATAAGCTTTATCACAACCTATTCAATAGGTTTGGGGGAGCTAAGAATTGGGCTAAAGCAATGCAATCTGCTGCTAATAATGGTTTGAAATATACCGAGAGGAAACAAGAATGTCAGATGGTAGTAGTGGGTAGACCTTCTCTAGAATCCTCTCAGATATTGATAATTGATAATATCGGTAGAAAATGGTCAGGAGCTTGGTATATCAAAAAATGTACTCACATGATGGATGCGGGTAATGGATATACTTGTCAACTAGAACTTGTTAGGAATGGGGCTAAGAGTGGTAGTTCTACTACTAAGGCAACTCTTAATACTAAGGATATGATGGCTAATGGCCAAAAGAAGAATGCCACTACTTCTCTCGGTAAAGATCTAGATAATAACAACGGTGAAACTGGGGTTCAGGTTAATTTTACCGAACAAGAAGTAACCTATTATTCTACTCAGCTTGCAGATAAAAGTAAAGGAAATAAATTTGCAGGAGCTAAAACTGTCGGGGATCAGGTATCTAATGTTAGAGCTTGGAATGAAGCTTATGCAGATGATCCTGTAAAAAGTACTATGGGTACAGTAGTTACTACTGAAACTGTTACTAGTAATGGAGTAGTTCTAGATCAGAAAGTCCAAGTTAGAGAAGCTCCTAAAAAATATGTGGATAAGTATAAAGATCGATATAACTATCTAGATGCTGCTCGAAAACTTCTTCAAAAGAACCAAGAAAATAAGAAATAGCTATGGGATTTGAAACTGCAAAGGTAATAACCGAACAAGGTTTAGAGGGTCTTCAAAGATATTATGGTACTTATAGAGCTATCGTAGTTAATAATATTGATGAAGAAAAACATATGAATCGGCTTAAAGTAATGGTCCCAGAAGTGATGAGTGGGATTATGACTTGGGCTTTACCAAAGGGTCAGCATGGATCTACCCAGACTGGGTTTAAATATTTAGCTCCAAAGATAGGTGATATAGTATTTGTTACTTTCGAATTTGGAGACCCTACTAAACCTCTATGGGAATATCATGGTTGGGGAATAGAACAAATACCCTCACCCTTAGATGGACCCAACAAATGTGGTATAGTTACTCCAGAAGGTAATGTTATAGTAATAGATGATGATTCTGGAACTCTGAATTTGTACTTTAATGGTGATGTGATAGTATCTAATAAGGGTAACTCTATAGTTCATTCTGAAAGGGATGTTAATATAGTAGCTGGAGATTCTATCATTATGAACCAGGGTACTAATGAGGGGATGGTAATTATTGCTAAGTTAACAGAGAAACTAAACCAAACTGTTAAAGAACTCGAGAACTTGAGAAACTTGTTCAATACTCATGTTCATACTGGAGTTACTTCTGGTCCGGCTAGTACTGGGCCTACACCTACTCAAGCTTCTCAACCTTTTACCCAGTATAAACAAGAAGATTATGAAAACCCTAAATTCATACACTAATGGAAAATAATTATTACACTGGTATAGTTGGTAAGGGTATTCTATTCCCTTTTACCATAACTAAAAACGAATCAGGTCTTACTGGGATTTATCCAGTTAATGGTGATTTCGATTTGGTTAGAAATAATATTTCCTCTATCCTATATTATTTAATAGGGCAAAGATTCAGACAAGAAAACTTTGGTAATCGACTATGGGAATGTATTGAAGAACCAAATTCACAAGCCCTTTCGTTCATAATTAAAGAGTTCATTAAGGATGCTATTGGTACTTGGGAACAGAGGATCACCTTTGAAAAAATAATCGTAACAAGAGTTGGTTCAAAGGTAAATATAGAAGTTGCCTATGTGATTAATGGTTCTAACACTAGCCAGTACCTGGGCATTGCCTACGATCGATTAAATAATTCACTTAATAATTATTGATATGGGAATCACTAACAAATGGCTAAATCCTTATCAAAGGTCCTATCAACAAATTAAGGCTAAGTTGATAGAGGGGCTAACAAACATCCGGGATAAGAATGGAGATATCCTCATTACTGATTACTCAGAGGGGAATATCCTCATTATTATCCTTTCATTGTTTGCAGCTATCGCAGAGGTGTTACATTACTACATTGATAATGTAGCAAGGGAAACTTTTTTACCTACTGCTCGAAAGTATGATTCAGTAGTAAAACAAGGTAAATTAGTAGATTATAATACTAAGTCTGCTATTGCAGCTTCAGTAGATGTAACTCTAACTAGATCTATTACGAGTGAAAATATTGGTGCTAATATCCTTATACCTGCAGGTACCGTATTTACAGATAACTCTGGAAATGTTTGGATGTCTTCCCGAGATGTAACTTGGTGGCCTAATACTACTACCTGTAAAGTTCCTCTTATTCAACACGAAATATATAGTAATTCTCGATTGAACGGTATCATTATACCTACAGATGATCGAGTAATAATTACTCTGGGTACTTTACCCAATGGTAAATACTATGAACATGGTACCATGAGTTTAAAAATAGGTGGGGAAACTTGGGTATTAGTGGATACCTTTGCTTATTCAAAACCCAAAGATAAGCATTTTATGGTATCTGTAGATTCTGCCCTTAACCCATATTTACATTTTGGGGATGGTTTATATGGAGCTAAGCCCAATGCCGGAGATAGAATTACAGAGGTAATCTTCTATCTTACTAAGGGATATAATGGTAACATAGGCTCTGGTTCTATCACTACAGTACCGGCAGTTATTTCTGGAGTAATTTCTGATGCTACAGTAAGTAATGCTTATGCTGCAGCGGGAGGATCAAACTATGAGAACTTCCAAATGATCAAAGAACATATACCTCTTAGTGTTAAGACTTTGGGGGTAGCAATCACTGCTCAGGATTTTGCTGATTTAGCAATGACTGTAGAGGGAGTTAACAAAGCTGCTGTAGATTATGAATGTAGTAGAAAACTTACAGTATACATAAACCCCGATAATGGTAGTTCTGCAGGAGATGCCAGAATCGATAAAGTATACAATTTATTATCTCAACGATCTCCTTTATCTACTTGGCTTCAAGTTAAGACTGCAGGTACCGTTCAGATTATCCTGGATATTGAGGTAACTGGTAAGAAATCCTATAAAACTGCTGAGATTCAACAACAGATTCTTACTGCTCTGTATAATGCCTATTCTCCAGAGAAATCTACCATAGGTGGAAGTGTTAGAATCTCTGATATCTATGCTCTCATAGATAATTGCTCAATGGTAGATTACCTCCATATTAAAAAATTCTATACTAAGCCTTGGCCTAATACTATCTATGGTAATCGAGAATTACTTATCAATAATTTTAAGTTAGAGAAAGCAACTGGTTCTAATACTTATTTTATTACCTTCTCTAATAATACCGAGTTTAGAATTAGAGCCGCAAAAGGAGGGTTTGATAGTACTGGTAGAGTGGGCAATTCTTCTACTTACCAAGATGCAGACAATGATGTAACTTTCTCATTTGGTGTAGCAGATAATGGTTATCAGAGTGGATTTAGGTATTCTATAACTATTTCAGAACCCAATATGGATTATGAGGATCCCGGGTTTAATATCCCAGTATTCAGTAGTAATTCACAGCTTACATTAACCGTAAAAGAAACTATCTAATATGATCGATTTCAAGAATCTCATAGACATGCTACCTTATTACTTCAAGGATTCCGATACGTATAAGGTAGATGGAAAGGGCATTTTACAAAGGTTTCTAGATATCTGTGGAGATTACTTTGGGAATGAAATATATTCCGATACTACTAAGTTACTAGAAATCCAAGATCTCGATAAAACTCCAGACATGTATCTAGTATATTTCTGGGAATTATTGGGACAAATGCCTTTTGCCATAGGCAATCATATAGATGAAGAGGCTTGGAGAACTAACTTCAATGGTCTCTTAGGTGATTCAGAATTAGAGATGTTATCCAGAACTTGGATTATACCGAAGTCTGGACCTTTCTCGTTAACTTCAGAACAAGTAAGAAGATTATTAGGGTATTCTATATCCCTTTTAAAAATCCGAGGTAGTCAAAGCTTTTTCGAGATAATCTTCCGAATGTATGGTATCCGATGCGAAATGCAAGATCCTACTAAAGACAAAGATTATAATGGTTGGATTAATCCAGAAGAATCTAAACCAAGGTTCGATCAAGCTGTGTATTTCGATAAGGGTACTTTTGATAATTCTTTTCAATGTACTCAATGTATACCAGTAAAGTTTAAAGTTACTGGTCATCCATATACCGATAAGTATCAAAGTGGATTTTTCTCTTTTAGAAAGGGAGTAGAGAATATCATCAATAGGTTTAAACCTTTCAATGTATCTGCTACCATCATAGATTATGGGTTTAGATTTATCGATGAGTATACTATATTTGCTGAATTTGTAGATCCCAAGGTTAATTCTATTATACTGGGATCCAATAATAAAGTACCCATTCGAGTTACAGTAACCTCAGATTGGCCTGAAGCTGATTTAAGGTATCAGGTAATGTATAAAAAAGAAGAATCAGATCCTGATAATCTATGGGGATACAAAAGGCATGATAACGAAAGTATTTATATTGCCACAGTTCCAGGTATCTATTATTTTAGAAGTGTGGCTAATCCTGAGATAATTATTTCTATCGTAGTAGGTTCTGGTAGTAATTTACCTACTTATAGAATTTCTGCTGATCCCAAAACTCTTAGGATTACTCCAGAGAACTTAAACCCATCTACTGTAATAAAGGCTTCTGTAGTTCAAGGAGGTACAGAAACTGAATTAGTAGTGAGAAGAAAAGGTACAGAAGAAACTAAACCCTCTGGACAATCTTGGTCATTCTCAGAACCCGGATCTTACATTTTTGAAATAGTAGACCATTCAAACTATACGGTTACAGTTATTGTTTCAAAACAAGAGAATCTATATACTGTAGTATGTAATCCAGAAGCTGCTAGAGTAGATATCCAAGATTTAGCTAAAGCTCAGACTAAGCTAACTATCTCAGATTTATACGGTACTCCAGATCTCCAATGTTATGAGCAGGGTAATCCTGGTAGGGTGTATAATAATGGAGATATTTTTACAGCCGATTCCTTTAGGTTATTTACTTTCATCTGTACTCTGGATACAACTCAAAGCGGTAATCTCGGTAAATTCTTGGTAACTCAAATATCCACTTACTATCAGTATACTTTGCAAGGCCCGGGTACTTTGGAACTGAATGCCAAGGAAGAAGCTTATGCTGATTTAACTCTTCTAGTTTCTCCAAAAGAAGATGACAGTAAGTATATAAATAATCAATTAGATATATACTGGAATGGTATGCTAATTGATACTATTACAATGGAAAAAGCTGAAGATGATCAGTATACTAAATTCACTTATACTTTCACTTGTATAAATACTGGGGAATATAAGGCAGTATGTAAAGGGGATCCAGAAGTATTTGTAATTTGGGAAGTTAACCCCTATGTAAGGCCTCTTAAGTATAACCTACACATTGAACCAGAGAATGTAAAGGAAACTAACCCAGATGGTACTTCTCCTTGGACACCAGATTATTTCAACAATGATTTGGGATTAGATCCCGTTGATAAATCCGAAGCTAGTTATCAGTTACTCGATAATAAATCAGTAGCAAGGTTTGAACTAAGGGCAAACTTTGATATGGGAGAGAATAATACAGTAACCTGTGATCAAACAGGAGAAACCTATAAAGTAAACACTGGAGAGATTATCGAATTAAAAGAAGCTGGTAAGTATATTTTCTTCTCGGAATACTTCTTAATATCAGCTAAGTTGACTGTAAAAGATTTCCCATTGACTGTAGAGATTAAAGCTTCTAAAGAAATGGATACTCTTACTCCGGAGGTAGATTCTGTAAGTACCCTAATAACCTGTACTTCTAACCATGATAACTTTGATACCAGTATACAGTTAGAGGGGTCAGAAGAATTACATCCTTCTCCGTATACCTTTGAAACTTCAAAAACCGGAGAGTATACCTTTATGGCAGCTAATAAGAAGGATGTAAAAGTTACTTATCGGGTAGATATAGAATTCCAGGTAACTCCTGTAGAAATTATCTGGGAAGCTTCAGATTTGGAAAATAAACAAGTTAATATTAATACAGGAGAAAGTCAACAATGGAATATAATACAGTAGTAACCTCTCACGCTATGGATTCACTTGCAAAAACTCTATTTACTACAATTTTCGTAGAATGTACCCAGATCGTTTTCGATTTAAGATGGATGATCCTATTAGGGTTCATGTTAATAGTTTCAGATTTATGGTTTGGGATAAGAGCTTCTAAGTATTTGAATGTAAATATAAGGAAGTCCAGAGCTGGTAGAAGAACTCTCAATAAGATAATAGATTATATCTGTTATATATCTCTGGGAGCAGTACTGGGAAAAGCCATAGGAGAACCCTATGGCTTGGATCCTATAATTGTAGCCATATCGGTAATGATACTTTGTTATTGCTTTGAGTTGGATTCTATTTATGGTCATATCTGTACCTTACATGGAATTGATAAGAAGTATAGTATTTGGAAATTACTATGGTTACTTATAACCTTTAAATTCAAAGACTTCGGGGAAGCCTTTTCCAATATCAGAAATCAAGTTAAAATTCACAAAGAAAACAAACGTATATGAAAACCTATTTTCAATTCGAAAGCCTTATTAAATCTAAGGATGTAGCAGAAGGTATAGCTTGCCCAATTGGGGCAGGCCCTTTCTGTGGATTTGGTTCTGTTACTGTAGACGGTAATACTCTCAAGGTACAATCACAAGGTAATGATGATTCTTTTTTCAAGAATGATATACTCGATCGTATTAATGCTCGGTATATTAAGAAAAATGTGAATGATGGAGAATTACCTGATATATGGTTCGGATGTATTTCAAGAGATGGATATATATTTATTTCAGACGAAAAAGAAATAGGTAATATACCTATTGAAGGAAATAAGGGTGTAACTGATGATGTATTCCTTTTTGCAGTACATGATGAAGTTACTGAGCCAATTGAAAACCCAGTTAACTTTGTAGCATATTGGTCAGAAGGTAATGAATCTCTGTATACCTTATACAAGAAGTCACTTAACCCCTATTACCCCATAGCTGATAATGCTCATGAATGGGATATTAATGGGAGAGACCCCTATATAAATTCTCAAATGAATTTTACTTACTTGCTTAAGCAAGTAGAGGCAAACTGTACTAGATATAAGAACTCTAAAGATTCTATGGTACTTATTGGAATCTATGGCTCAGGTACCGATACTAACACTAATACTGTAGAGGATTATTCTATAGTTCCCTATGGTGGAGTATTCCCACAGCCTTTACCCTTTACTTCTGCTTATAGGGGATTGGTTAACAAATCAGTAAAGAGATTAGAGAATTTATTGTCTGGTATCCCCAATGATTATGAAAACATTAAACAGTACATTGATTACTTATTCGAATCCTATAAGGGAAGCATAGATCAATCTGCTAAGATTATACCTCAAGGAGCCATTATGCTTTGGTCAGGTACTACTCCTCCTGATGGTTGGGCTTTATGCGATGGTATAGATGGTAGACCTAATCTTATCGGAAGGTTCGTTAAAGGGTGGGGACCTGGTAAGGGTACTATTGGAGAAACTGGAGGTAATTCTGAGGGTAAGATTACTCTTAACTCTAATCAATTGCCCAAACATACTCACCCCTATCGAGATTATTTCTTCCTTGATCATGCTCCTGATGGAGGTGGCCCTGGTAATGTTAAATATGAAAATATAGGTCAAGCTGTAAATCCTAAAAATAGATCTACGGATAACCCAGTTTGGGCAAGGTATCTTGAATCTACTTCAGAAGTCAACAATTCTGCTCAGAATTCTATCAACATAGAACCGGGATATTATATACTAGCTTATATCATAAAACTATAATAAAATTGAAAAACTTTTTGATGTTGCGCATTTTATTTTTAGCTTAAAACTCATGTGTTAGGGAGAAGGAGATGTTGGGAAATATCTCCTTCTTTTTGTGTTAATACTTAAGTTCTTCTTTAGCTCTGTCTTCCCAATATTGAATATCTGATCTTAATTCTGATATATATTTAACTGAGGAGTTAGTTTTAGGCATATCAAAGAATTCTACTAATAACCCGTTAGTAATCCTTCCACTATCTTTAATCCTTTCTTTAATATAGGGGGGAGGAGTAAGTAATACCTCGAATACCATGTAAGCATCAATAGATAAATGATCTTTCATATATGAATACATCATCTCAAGCATTTCAGATTTAGCTTTCTCTTCTTCACTGTCATCCTCTAACTCTTTATCATTATCGAATAAATCGTCTAACTTAAATAGGGATTGATTATACTCGGCTTGTTCTCCGTATGCCGAACGAAGTAATTTATTCTTAAATGTACTGAGTGAAGCAAGAATCCTTGCTTTCAAATGTTCTTCCGAACAAGTACTGTAGTATTTGTTGAATACATATAACATCTTATCCCAGAAATAAGAAGATATAATATCTGGAGTAAGATTATACCTTTTGTAATCAATTTGCTTAGTGAGATTTCTAATTACTGGCTTGCACACCTTATATAACCTTAGAAACATCTGTTGATCATAATTTTCTTGCATGGTTTTTAACCTATGCAATTCCGATCCATTGTTACCTCTACTTCTCATGTGATTTTAAGTTTTCGTTTATGCAAATATAAGAATAATATTTTATATAAAATAATAATACTTATATTTTCTGACGTCATGGTAGAGGAGGGTATAGTTCTTGATAACTGATACATTCAGTACAAACATGAGACTACGAATATCTATTAGCTTATAAATATTGCAATATGATTATGAGAAACAAAAGTAAAACCAAATTTACATTTAGCCCAGAGTTTCAATTAGAGATTCTAAGGTATATTATTAAGGATAAAGAAGGAGGGCTAATCCTCAAAAGGATTAAACCAAATTATCTGGTACTTATAGAGCATTCTATTATCTGTGAGGGCATAATTAAGTATTATAAAAAGCAAAATAGAATACCTTCTGAGAATGTTCTAAAGGAAGTTATTAAAGAATTGCTAGAGGGTAAACAATATGCCGATTTAGTAACTAAAGATGATATACCAAATATCGATAAGGTGATCAGTAATCTTTATCATTTACCTCTATCTGATGCCGATTATATAAAAGAAAAGATCTACCAGTTTTCAACTTATGTTGAAATGAAGAACTTAAACGATTCTTTCGATCTGGATAACTTCGAACAATACGAAGAATATTCCCGTAAGATTGAAAAGATTCTTCAGAAAAGTAAACCTAAGAAAGAGGATGAACCCGCATACATGATTCGGGACATAGTAGAGAGACAATTTAAAAGACAATCAGAGCCCTCTGTAATACCTTGCCCATTTAGGCAAATGAATGCTTTAACTAATGCTGGAGGGTATCCTGAGCACTCGGTTAATGTGATCTTAGATAAACCTAAGGCAAAGAAAACATTCTTTATGGTAAACCTTGCAAGAGGTTATCTAAGAATGGGAAAATCGGTTTATTATGTAGATACAGAAAACGGTAAAGATCAGATCCTCGATAGATTCATTCAATCATCCATCAATAAAACGAAGAAAGAGTTATATTCTGGAGAGTATGATAAGCTTGAATCTAAACACCTTAGGAAACTTGCAAGATTTGGTGTTGAATTAGTGGTTGAAAGAGTACCTGCTATGATTACTGATTGTAATTATATAAGGGATAAGATAATTAAGTTTAGGAATCAGGGGCTAGATATTAAGGTTTTATTTGTTGATTATGCAGGTAAGCTAGCTTCTATTGCCAGAGATAAAGAGGATTTTGATCGTATATCCAATGTGTATATCGATTTACAAAATCTTGCAGAAGAACTCAATTTAGACATTGTATGGACTGCTCATCATATTACAAGAGAAGGTAAGAAACATAGAGCTACTAGATATGATGAAAATGATATATCTGGTTCTATTGCAATCATTCGTAATGCCCAAACTATTTTTGGTCTTAATTCTACTGCTCAGGAAGAACAGGATGATATATTAAGAGCTGAATTAGTTGTACAGAGGGATGGTTTACCTTCAGGTAGAGCTTTGTTTAAATGCGATGTTGAACGCCAAAGATGTAAGGAATTCACTCGAGACGAAAGAGAGAATTATGATAAAATCTATGGGGCTAAGTTAGATGAACAATTTAAGAAGAGTACTAACCCAGATGCCGATCCTAAAAAGAGGGCTAATAATAGTGGAGATATTTAGACATGAAAACAAAGACGGTAAAAATAATAAAAGATAGATGGAGCAATGAATTAGCTTTAGAAATATCTCATAATGGTTGGCAAACTACCTCTATTGGTAATTTAGATTTAGAGGATTTAAAGAGAGGATTTAAAGAGAATCCGAAAAGTAATTCGTAAAGCTATAAGGGAACATGAAAATAACCAATCAGTTTAAATCTAGATTAAGGACATACTTCATTAAACGATTAGGGGGAAGAGATTATAGGCATGGATGGGTGCGTATACCTACTTGCCCCTATTGTGGGAGGGAAGAGAAGTTGGGAGTTAATCTATCCATATATCGAACTAATTGTTTTCGATGTAATGCTCATTCCTCTCCTGCTCAGTTAATAATGGATATAGAGGGATTTACAGAGTATCATGAATTAATAAGCTTTTTGAACAATGGACAATTTGATGAACTTCAATTTAAGGAAGAGAAAATCGAACTTGCCGAAAGCAAGCCGATATATCTCCCCGAGGGATTTAGAAACATTTCGCTTGGAGACAGCCAACTTGCAAAGAGTATTCGAGGATATGTCAAGAAACGTGGGTTTAGTGTCGACCAGTTTTCGAGATATGGCATCGGCTATGGGACGATGGGGGAAACTTACGGGTACCTTATTATCCCCTTCTATTACCATGGGCAGCTTAAATATTACAATGCTAGAAACGTTATTGGAAAAGGACCCAGATATAATAACCCAGATAAAGACATCACTGGGTTGGGAAAACAATTTCTCATCTTTAATCATGATGCGTTGGAGATGTATCGGTCGGTATTCATTTGCGAAGGAGCACTTAATGCCCTCACTATGGGAGATAGAGCAATTGCCACAATGGGTAAAGCTATATCTAAGTATCAAATAAACGAATTACTTAAAGCTCCCTGTGAAAGATATGTTATATTATTGGACCCAGATGCAAAAGAGTATGCCATTAACCTGGCTTTCAAATTAGTAAATTATAAAAAAGTAAAGGTTATCTTTTTACCTGAGGGGAAAGATTGCAATGACTTAAAAAAACCTGCCGTTATGAAATTAGTATATGCTACTCGGTATCAGAGTTATCAAGAATTAGTTGCTATCAGAAACTCATTGAAATAGGGAGTTCCTATTATATTATAAAGTAATATATTTATGCGTGAACCATCTATCCATATAACTAAGTCTCAGTTTGAGGAAATATTAAATATCTTAGAGGTAGATAATTTCCCAGTTGAGGCTTTTTTTGTTATTGCTCGAAAGGGGGCAATAAATCATAGAGCAGTCTTAGTTTCTAATAATAAGAATACTAAGCAAGTTAATAACATTTTACTAGCATCTAAAGGTGATGCTGCCCTTGTTGCCGATATTTTATATGCAATCCGTATAAAATTAAAACATCGGGGAGTTCGGAAAATAAATGAAAGTAATTCTCGAGAATGGGCAAACTGTAAAAAGCTTGCCGAAGTATGTAACATTTTTTGTGAGGATTTTAATCTTGATACTCGAGAGGGTTTTATCAAATACATTGAGACCGGGTTAAAGAGAATGACTGATTATCGTAATGTTATGCAAAGGTTATTATCTATGCAAGAGAATATTACGAATCAGATAGATGCAGAGATAGAATTATCCTCATTGGATAGATCCGAATTCGAAGAGGTGATAAGAATTAAAGATTATTACTTTAAAAAAGTGGCTTCTGCTACTGGTATTTATGATGGTGTAGATAATCCTGAGAAATTAATTCACTTCTTAAGGTTAAAAACTTTTTTGGATGAGAGAGGTTGGGATCCTATGAAATTTATAGATGCCCAATTCGAATCTCTTGCATGGTGTAATGGTTTACCAGAACCAAGTCAGATGTACAATGATAAAGCCATTGAAAGATATAATAAATACTTATATAAGAATAAGAGTAAACAACTCCTGGATGATGAGCCTCAAGTAGAGGGGAGTCTCTGGGATAAAATAAAAGATTAGTATGAGTAAGATAATTATTCAGAATGGTAATATGTGTGAACTTGATATACCTCTCAAGTATGCACAAAAACTCTATAATGAGTTTGCCATTCGACATCCGAATGCCTTCTATTTACGTACAAGGCAAAGAGGTATGCAGAATTGGGATGGTAAGATCCATTACATCACCAAGACCGGGCAATTTAAAATAGGTTTACTTCCCAGGGTATATGATAGATGTATAGAGATGGGGATTAAACCTAAAGTTGTAGATATGCGTCAACCCTTACCTAAAGTCAGTAAAGTAGTTACGAATATAGGTAAATATAAATTAAGACCCGAGCAAGAGAAAGCAGTTAAGTCTGTGATTAATAATCGAGTAGGTGATACACCTTTCCATATTGGTGTATTAGATTTGACTGTAAATTTTGGGAAAACTCTTATCATGACTTCTCTTTACTTGTCTTATAAGAAGCAGTTAAAGACTTTGCTAATAACTAATGACTCAGATTGGTTAAATCAAGCTAGAGAAGAATTTAAGCAATATCTTCCGGGAGAAGATATCACTTTTGTTCAAGGCAAGGTTTTAAACTGGAGTAACTTTACTATAGGTATGGTTCAATCCATCTCAAGGAATATGAGGTTCTATCAAAAGGAATTATCTCAAATAGATATGGTACTTGTGGATGAGGCAGATCAAGGGGGCAGTAAGCAATATCAGAATGTAATCACTCGGTTATTTAATACCCGAATCCGTATAGGATTATCTGGTACCATTTATATGAGTAAGCTTGCAAAGGATAAGGTTAAGAATATGAACCTCGAATGTTTTTTTGGTGAAGTGATTGCAGAATTTAAACTCAAGGATTCTATTAAGAAAGGTTACTCAACTAATACTGTAGTAAAGATAGTACCAGGTAAACCTTGGTATGGTAATTGGGAATCCGATTGTATATCCTATAAGGAGATATATGATGATTCTATTACCGAAAATAAAAGGGCTTGGTTAATGGCTTATAATCGATTACAATGGAATCTTAATCAAAGTAGATTTCCTGCTCTCGTAGTATGTAAGCATATTGCACATTGTGAAAATCTATATAAATTCTTTAAAAAGAAACTGGGCGATGCCTATAATAT